TAGCTCGTCAATACGTCCTTTAAGGTATTGAATTTCTAGTAGTTTATGGATTTCTTGTTCTGTCATGTTAATAGTTTTTAGGTATTAGGTTTATTGAGATGAACCATCTGCCCCATCCAATCTCTATTGAATAGTATCCATTGAGATCTAGAGTATATCCTATAAGGATTGTGGGTAGTATAGAGAAGTGTCCCCAGGTTTTAAGGGTTGCTACCTCCAGTATCCAGTTTTTCCTCCTGAAGTCTTTTAATTTCTTTAGCATGATACATCATTCTTTTCATGTCCGTATTAATACTATAACGGGACTCTTGCCATTGTCTAATATGCCAAGCAAGATCATTACTCTGTTCTTTTGCTTTCATTGTATTTTGCTTTTACTCTATCTGAGATAGGTATACTATCACCATTCTCATCTATTCTTACAAATCTTATGTTGGTAGATAGGATAACAGACTGCTGACCAGAGTATACGTTGTGTGCTCTAGCTTCCATATAGATAGTCATAGAGGAATTACCTATATGCACAACGTCACCATAGATCTTAATTAGCTGTCCTTCTTTGGCAGGCTTTTTAAATATGCACTTATCTATCATTACAGTCACCATCCTTGGGGTGTCACAGACCTCCATGGCATACGCTGCCCCCGCGGCATCCAGCCAGGCTAAGAGTTTGCCCCCGAAGAGATTGGCATGAAAGCCTAGATCACTTTTTTTAACGGGATGTGTTGTGATTAAGTTCATTAATCTGGGTGTTGATTTCTTCTAGGTGTTGTTTTATCTCCAGTGCCTCCTTAAGAGCTTCTAAACCACTGGATCTTTGGATATCATACAGTCTGTGCTGCAACCATTCACGCTCTTGTTGTAGTTTGTCTAGAGTCATATTACTAGTTTAAGTCCTACATGGACATAGTTTAAGTTGGGATTTATTTGCAATATACTAAAAGTTCCATATAACTGCTTGATTATCTGGTAGTCAGCTCCTGCTCTACCAACAAGAAGGTTTGGGTTATGGTTTAACCTATATGCGGGGCCACCATAGATTCTTAATTTACGAATCTCAAACTCATACTGTAAAAAGCTATAGGTTGCACCATGATGACCCTCACCCATTGCTAATATTCCTACAAATACATTGTCATATCCTACTTCTGCAACTACCCCTCTAGCATGAAGACAAGCTACATATCCAATTCCTCCAGATTTCTTATCGGATAGTATAAAATCTTTTACTGGATGGTATGGGCTGCATTCTTGTGCAGTGCTATCCAGCCAAAGGATAGTCAGAAAAATCGTAAGTAGGTACTTCACTGACGTAATAGTAGTTAAGAATTAAGTTAACTGGGGCTGTAGTATTCATATGCCACTCTGGGTATACCCCACTTTGATCTTGTATATATATGGTTCCACTCATGTCACTAAGGTAATGATAAATTTTAAATATTTAAACTTATTTTGTATATTAGTAATGTAAACTTTAAAACTAACAACAATGTCTGAGGATAAGAAAGACTTGTCTCCACAGGAATACCAGGAGCGCAAAGAGAAGCTACATGAATTTTACAGTAAAGAAGTAAAATGGTTGCAGACTCAGCTGGAATATGAGGAGCTTTTAAGAGATATATCTAAGGCTAGAGCAGAAAGATTGCAAGCAGACGCCTTTGTTTTACAAATGACTAACCCACAAGAAGGTGAGGACGATGCTGGTGAATAAAGTAGATAAGAGAGTTAAGCTTGATAAGCGTGAGGTTGTCAAGTATCAGATCCTTACATACTGTTTCTTAAACGGTGTACAGGTAAGTGAGTCTGATCTTAACTGTCTTACTGAGCTTGGTCTTCTGGGTGAAGATGAGCTTACTTCTTTTTGTTCTAAGGTTGCGGAGAAAAACATATTTAAGTCTCCACAATCCGCACGTAATGCCATTACTAAAGCAGAGAAGAAGAATCTTTTGGTAAAAAACGGTAAGAACCGTAAGACTATTAAGCTGAATGAGGTATTGAACGTTCAAGTAAACGGTACTGTCTTACTTGATTTTAAATTTGTTTCTGTTGAAGCCAAAGAAGTACAGAGAAATACTGAAGAAGATACAGAAGCATAATGACTGGGATGAAGATCTCATGTCAGATGCGGTAAACTTTTTCTACAGTCGTGTTAGAAAAGCTATGTCTAGCTTAGAGGATACTACAATGTTTATCCCAAAGCTAGGAACCTTTAAGATTCGTAAGCATAGAATGGATAAGATGATTGCAGAAAAGGAAGAACTGATTAAGAAACTAAACCCTCATGAGTTTACTAAGTATGATTCATACAGAAAGAACAAGGAGGATTTAGAAAAGCTATACAAAGTAAAAAATAAGTTTAATGAGCTGGATAAGAAACGTACTGAATTCCGTACAGGAACGCGTACAAAAGATTAAAGAAGCTTGGTCTAACAGGTTTCTTATTCTTGATGCAGTAAAGAACTACGTGGCTAATGATTCAGAGATTGAGACACTAGCTGCAACTAGAATGGATATTTGTAATGAGTGTCCATTATTAGATTTAAAGGGATCTAAATGTTTTGCTCCTGGCACGCAACCTTGCTGTGGGAGTTGTGGATGTTCTTTAAAATTAAAGACAAGAAGCGTTGAAAGTTCTTGTCCAGAAGGAAAATGGTAAACTATGTCTGTAGCATTTACAGCAAATAACCACAAGTATGTAAGTATTGATGGAGAAAATATTCTCTGGACCAGTACTACATCTTTTATATCTAAGTTTAAAAAGCCCTTTGATAGGGATGGAGTAGCTGAAAGAGTCTCTAAGAGTAAGAAATCCAAGTGGTATGGTAAGACTCCTGATGAAATTAAAGCTATTTGGGACGCTGAAGCTTCCAGAGCAATGGATCTTGGTAACTGGTATCATGATCAAAGAGAAGCTGACCTGCTTGAATTTAACACCATTGAGCGTTACGGAAAGCAGGTTCCTATAGTAAGACCTATCACAGAAGGAGAAAAGAAGCTAGCACCCCCTCAAAAGCTTTCAGACGGGTTGTATCCAGAGCATTTAGTCTACCTTAAGTCTGCAGGTATATCTGGTCAGTCAGATCTTGTAGAGGTTGTTGACGGTTATGTACACATTACCGACTATAAAACCAATAAGGAGATTAAAGAAAAGTCCTATGTAAACTGGGAAGGTGTATCTCAAAAGATGTTACCCCCTGTAGATCACCTGGATGACTGTAATTTAAACCATTATAATTTACAGTTATCACTTTACATGTACATTATCCTAAAACACAACCGTAGACTAAAGCCTGGAAACCTGGTAATACAGCATGTGAAGTTTGAAAAGGATGGTGAAGATGAAAACGGATACCCAATCAATAGCAAGAATGCACAAGGGGACTATGTTATTGAGGATATCAAATATTATGAGCTACCTTATTTAAGAGAAGAGGTAGTTAACATGCTCAAGTGGCACAAACAAAATAAGTAATGCTGGTAAAATTATTTGATATTCAGAACGGAACTGTAATTCCTAGTGAACACAGTTATACATTGAACTTCCTAAAGGTGATTAGAGAAGAGTATCCTGAAGAACATTTAGACATTTATGCCTACTTATTCTACATGACTTGCCCTAATCCGGATATGAATCCGTTCTTCAATATTCCGGATAGAGATAAAGAAGACCTTATACTCAGGGAGTTACGTACTGGTGAAGACTTCTCTGACTTTGATACAGATGAAGAGATGATTCAAGAAGCTTTAAAGAATTGTACTCTACTATATGAGACTCCTACTTATAGAGCTTATAAAGGTATTGCTAGTATGTTGGACCGTTTGGCAGACTATATGATGAGAACACCAATAGAACATGGTAGAGATGGTAACATTAATCAGATAGTTAATGCAGCTGCTAAATTTGAACAGATAAGAAATTCATTTAAAGGAGCTTATTCAGATCTACAGGAAGAGCAGAAGTCTTCTGTTAGAGGAGGTCAAAACTTATCTTATGATCAAATGTAATGAGTGATATCAGTATCTCATGTTATAACTGTAAGGAGCAAGCTTGGACAGAGGCGAAGTTCAAAGAAAAAAATGAACTTGTCAAGTTTATTCAAAAACTTTTTAAAGAACCTGGTGAGTATAACTTCACTGAGGAGACTGAAATTTTTACTGCTGAAGCCACTAAATTCAATAGATATGGGGTTTATTGTACAGCTCCTTACATGTCAAAAGAATTTATTGAGTACTGGGATGATCAGAAACAAAAATGCCGCAATGGGGTAATTATCCAAGGAGAAAAAGACACCTGGTATCTTACACGTGACTACTACATGTGGTTAAACTTTCTTCCCATCTATGATAAAGAAGAAAAGAAGTATGGCTTTGCTAAGGTTAGAGATGCCCAGTATCATATGGCATTGTATGAATGGCTAGCTGAAGCTGAATACAAACACGTAGCCATTCTGAAAAAACGTCAGATTGCATCATCATACTTTCATGCAGCCAAGCTTCTAAATACCTATTGGTTTGAAGAAGGTGCTGTACTAAAGATGGGTGCATCACTTAAATCCTATGTTAATGATGAGGGTACATGGAAATTCCTGGACGAGTACAAGAACTTTCTTAATGAACACACCGCCTGGTACAGACCAGCAAATCCTGATAAGACTCTTTTATGGGAGCAAAAGATTGAGGTTACTATCAATGGGCGTAAGCAAAATAAAGGGCTTATGTCTAAGATACAGGGGATGTCTTTTGAAAAGAATGCCACCAAAGGGGTAGGGGGTCCTGTTACTTATTTCTTCCATGAGGAAGCAGGTATTGCTCCTAAGATGGACCAAACTTATGAATACTTAAGACCTGCCATGGCGTCAGGTCAGATTACTACAGGTATGTTTATTGCAGCAGGATCTGTAGGGGATTTGGAACAATGTGAACCATTAAAGGACATGATCCTGAATCCTAAAGCCAACGATATCTATGCAGTAGAAACCAACCTGCTAGATGATAAGGGGAGTAGAGGAGAAGTGGGACTCTTCATTCCTGAACAGTGGTCTATGCCACCTCTTATAGATAATTGGGGGAACTCAATGGTAGAGGAAGCATTAGCAGCTATTCAGGAAGAGAGGGCTACATGGAAAAGAGAATTAAGCCCTGAGCAGTATCAGCTGAGAATATCTCAGAAACCAACAAACATTGCTGAGGCTTTTGCTTATCGTAAAGAGTCACTCTTCCCTCAAAACCTTATCTCTTCTCAAACTAAAAGAATTGAGGATAAAGAATATCCTGTAGAATATCTAGAACTAGATTGGGATGAAGCTGGTACTGGTATTAAAGCTAGCCGTAGTAGAAAGCAACCAATTAATACTTTTCCTGTAGATAAGCGTCAAGAAGATAAGACAGGGGTGCTTTGTGTTTATGAGCGTCCTGTAGATAATCCTGAGTTTGGTATGTACTATGCAAGTATTGACCCCGTAGGAGAAGGTAAAACAACAACGTCTGAGTCACTTTGTAGCATCTATGTATACAAGAACCCTATTGAGGTAACAAAGATCACTGACGAAGGTCCTCAGAGCTTTGTAGAGGGTGATAAGATTGTAGCTGCCTGGTGTGGTAGATATGATGATATCAATAAGACTCATGAGCAGCTAGAAAAGATTATAGAATATTACAGAGCTTGGGCTCTTGTGGAAAATAACGTGTCACTATTTATCCAGTATATGATTGCTAAACGCAAACAGAAGTGGCTGGTTCCCAAGGATCAAGTGCTATTCCTGAAAGATATAGGGAGTAATAGAAGTGTATATGCAGAGTATGGGTGGAAGAACACTGGTACTATGTTTAAGAATCACTTGATAAACTATGCTATTGAGTTCCTTAAGGAGGAGATAGATATAGAAACTGATGCTGACGGTACCATCACTAAACGTATATTTGGTATTGAACGCATTCCTGATATTATGCTTATGAAAGAAATGCAAGCATACCAGCCAGGTGTAAACGTGGATAGACTGGTATCATTTGCAGCTCTTATAGGATTTGCCAAAGTACAACAAGCAAATAGAGGATATCAGAAACGAATTGATAATGAGTCATCTGTAAAATTGGATAATACGCAGAAAATGACTAAATTAAATATGAGTCCCTTTAGACATATTGGAGGGGGCAACAAAGGTATTATGGGAGGTAAAGGAAAGCGTTCAGCTTTTAAAAATTTAAAGTAACATGCCTAAAGTTATAAATGCAATGCAGGCTAAGGCTGGTGCCAAGGTTGAAAAGAATAAGATGGGAACCTTGGAACAGCCAACTCAGTTTCTTCCTGAAAAGAAGAAGGATCAAGAGTGGGCTGCCTGGAATATAGATTGGATTGAGGTACAAGGTCAGAAGCAACTTAAGAGAAATGCTAGACGCTTGCTAAAGAACTACAAGCTTGCCAAAGGTATTATTGACAAGACTGACTACATTGTAGAAGAAGACAACCTATATGCAGATCTAGTAGATCAGCTTACTCAAGAAGATGTATCTGCACTTGAGATTAAATTTTACCCCATCATTCCTAACGTAATCAATGTTCTTATGGGAGAGTTTGCATCTAAGTATGCAAAGGTTACCTTCCGTGCTGTAGATGACACATCTTATAATGAGATGATGGAGCAGAAAAGAGCAATGATTGAAGAGACTCTTTTGGCAGATGCTGCTTCTAAGATTTTAAATAAACTGATACAGCAGGGTGCAGATCTACAAAACCCTGAAGTTCAGCAGATGTTATCTAAGCAGTCTTTAATGACGCTCCCAGAAATTGAAGACTTCTTCCGTAAAGATTACAGATCACTTGTAGAAGAGTGGGCAGATCACCAGATGAAGGTTGATGAAGAACGTTTTAAGATGTATGAGCTAGAGGAAAGAGCTTTCCGTGATATGCTTATTACTGATAGAGAGTTCTGGCATTTCCGTATGGGAGAGGATGACTATGATATTGAATTGTGGAATCCAGTTCTTACATTCTACCACAAGTCACCAGATGTACGTTATATTTCTCAGTCTAACTGGGTAGGTAAATCTGATATGATGACTGTTGCTGATGTTATTGATAAGTATGGTTACTTAATGACAGAAGATCAGATTAAAGAACTTGAGAATGTTTATCCTTCTAGAGCTGCTGGTTATGCAATTCCTGGTACTCCTAATGATGGATCTTTCTATGATGGTACTAGATCACATGAGTGGAATAGTATTGAGAATGGATCTTTAGGTTACCGTCAGTTTGTGGCTAACTATGACCTAGGTTTTTCAGGGGGTGGTGATATTGTAGATTGGATCTTAGGAGAGTCAGAAGATTTATTTGACTTTGGTAAAACATTTATGCTTAGAGTGTCTACAGTCTACTGGAAAACTCAGAGACGTGTAGGACATCTTACTAAAGTACTAGAAGATGGTACGGTCATTCAGGATATTGTTACTGATGATTACGCTGTAATAGATAAACCCCTTTATAATACAAATGTATCTAAACAGAAGACTAAAGAGAATGTAATCTTTGGTGATCATATTGATTGGATTTGGATTAATGAAGTATGGGGTGGTATTAAGATTGGACCTAATCATCCAACATATTGGGGGATGACTAGTCCAGATGGTGTTAGTCCTATGTACTTAGGTATTGATAAGCCAGAGCCAGGTAGACTTAAGTTTCAGTTTAAAGGAGATACTACTTTATATGGATGTAAACTTCCTGTAGAGGGTGCAGTATTCTCTGATAGAAACACTAAGTCAGTATCTCTAGTAGATATGATGAAGCCTTACCAGATTGGATACAATATTGTAAACAACCAGATTGCAGATATCCTTGTAGATGAATTAGGTACTGTGATCATGCTAGATCAAAATGCTATTCCACGTCACTCATTGGGAGAAGATTGGGGTAAAAACAACTTAGCTAAAGCATATGTAGCAATGAAGGATTTCCAAATGCTTCCTCTTGATACATCTATTACAAATACAGAGAATGCTCTTAACTTTCAGCACTATCAGGTGTTGAACCTAGAGCAAACTCAACGTTTGATGTCTAGAACGCAACTTGCTAATTACTTTAAGCAACAAGCATTTGAAGCTATTGGTGTTAATGCTCAGCGTTTAGGTGGGGCTATGGAACAACAAACAGCTACTGGTGTACAGGCTTCTTTAGAAATGTCTTATGCACAAACTGAAACATACTTTATTCAGCACTCAGATCACTTGATGCCAAGAGTACATCAGATGCGTACAGACTTGGCTCAATACTACCATAGTACAAATCCTTCTGTAAGACTTCAATACATTACATCTGAAGATGAAAAGGTTAACTTTACTATTAATGGTACTGAGTTACTCTTAAGAGACTTTAATATTTTCTGTACTACTAAAGCAAATCACAGAAGAATTCTTGAGCAACTTAAGCAGATGGCTCTTACTAATAATACTACGGGTGCTAGTATTTATGATCTTGGTAATATTATTAAGTCTGATAGTATTGGTGAGGTTACTAGTATTATGAAGGAGGCTGAACAAAAACAAATGCAACAACGTCAAGCTGAACAACAGCAGGCTATGCAAATGGAACAGCAAAAACTTCAGATGGAAGCTCAAGAAAAAGAAATGGCTAGACAATTTGAATCTGACCAAAATGATAAAGACCGTCAGAATAGAATTATTCAGGCTGAGATCAAAGCTTCAGGATATGGTGCTATGCAGGACATTAACCAGAATAAAGTTTCTGACTTCCAAGATGCTCTTAAAGATATTAGAGATACTGAAAGATATCAAGCTCAAACAGAACTTAAGAGAGAGTCTGAGAATAATAAGAAAGCGTTCCAGCAGCAGAATATTGCTCTTAAGCGTGAAGAGCTTCAAAGTAAAGAACGCATTGCTAATACTCAATTAGAGATTGCTAGAGAGAACAAAAATAAGTATGATGTTCCCCAAGCAAAGAAATCTGATAAGAAAGAGAAATAGTACTTAGCTATATACTTCCGAAAAACACATGTAAAAGATAATGTAAAAGCAAATCTCTGAGGTTTATTCCTCAGAGATTTGTATATTAATAGTGAGAGAAAAACCAACTTAAAATGAGTGAAGAAAAAACTAACAAGGTAGAGGAATCTACCAATGTATCTCAGGTAGATATTAATCTAGATGAGATCTTTGGAATGCCAGGAGCTGAGTCAGTGACTCTTCCTGCAGATGAAGAAGCAGATAAAACTGCAAACGTTCTTTCAAATAAGAAGACAGATATGTCTTTTCTTGATGATGAAGAAGCTGATACACCAGCTGCTGATTCTACAGACAGTGCTGAAGAAGGATCAGAAGATCCTGATAAAACGTCTTTTGAAGACTTGGTTACAGAAGTAGAAGGAGCAGTAGAAGAAGATGATGAAGAAGGTGATGATGCTCCTAAGAAAAGAGGCCGTAAGAAAATTGACGGTGTAGCAGATGTCTTTGGTAAGCTGATTTCAGATGAGATGTTAATCCCATTTGATGATGATAAGCCTATTGAAGAGTACACTGCTAAAGATTTCCAGGAGTTAATTCAAGCCAACATTGAAGAAAGAGAAAGAAAAATTAGAGAGCAAACGCCTCAAGAATTTTTCCAGTCTCTTCCTGAAGAGCTTCAGTATGCTGCTAAATATGTAGCGGATGGTGGTAGAGATCTTAAGAGTTTATTTAGAGCTCTTTCTCAAGTAGAAGCTACTAGAGAATTAGATCCTTCATCAGAGCAAGGCCAAGAAATGATTGTAAGACAATACTTGTCTGCAACAGGATTTGGTGATGCTGAAGAGATTCAAGAAGAGATTGATTCATATAAAGACATTGGTAGACTAGAGCAGCTTGCTAATAAGTTCAAACCAAAGTTGGACAGAATGCAAGAGCAGATTGTACAACAACAGGTGGCAGAACAAGAAGCACGTAAGCAACAACAGGCTGAAGCTGCTAATGCTTATATGGAAAATGTATATGAGACTTTAAAAGCAGGAGAGCTTGGTGGTATCAAGCTAGACAAAAAGACTCAAGCAACTTTGTACCAGGGTTTGGTAGAACCTAATTACCAATCAGTATCTGGTAGACAAACAAATATGCTAGGTCACTTGCTAGAGAAGTACCAGTATGTAGAGCCTAATCATGAGTTGATTGCTGAAGCTCTTTGGTTGCTATCTGATAGAGATGGTTACCATAGTAAGATTAAAGAAGGAGCTAAGGCAGAAACTGTAGAGAAGACTGTACGCCAGTTGAAGACAGAACAAAGTAAACGTCAGTCATCAACTGTATTAGAAGAAAAAGAAGTTAAGAAGTCTAGAGGACTACCTAGACCAAATAACATATTTAAAAGGTTTTAAACAATAATTACTAATCCTAAATTTAGATAAACATGGCAACTCCTGTTTTGAACAATGGTATCTTTTTGAGAGATACTTCTTACAAGGCGTCATCTCATGTTGATTCTTACCACTTGGCAAACATGCTAGGTAGTGCAGAACCAACTGATATGGGTCCTGTAGACCTTTGGGCTATGGCTCAAAAGGTTGAAATGCCACTATACCAGATGGCATCTTTTGGTGGTAAAAATACCATCACTGTAGACAATGCTCGTGGTGAGTATAAATGGCAAGTTCCTGTAGCTCAGGATCTTCCTTACATCATTGAAGACATTGAAGCTGGTAATGAGCGTAAAGGTATTGATGGTACTACTTTCAAAATCAAGCTTAACAAGCGTGCTTTTGGACATGGTGACATCATTACTTATGACAAGTACAACGGTGCTGAATTGTACATCACTGCAGAAGATATTCTTCCTGCTGGTGACGGATTCATCTACACTGTACAGTTGGTAAACAATGATAGCTTGAAGTTCTTGGATAACAAGTACTTGGCTTCTGGTACTAAGATCTTCCGTAAAGGTTCTGCACGTGGTGAGTACGGTGAGCGTTTCTCTGACATGGGTGATGTTTCTACTGGTTACCGTGAATTCTACAACTACGTAGGTGGTGCAGAAGCACACGTACACTACTCTATTTCTTCACGTGCTGACATGATGATGAAAGGTGGTATGCGTGCAGACGGTACAGTTCCTGTAACTGAGATCTGGAGAAACTTGGATAACAGCATGGATCCATCTATTACTAGCTTGGAAGACATGGTATCTAAGATGGGTAAAGATGCAGTTAAGCGTAGCATGGAGAACGGTACATTGAGCCGTACTTTTGTTACTAACTTGGAAGCAGCACACTTGTCTAAGATTGCTAAGGATATTGAAACTTACTTGATGTGGGGTCATGGTGGCCGTGTACGTCAGGACGGACCAGATGATGTACGTCTTTCTGTAGGTTTGTGGAAGCAGTTGGATAACTCTTTCAAGAGAGTATACAACAAGTCTGGCTTCTCACTAGATATGTTCAAAGCAGAATTGATGAACTTCTACCAAGGCCGCGTAGAGTTGGCTGGACCAGACCCACAACGTCAAATCATTGTACAAACTGGTTTGGGCGGTATGAAGCTTGTTAATGAAGCTATCAAAGCTGAAGCTAATGCTTCTGGTCTTTTGGTACGTGCTACTGACATTGGTGCAGTATCTGGTACTAACATGGACTTGAACTTTGGTTTTGCATACACTTCTTACGTTATTCCTTTCTTGGCTAACGTTAAGTTTGTATTGAACCCAGCGTTTGATAACCTACATACTAATGATATTGAGAACCCTCTAGTAGATGGTCACCCACTAAGCTCTTACAGCTTTGTAGTATTTGATGTTACTGAAAACGGTAATGACAACATCTACTTGTTGAAATTGTCTTGGGATAACCAATTGAAGTGGTTCTACCAAAATGGTACTATGGATTACATGGGACGTACACAAGGATTCCAGTCTTCTGGTAACTTCAACGGATACCGTGTATTCATGACACAAACAATGCCAGCTATCTGGGTTAAAGATGCTACTAAGGTATTGAAGATTGTAATGAGAAACCCTGTAACAGGAGGATCATTCTAAGAAGAATAGTAGAAGGGAGAGGGTAAAACCTCTCCCAATCTTCTTTAATTTGCTTGCTGTACACCTTACTTTATCAGGACTGGTAACCCTGGCAAGCATCAAGATTACACTAACTTAAAACCAAAAAAAATGAGTGTGACTATTGTAGAGAAATACCAAATTGGAAAGTCAGGCAAGATTAGTATCAAGCCTTACTTTGACCCAAGTATCAGTAACATGGGTCTTGAGAACTATCAGATGTCTCTAATGGATGGTGTATACCATGAAGAGCAACTTGCTTGTTTAGAGATTAACGGGATCAAGAGATATGTAACTGGACTTAATGAATTTGCGCCAGAAGTTAAAATGCTTCCTGCAGATGAAAGAGCTGCTAAGATCCGTGAGATCCGTGATGTGGTTGCATCACTAGAGCAAGACTTAGCTGCTAATGTTATTGATCCTGAAAGTAAAGACTTCTGGAAAGAGGTTAAGCTTTTAAGACCAGATAATGATGAGTTCTGGAGTAAGATTACTCTTAAGTGTGGTAATGACCCAGTATTTTTGGATCCTGTAAAGGACCCTTATGACTTAATTAAGTTATATGCAATTGAAGCCGGAGGGTTCTCAATTGTAACAAAAAGTTTGGAAGCTGCTAGGAGCAAACCAACCCCTCCTAAATTCTTCCTTGACAAGTTGGAGACTACGGCTGCTAACCGTACAGAAATTTCTAAGCTGCGCAATAAAGCATTGGCAGAACTTCAGAAGATGTATGACAAGCAAGCTAACAAGATGTTCTTGGTTGCTAAGGTTGTTGATGCTAATAGCACACAATACACTAAGAACACGCCTAATGATATCATCTACGAGAACATGGATAACTACATCAATGGTCTAGGAGTTGATAGAGATAAAAAGAAAACTGCTCAGGTATTCTTAGATGCAGCAAGACTCAGCATGGAAGTGTTGAAGCTTAAAGCAATTGTAAAGGATGCCACACAATATAGAATGATTACTACTAAATCAGATGGTATGATTTATGATCTAGACAGCGGAACAGCTCTAGGACGTACACCTTCAGATGTAGTAGGATTCTTGCAAAATCCTCTAAATGAAGAGGTTATGATGAAGCTGATGAGCAATGTAGAAGGAATGTGGAACTCCTAAATATATATAACCATGAGTGAAGATAAAGACTTTCAGATGGATGACAGCTTTGCTGATTTTGTTAATGAGCTAGAGAAGGCCCCTCAGCCAACTTGTAATCTGGAAAATCCTGAAGATTGTGAAGCTTGTGGTAGCTAAGTCCTATGAACAACACTACACTGCAAATTAAGTTTAAGCAAAGGCTAAACAAGTTAGCTAGTAACGACTATGATAATATAGAGTGCTGGCAAATAGTTGAAGCGTTTAACAAGGCTCAGATTGAGTGGTGTAGACGTCAGCTTCATGGGAACAATGTCTTTAAAGAAGGCGATGAGCAAAGTAAAATGCTCATTGATGATCTTCAAGAGTTATTGGAAACTACATCTTTACAGGGTATAGAATCTGATAACGTTTATGTAAGTAATTCTCTTCCCAATAATTATCTCTCTTTTAAGAGGGTCAGCACTTTAGCTAAAACTGAGTGCTGCCCTCCTAGGGATATGACTACTTATTTGGTAGAAGAAGCTAACATAGACATTATCTTAAGAGATCCTTTAAAAAGACCTGATTATGACTGGGGAGAAACTGTTTGTACTCTTTCAGGTGGAAGACTCAGAATCTATAGTAATTCTGATTTTACAATCTTCAAACCTACACTTACTTACTACAGATCTCCTAGAAATATTGAGATTGCCGGATGTAAAGATCCTTATACTGGCAGTATCTCAAATGGAGACGTGCCCTGTGAATTTAAGGATGACATTGTGGAAATCCTTATTGATGAGGCCGTAGCAATTATTGCTGGTGATATTATGGATGTAACAAATTACCAAAGAGAAATTGCTGCAGGACAACGTAATACGTAATAATTTTTGTATATTATAGTGTAAGGCACGTTGCTTTACACATAATCTTTTTTTGTTAATTTAAATTTTGAAATCATGGCTTATTTTCCCCATGCTTACAGAAAAGTTTTCATTGCCCGTGACGTAGACGTACAGGGTGGTGTAACTTCTGATGCTCTAGCTACTGGTCAAGTATCAGTTCTAGACAAAACCTTTACTTCAGTTGCACCTGGTGCAATTGCTACTAATGGTCTTTACATTTTGGCTCAAGGTAGCTTGCACAGTGTAGACAAAATTGGTCCTCACCACGGTGGTTACCAAGAGTCTGTTAAATCTAAAGGAATTAACCCTAAGTTTATTTCTAAGATTTGGACTAAAGATGCAGCAGCTGCTACTAACTCAACTGCTATTATTGCTTCAGCTGCTGGTACTTTTCCTGCAGGTAAGACTATCTTCTTGCGCGTAGATGTTAAAGGTTCTCCTGCTCTACGTTTCTTGGGACGTAACTCTTACTTTGTTGCTGATTACTTGACTGATTGTGATGATGCTCAAACTCCAGTAGATGCTTCTAAAGTAATGCTAGGTTTGGCTGCATCTATTGCCGGTGATCCATTGGTAAGCCCATTCCTTGATGTTTCTGTTGAAGAAGAAACTGCTCCTGGTGTTTGGACACCAATCACTGTTGCTAATAGCAATGGTAATGTATGTAGACTAGCTATTAGAGGTGCTTATGTAGACACTCAGTTTGGTGACTGTTCTTTTGATCCTAAAGATTACTTTGAAAAAGAGCCAGTACAAATTCTATTGTCTGAGTTGAATGAGTCAGGTGACATTTGTGTTAATGACTTTGAAGATGCTATATTAAATCCAGGTGTACAGGGTTCAGGATTTGGTGAGTCTGTTATCCGTGAGTTTATTCTTTCTAACCGTTACATGCAAGAGCCTTACAACAATGATCCACGTATTCGTGAGATTACTGATTCTATTGCTTTTGAGGTAGATAGAACTGCTTCTTACAAGGAGTACAACTTGCTTCATAGCATTCCACGTTCTTACAACCCTTCAGGTATGCACAACAGTGATCAATACTTGTTGACTGTTTACGCTCCTGCAGGTGGTGCTCAAGCTGCTGATATGGATACTTACTGGGCTGCTTTGGCAACTGCAGCAGATCTAGTAGTAGAGGCTTACTAACAAATAGTTAGAATTCTTAATAAAAAGGGAATGGGGTTTATACTCTGTTCCCTTTTTCTTTGATATAAACTTATTTTTTAGTAAATTAAATATGAGCCCCAGTGGTTAATTAATCTAATAATTATGGCCTCAAAACATGAATTAAGTTTAGAGATTCCGGAAACGGCAAATGCTAAACTATTTAGAGTTATTGATACAAGTTCTTACAGCAAGGACCTGGCAGTAGAGTGCCCAACTTTGCAGATCTTGTCTCCTGGTTTCAATGAGACTAGAGATGTTGAGGCTATAGCTGGCTTCAACTATGTTCTTAATGCTTGTACATTAGGTGTACAAACGTCAGGCTGTGATACAACTTCTGCAGATTTAGGTGATGGTATCTATGTGATCCGTTATAGTGTTTCTCCTAATGAGTATGTATACGTAGAATACAATCATTTGAGAATGACACAGGCACTTAACATGTACTATGAGAAGCTAGGAGAGATTGATTTAGGTGGTTATGATCCTACAGATACTCAACTAGAGTTGCTAGGTGAAATGAGACTAATTAAATCAATGTTTGACGCAGCTAAAGCAAAAGTAGAATACTGTCATGAACCTAAAGAGGGATATGAACTATTTGTTTATGCCCTTAAAAGACTAAAGAATCTTTGTGTTTAACTTAAAAATAGAAACCAAAATGGCTATTTGCCCTAACTGTAAATCAAAACTAAGCTGCAGTTGTCAGAAGAGAACTGCATCAGATGGAAAACAAGTATGCTCTAACTGTATGTCATCATATCAGCAGCGCATTCTTAAGAATAAATAAAATGGCAAGCAGAAGCAAAGTAATAAGTTTTACCGATAGTTCTGTTAAACTACAAAAGAACTACTCAGATGCGGTATACAAAGTGTTCCTAGAAGAACGCTATGGTATTGCACCTTGTGGTAAAGGTAAATCTATGGAGCAGCTAGAAGCAGAGAAAATGCTCTGTGACTGGAAAGTTTTAAAAGGTGCTGAAGATCTATCAGATACTCAGTTGAGATACTTTGCTAATCTTCCAATTTATATTGACCAGAAAGCTGGTACAGTTACTAATGACTCACACTATAGATTTGCTGGATCAGCATCTAATAGAAATGCAACAGTGACTTACAATACCGGTTTTAACGGAGAGCAGAATATTGTAGAAATTAATGCTGGTGGTGCAGTAACAAGAATTAACCTTAACTCAATTATTAATATTGATAACACTGAGTTAGATAAATACACTCACTACCAAGAAACTCCTTCTACTGTATGGACTATTGTTCATAATATGGAGTTTGTACCAGGTAACGAATTAATTACAGACCTGGATGGAAATGAAATAGAAGGTGTAACTAGAGTAATAGATCTTAATACTATTGAGATCACCTTTAGTGAAGCTATAGCAGGATATGCATACGTGAGTTAAGATGGCACAGAATAAAAAGATATTTTATAGTAACATAAGTCTTGCTAAGAATGAGCTCTTAGATGCTAGGATTCAAAACAAGACTACTGCTCAGAGACAGGCAATGTCTTTAGGTGCTACGCATTCTGGTTTAGCTGTATGGGATTTAGACCTTGCAGCTTTATTTGTATGGCAGTATGACCATTGGGTACGTGCTGAGGCAGACCCTGGTGATGTTCTTAGATGGAATGCAGCTTATGATGATTCTGTAGTAGGTATTAACATTACTCAGGGTACTGATACTACATTTACTATTGAAAGAAGAAACAGTGAGAATCTTACTGCAGTATATAGAAGTGGTTATGAGCATAATCAAAACACACCTTCTAACACTTGGGTAATTAATCACAACTTAAATAAAAGACCTTCAGTAACAGTTATTGATTCTGCAGGCACTGAGGTAGAGGGAGCAGTTACTGTAGACTCTCTTAATCAGATAACTATTGTTTTTTGTTCAGCCTTTTCCGGAAAGGCATTATTAAATTAATATATATATTAAATAAAAATTAGTCATGGCTAAAAAGTTTTTAACCAGCATTGACCTCTCAAAATGTGAGTTAATCAATGCTTCAATCCACAACCTGGCTACTGCCCCATCAACTCCTGCTGATGGTCAGGTGTACTTTGACACAAGTGATGCTCAAATGTACTTCTACAATGGTAGTAGCTGGCAAGCAATGGGTGGTGATATTAGCTCTGTAGAGATTATAGCAGGTGCTGCAATGAGCGGTAGTTTGTCTGTAACTAGAGGAGCTTTTTCTACTACTCTTGATGTTAACACTGACGGTGCTACAATTGCCGTTAACGGTGAAGACAATCTTTACGTTATAAAAGATGCTGAGTACTTAGAGACGTTCTACAATACTAACGGAAGTTTGACTTCTGCACGTACTGTAACTCTAGGAGCTCATGATCTTACATTTAATGCAGGTGGTACAGGTAGTTTAACTATTGAAAGTGATCTTTACTTAGGTACTGCAGGTTCTAGCACAGGTACTCTACACTTGGGTGCACTTGCAGATGGTTCTAGTAGCCAGATCTTGTTTGAAGATGGTTCTGCTCCTCTTGGTGAAATCCGTTTTGCACACAATGTAGGTGACTTCCAATTCCGTATTTCAGATTCTACTTTCTTGCAGATTGATGGTACTGCTGGTAATGCCGGTATCAAAGTAAACAAAGGTTCTCTTGTATCAAGTGAATTTGCTCTTGATGTTACAGGTAATGCTGGTGCAGCAGGTCCTGCACGTTTGGAAGGAATGCTTGAGACTACTACAGAGTCTAAATTGGTTACTGTTACAGATGCTGGTGTTCTTGAATACAGAGTATTAACAGGTCTTGATGCAGATGGTACTCTTAAGAATATTGGTAGTCACGATCTTTCAACAACTGCTGCACGTACTCTTAGTGTACTAGATAATACTGTTAGTGCGTTTGCTATTAAAGAAGGTGCTAACAGCATTCTTGATCTTACTACTACAAACGGTTCAGAAAAAATCACTCTTGGTTACAGTACTGAAGTAGGTGGTAACTTGACTGTAAACGGTAACCTTACTGTTGTAGGATCTCAAACAAATGTTTCTGTAGAATCTACTACTGTACAACTTGGTGATTCTTACTTGAGCTTGAACTCAGGATGGGATAGAGGTCTTGATGCAGTTAATGATGCTGGTTGGGTTGTTATCCGCGGTGCTGAACAAGGTAACGTATCTGTTGTATGGAAAGAAGAAGAGCGTAAATTCTACCTTGCTAATGTAGGTGATGAAGATGGTGTGACGGATCCAGCTAACGTTGGTATTGTAGACACTGTTGCTCTTCACGTAGGAGCTTTGACAGCAGATGATGCTGCTGTTATTTCTGGTAGCTTGAGCATTGGTACTATTGCAGAAGATAACGCATCTTCTATTATGGGTATTGATGGTAACGGTCTTGTTACAACTGTTAGCACGTCTTCTATTGTTGCAGGCGGTATGACCTTTAAGTACTCTGATGATGAAGGTTCTGCTACAGCTCTTGCCTCAACTTCAGAACTTACTATTAATGCTGGTGAAGGTCTTACTGCAAGTGGATCTGGATCAACTATTACTCTTGAGGGTGAAGATGCTACTGCATCTAACAAAGGTATTGTTGAGTTAGCTACAAACACTGAGACCAACGCAATGGCTGATACTGCAAGAGCAGTAACTCCTGCAGGTCTTGCTAAGCTGCGTTTCACAGATGTTGTTCCAGGTGGTGCTACAACGGTACCTATTGGACACGGTTTGAATTCTTTGTTCTGTATTGTACAGGTAATGGAATTAGCAACTGGTGCTACAGTAGAATGTGATGTACGTAGAGTAGATCCTGATCACGTAGAACTAGACTTCTGTGTTGCTCCTGAAGAAGGTGCATTGCAGGTAATGGTTATGAAGGTAGCCTAATTAAAGGTTAATCCTTAAATTTACTACTATACAAATATCTTAAGATGAAGAAGTTTCTTAGTGATGTATTAGTAGATTGTAATCTAACGGTAAGCGGCACCACTTCACTTGGTGCTGCTACCGGGATTACAGCAAGTGCAGAAGATAACTCTACAGCTTTAGCTACTACAGAATGGGTTACAACTCACGTATCTACTAATGCCATATACAGTTTAAGAGTACCAACAGGTACTACCAATATTAGACTCTCCTCTGGTGGGGTTACAGAAGATGTGACAATCTCTGCTACTGGAGCAGCAGCTGTATCTAGAGTTTCTGATTCAGAGATTAGAATTACATCTTCTAATGATGTAGATTATATTTCAGATGTATCTCTTAGTGGTTCTACCCTAAGCTTTACAGGTATTAATAATGCTTTTACAGGATCTTTAGATCTTTCAGCATTAAGTGCACAGCTTACAGATATTGAAACAGTATATGCTACTGTACGAAATGTTTCAGGTATTTTTATACCAAAGGGAACTCCACTTGCTACAGTAATAGGTCAGACTTCAGGAAATGTTTCTGATGTTGTTCCTGCAGATGCCTCTGATCCTGCTTTTATGCCTGCATTATTTGTTGCAGATGAAGATATTGCAGAAGAAGCAGAAGGTAGAGCTGTAGCTTATGGTGAAATTAGAGGTATTGATACCTCCCTTTATCCTTCAGGTACTACAGTTTATGTAGCACCAGGGGGTGGTTGGACAGACATTAAACCAACCGGAACAGATTTAATTCAAAACCTTGGTGTAATTACCAAGCAACATAACACCAATGGTGGTGGTATTGTTACTGGTGTTGGTAGATCTAATGATGTACCTAATATTCCACAAGGATATGCTTGGGTAGGTAATGCAAATGGAGTTGCAACTCCTACATTACTTGGATCTTTAGCATACAGTTCTGCTACCTATGATAATTATGGTAGTTGGAACTTAAAGACTAACGGTGTACAGCGTACTACTGTACAATCTGGTGGTAACTTAGATATTGTTGCTGGTACTGATATTAGCGTAAGCTATGGTGCTGGTGGTGTAGTTACTATCAACTCTACAGCAACCGGAAGTATTGATTATATTTCTGATGTTGCACTTAATGGTAACAGTTTAGACTTTACTGCAGTAGGCAGTGGTTTTGCTGGTAGTATAGATCTATCTTCTCTTAATGCCGTATCATCTATAGCAGATTTAACTGATGTAGATCTTACTGGTTTAGCTAATAATGCAATCCTAAAATATGATTCTGTAAATCAAGAATGGGTTGTATCAACAACTAATGACACAGCTAATGCAACAGCAACAGCTATTGTACCATTTGCAATTGCTAGTGTTAACACAACTAGTAATGGTTCTGGTATAGGAATTAGCTGGTCAAATTGGAACTCATCTAATGCTACATTAGATTTTACTTTTACTACTGCTCAACCAAATACTGACTATATAGTAATTACAGATACAGAAATATATGATGATTTCTTTGTAGGAGTTACTAATAAAACAGTTAATGGTTTTAGAGCAGAGTTTTACGATAACTCACAAAGCAGAACTCCTAGTAGTTTTTCTGAGTTTAGCTTTATTGTTTATGCTTCTGATCCTACACAACAGATTAAGTCTTCAGTAGGTGGAATAAATGAACTTTCAGATGTTGATACAGTAACAAGTACACCTTCTAATGGTGAAGCTCTTGTATGGGATGGTACTAACTGGGCACCTGGAACTATATCAACTACTAATAACTACTTAACAGGATTATCATTTAATACTAGTGACGGTGTACTTACTGCAACGCGTGAGGGTCTAGGAGATCTTACTGTAGATCTAGATGGTAGATATGCTTCTTCTGGTCATAATCATGACAGTAGATATATTAGAAAAGATGTAGTTGATTCATTTACTGGATTGACTAATGATGTATATGATGATACTCCTGGATTTTTAAAAGGTGTTATTAGCTTAAGACCTGGATCAGAAGGTGGTAATACAGGTATTGGATTCAGTACTACTGTAAATGTAAATACAGAAACAGGTCAAGACTACGGTTACTTATGGTGGTATGATGATAATAATAACTATGCGTTTGGTAATGGATCAGGTGAGAATGCTGCACTTATATTAGGTATTCAAAATGATTCTAGTACTACGAGCTTTGGTGGTACACAGGATGCAGTTGCTATTGAATCTTCTGCTAACATTTTCTTTAATCCTGGATTATCAGGTATAGGAACAGGTGGTGTAGGTGGTCCAGACTTTACACAAGGAAAAGTATACATTGGTAGAGCTGATGAAGCTTATGAGGTATATCATCAAGGTAACCTTGTAAATGTATCTCAACTTACCAATGACGCTGGTTACCTAACTTCATTTAGTGAAACAGATCCTGTATTTACAGCTCACGTATCTAGTGGTATTACAGCTACTAAAATTAGTAATTGGGATACAGCACACGGCTGGGGAGATCATGCTGATGAAGGTTACATGCTTCAACCACAATGGGTTCAACCTATTACTAGTGGTTTTGGTTTTCATGATGATTTAGGTTCTGGTGGAGATCTTAATTGGGCAATAGGAGCTACTGATAGAGGTGGTGTAGGACAACCTGGTCAGAATGCTTTTATTATTGAAAAGCGTACAGATGGTGTTGAGTTTACAGGACTAGCTCAAGGTACTGAAGTATTTACTTTAGATGACTCTGGTAATTTAGGCCTTTCTAATTCTACCCCTGACCATAGATTAGATGTTAATGGTAATATCATGACGTCTGGGTATCTTATGGTAGGTAACGATACTGCTGTAAGAATTGCTAAAGGCAGTGGTACAGGTAATCCAGTTCCTCAAGAAGTAGCTTCTTTTGGATCTTCTGTACACATAGGTGCTTTTATAGACTTTACCATTTACAATGAAACTAAAGAGCATATGAGATCTGGTACAATGCAGTTAGCATTTAATGCAGATCAGGTGGTGTTTAATGAAGTAAGTACAATGGATATTGGTGATACAACTCCTTGTATTTTAAATGCAGTAAATAACGATGGTGTTGTAAGTGTGACATTTGAAACACCTGATCCAAGCTTCTATATTAAGTATCAAGTAAGAACAATATAACATAATGCTAACCATCTCTTTGGATAGGGAAAAAGAGTAAACAATGGCAAACGAATTTAAAATTAAACATGGGTTTATTTCTACAGGCAGCGGTTCTGTAGAAGGAGAACTACGTATTACAGGAGCATCTTATGCAGATAATGGTAGTAGAATTGCTACTAGACCTTGGGTAACACAGTTTCTTTCTGATAATAGTTATGCAACAGCTGGTGACATTACTACTGCAATTAGCAATTTAGTTGATTCTGCTCCTGGTACATTAGATACTCTTAATGAGTTAGCAGCAGCAATAGGAGATGATCCTAACTTTGCAACAAGTATTAGTACAAGTATAGCATCTAAACTTCCACTAGCTGGTGGAACAATGACGGGTAATATTACTTTTACTGATAACGCAGAAGGTATTGTATGGTCACGTAACACTGATGGAGCTTCTATTAAGTTCTATAACACAGCAGACGGTGACACAGATTCTAGATTAGAATTCCACACTAACGATAATAACAATGAATACTTTAGATGGACTCACGGTCCTTCTGGAGGTGCTTTATATGAAGTAATGAAGCTTATGCCTACAGAGGCAGGAGGTTCAAGACTTACAGTACAAGGAGAGGTTTTTGAAGGTTCTGAAAGAGTGGCTACACAGACTCATGTTTCTTCAAACTATCTAAGCAAGTTCCATGATATGACTATTACTCTTACGGGTGATGCTAGTGGTACAGGTACCTTTAACAACATGGGTGATGTTAGTTTTGCCGTTACTGTTGCAAATGATTCACATACACATGACGGACGTTACTACACTGAAACTGAAATAGATACTTTTTTAGGTGATAAAGCTGCAAAAGTACATACTCACGATGCTGCTGATATTGTAAGTGGAACATTCCCATCAGAAAGACTTAGTGGTGTTTATACTATTGATGTAAGCGGTACATCTACATATGCTAATAATTTATATAGAGATGATAATAGAACTATAGCTCCAAGTGGAGACACTAATGGTACGCTAAGTTTTGGTTTTACATCATTCCAAAATGACAACTCAGCTCCTTGGGCAGACTACTTGCACTTAAGATCTTACACAGATTCTTCAGGCGGTAGAGATAACTTGCTTATGTTTAGTAAGTCTGATATGGAAATCAGACTATGGCAGCAAGACTTTAATAGTGCTGACAACTATGCAGACTTTAGAGACATTGCATTTAAAGATGAGTTGCAAGTTCCTGCAATTAAGTCAAACGGGTCTACTCCTAGTTTAAATACGGGGATCACTGCTGGTGAGATTAGAACTCTTATTGGTGCAGGTACCTCTAGTTTTGATGGAGCTTATTCATCACTTAGCGGTCTTCCTACTTTAGGTACAGCTGCCGCATCTGCAGCTACAGATTTTGTAGCAGTATCGGGTGATACAATGACAGGCACACTTACAGCAAGCGGGGGTATTAATGGTTTGACTCTTGCTAATGGTATTAGCGGTACAAACTTTAATATTACAGGTGTTAACCAATTAGAAATTGCAGACCCTGGAGAAGGTATTGTATTTAAGTCAGGGTCTAGTGGTGATATGACACTTGCTATTGTAGATGATACTAGTGATAATATTTTGAGATTTTCTGGTACAGGTGCTACACTACAAGTAGGTACTAATACTGTTTACCACACAGGTAACTTAAATATTGGAACACTTGATGGTTATACTCAAGGAGAAGTAGATAACCTTGTTGATGCAAAAGCTGATTTATCACATACTCATACATTTGCTTCATTAACATCTAAGCCAGATTTTATAAACAACAGTTTACTTAGCAGTAGAGCAACTGGAACTCCAGATACTGTTGGGGATTCATATGGTGTGAGCGTAAACTATATGCAAGATGGAGCTACAAATTCTCCTTCTGGTGTTGACCACGCATTGCTTACAATGTCTTACAGTAATCTTTGGCAAACTCAACTTGCTCAAGACTGGAGAGAAAATGGTAGAATTTATATTCGTGGTCAAGAAAATGGTACTTGGTCTGGATGGGGACAAGTTTGGTCAAGTCATGATTTTACTTCAACTAGCATTTCTAATTGGAATACAGCATATGGTTGGGGTAATCACGCAAGTGCTGGATACCTAACCTCACTACCTAACCATAATCACGACACATTATATGATGCTATTGGATCTGCTGATGCAGTAGGTCAACAAATTAATGAGCGCATTGACACAGAAGTGTTTGATGCTATCACTTCGGCTCAAGACACAGCTGATGCTGCACTACCTAAAAGCGGTGGTACTTTATATAAACAAACAAATACATCTGGTACAAGCGGTACAACTTTCTTAACAGTACACAATAATGTAGGTGGTGATATTAGTCAGCAGCAGTCTTTTGTAGACTTTATGTTTACGGATACCAATGCTAACTTTACTCCACAAGTAAGAATAGGAGCGCAAGTAGGTAGAAACGCTGATGCTAATGCAATCTCTAAAGAAGGAGCAGGAGCATTTGTGGTTTATACAGGAGATGGTACTGATGAAAGCGGTGGTGGTGCTTTGAGTGAGGCAATGAGAATTGGCTTTGATAATAAGTTATATGTTCAAGGTGAAATTCAAGCAAGTGGTTATAATAAAACAAATTGGGATACTGCCTATGGTTGGGGTAACCACGCTTCAGCAGGATATTTAACAACGCTACCATCTCATAATCATGATACATTATACGATTCATTAGGATCAGCAGATGCAGTTGCTACTGCTTTAAATGAGCGTATTGATACTGAGGTATTTGATGCTATTACAACTGTAAATGGTAACATTCCAACCAACAATAACCAACTTACAAACGGTGCAGGTTATATAACATCATTTGACATAACAACACAAACGGATGGTAAATATTTACGTAGCAATGCTGATGATTCATTTAGTGGAAATTTAACGTCTGCTCAAAGTAAATGGATTAAGTTCTATCATCCTACTCAAACAGATTCAAATGATGGTAAAATTGGTGCTGGTGTTTTTGATACTGGACTAAACATAGTAGGTGTACAAACTGTAGCCGGTACAGGCAGACAAGTTAGAGTTTGGGGAGACTTAATAACATCTACAGGAGCAAAATACGCTACTGAGTCTTATGTAAGCACAGCCGTATCTAACCTTGTAGATTCTGCACCGGCAGCACTGAATACACTTAATGAACTTGCTGCTGCATTAGGAGATGATGCAAACTTTAGCACAACTGTAGCAAACAATATTGGTGCTATTGACACTCGTATTAATGATGAGGTTATCCCTTATATAACAGACGTAGAAACTACTGCTAACGCTGCACTTCCACAGAGTGGTGGTACAATCACAGGAAGCTTAACAATAGGTGCAGCTGTAACATTAAGTGAGTCAACAGACCGTTCAGACCTTCTATATATAAATAGCAGCACAAGTAGCTGGGGTGGTCTTCAGATAGGTAATACTTCTAATGAGTTTATTTTCTCCTTAATGGGGAATGGGAACGCTGGTGGTATTTATGATGACCAGAATGGTGATTGGATTATTTACTGGGACGAGAATGCTGGTGTAATATTGCACCATAATACAAATGAAAAACTTCGCACTGTTTCTGACGGTGTAAATGTTACTGGTAGGTTATACGCTTCTGATGGAATTCAAGTTCCTTATGCGGCAGGTGCACATAAACCTATGATTGTTCTTAACGGTGCAACCAACTATGGGCTTTTCCACACTGAGGCAACAAATGATAAGTTTACATTTGACTTTAACGGTGACCAGAAGTTCCAGTTTAGCCAAGATGGTATATTCACTATTAACGGTAATACAATTACTACTGGAAAAGTAACAAACTGGGATACTGCTTACGCATGGGGTGACCACTCTGGTCTTTATGATGGAGTAGGTTCAGCATCTACTGCTGAAGCAAATGCTATTGCTCATGTAGATGAGCGTATAGATAATGAGGTATTACCTCAAATTCAAACTCCAGCAATTACTAGTAATGGAACAGTTCCTGCTTTAAACAGTGGAATTAGTGCTGCTGAAGTTAGGTCTTTAATTGGAGCCGGTACATCTTCTAGTGATACCAACTATTATTTAAGTGGCGCTTCTTTTAATACATCTGACGGTGTTCTTACATTAACTGTAAGCGGTGCTGCAAATCAAGGTGTTGATTTAGATGGTAGATACTTACCATTAAGCGGTGGTAGTGTTAGTGGTAATATTATAATGACCAACACTAATCCTATGATCAGCTTTGTTCCTTCTGGAACTAATGACGCTGCAGGTATTAGATTTAATTACACTAATAATGATGGTGTAATGGAATTCTGGACATCTGATGATTACTCAGAACCATTTGTTTGGAGAGCTTATGATATAGGTCTTGTTGGTACAGGTACATATCAAGAGTGGATGAAACTGGAAAGTGGTAATTTAAACATCTCAGGAAACTTTACTGCTGCTGGAAACCTAACTACCAATCAGATTAACATTCAGTCTATCACAAGTGATGGGACTATTGCTAACGACAAAGGTTCTTACCTACACTTAGGTGGTTGGGCTGTAGGTAGAACTGATGCAACTGCTGTACTTGTGAATACAGCTTATCGTGCTGACATACTTAACTCATCAAGGACTTTTACTATTGGTAATACTGGAAAGAACTTTAACGGTAGCGCAAATGTTAGCTGGACTCTTGCAGAGATTGGTGCTGAATCTGCCGGAGCTGCTGCTTCTGTAAATGATAGAATTGATAATGAAATAGTACCAGCATTAGCAACTATTCCAACAGATAATAGTCAACTTACTAATGGAGCCGGATACATAACATCTGCTGATGGAGGTAATGCTCAAACATTAGATGGTTTAGATAGTAGTGCTTTTGTAAGAAAAGGTGTTGGATATATGTGGACAGCTACAGGCAGTAATGCATTAAGCTTCCGTTCTCAAAACACTATTGAAAGTTCTTCTGGTGATCAAGCTGCATTAGAAGTATTTCAAGATAATGCAGGTGAAGATGCATTTATGCAGTTCCACGTAAGTAGTGACTATGCTGTTTACTTTGGTCTTGATGGTTCTACTAATGATCTAGCTGTAGGCGGTTGGTCTATGGGTGCTAATAAGTACAGAATTTGGCATGCTGGTAATGATGGTTCTGGATCTGGATTAGATGCAGATACAGTAGATGGGGTTCATGAATCTACGTTTATGCGTAGAAGTGCAAACAGCCATCTTGATATGAATAACTATAATATTACTGAAGTTAATCATATTACATTTAATGACTCTGGTTTTGGTGAAGGTATACAATGGCAGAACTGGTTGATTTCAGATTCCCCAGATGACTTATCTAACGGTGCTGGTAACTTACAAATATCATCTACAGCTGCTCCTGAAATTAGAGTAACCGTAGATACAAACGGTAATTTATATCCTTCAAGAGATAGACAGCATTTCCTTGGTCTTGAAACTAATAGATGGCAAATTGTATTCTGTGAGATTCTTGATTCTGCTGGACAGCATGAAAAGAATCTGCAAAACCCAGAAGGTGAGAAGTCTGTTAGTGAATATGAAACAGGTACTGTACTTGTCTGGAAAGGTGGTAAAAACGTACCGTGTGTAGAATATGCAGATCACATGAGAATGGGTATTGCAGTCAAAGGTATTGATTCTCCACTTATACAAGGTGCTGAACCTGTGTTAGTTACAGGTGTTGTTAAAGAAGGTGATTACTTAATTACCTCACGTAAAGAGGGACACGCTGAGGCTATTTCACCAGAGCTTATGCGTCAACAAGGTTTATATGACTGTGTGTTAGGTAAAGCATTAGAAAATGGTGAAGGTGAATCTTACTTGGTAAAAACTTGGATAAACATATAAGTCATGGCGTTTCGTATTAATAGAGGTATATTTCAATTTAAAGACGGTACAAAATTTATCAACAAATTTAAAATTGATGTTGATGGTCAATTAAAAGAAGTTGATGCTAATGGAGATCCTGTAGCTGATTATCTTAAAACAGGAGATAAAGCATCTGATGCGAATACTCTTGACGGTATTGATAGTACTGGATTTGTAAAAACAACTTATAACTCTGCTTTAAATAGTGATAGCAGAAACTCTAGAGGGGTTACTAGACTATACAGACGAGATGGTGATAGTAATTATTCTTTACAACACTATTGGACTGGTAGTTATTGGTACTTAAAAGGATATAGCGGTGACACATATCATGCTGGAGTTCAAGTGGCATATGCAGATTATGCACAAACCGCAAATTTGCTTGACGGTATTGATAGCGGTTCTTTTTTAAGATCTGATGCAAATGATTCTTTTAGTGGTAATTTAACTGCAACTGCCAATGACTGGTACATATATGGTTTAGGTTCTAGAGGAGCTTCTTCAGGTGCTTATGGTATTGGAAACGGTGACAATGATGCTAAAAGACAGTTGACATTTCACGTTCCTAACCAAGCTGCATATTCTAGTTCAGGTACTGTTCCTTCTTTTGGTTTTTATTCCAATGGTTCTCGTGAATTAATGAAGCTAAATTCAGAGTCTGGTAATTTATGGGTTAGAGGTACAATAGAAGCAGATAATCGTATATATGCTGACAATGGTGTACATATACGTGGTGACTGGTTAAGAGTAAATGGTAATAAGGGTTTATATTTTGAATCTCACGGTGGTGGATGGTACATGAGTGATTCTTCTTGGGTACGTGTTCATAATAATAAAAACATTTACACTGCTGGTAACATTGAAGTAGGTGGTACATCTAGAGCTGATAACGGCTTTAAAGTTGGTGGAGATACTGTAATTGATTCTAGTAGAAATGTTACAGCTAATACATCTGTTCAAATTGGAGCATATGTAATTAGACACGATGCAGCTACTAACAGATTAGAATTTGTATTAGCATGATAGAGATATTTGAAGATATTGCTAATAATATATTTACCGTATCTGGAATAGATGGGGTTATGTATGAGTTTGAATCAGACATAGATGCAATAAACAAAGCACAAGAGCTTTGCAATTGTAATGATGAGTTTATTATAATGCCTTTATTTGACGATGCTGAACTTTGATGAGACAGGTGTTTTAAGATCACCCAATATAAATGAGACATTACATTGGGATGCAAGTTTAGGTAGAACTAATTTGTATTCTAATGGTGATTTTGAATTAGGAACTACTCAAAATTTTTGGGGAGGTTTAACTATACATTCTGATGATCCTCAATCTGGAAAGTATTATGCCCAGCAAAATGTATATGCAGGTTGGCAGAGTAATGAGTTTGTACCTGTTGATACGGGTCAAGAGTATGAAATTTCTTTATGGGTAAAAACTTTTACAAGAGGTTCAGATGGTAATCTTTCCAGAGGTCATATGGGGTTTGCATGCTATGATAAAAATAAATCATTTATAGATTTAAGAAATTGCGGGGGTTTAGGTAACACTAGGTTAAGTAGAGAGCTTAGACCAGGTGATCAATATGCTTATTTTGAAAGTAATAGCGGATGGTATAGTGGAACTTTTGAAGAAGTATCTGCTAATAGAGCTTACTATAGATGGATTTTATTTTTCCCACCTGATCATCCTGATTATAGTCAAGAATGGTTTTACACAAGAATAAATCCTGTAGCATATCAAGAAATGATTCAAATGCCTGAAGGTGATTGGAGAGTAACTTTATCTAGTTATAGAAGTAGCGGTACTTTAGTAGATGCTCCTACAACAATGCCGGATATAGGATACCCATTACCTGCTGGTACTCCAGTATCAAGAGGTGCTGCCGGAGGTAGTTATAATTATGCGCTAGGTACAGGACCCTATCCTGAAGAATGGACTCAATTTAAAACAACAATACCAGCTAATACAGAAGTCAGAAATTCAGACAGAAGGTTTAGACCAGGTACAAAATATATAAGATTTTTAATTTTAGGTAATTACTATGCTCGTTCTAGTAGTATTACAACTAAACCTGTTTTTGGATTAGATAATATTGCTTTAACTTGTGTTTCTACAAATCAAGCAAACACTTTTAGTAGTTTTATAGAATTAGAAGATCAGGTTACACATGTTCAAGACATTGTAGAATTAGGAGAAGCTCCAGTAAATAATGTATTGGGTTACATTGATGATGCAACTCTATATATTGCAAACGAAATAATAGAAGAATAAAATGGCACAGCTTAAAGCAGGAAGTACAGCAGGAGGTCAGGTAATAGCAACTCAAGATTGGGTTACGTCTACTATTGTAGATGGCGCTCCTTCAGCTCTTAACACATTGAATGAATTAGCAGCAGCTATAAATGATAACTCTAGTTATGCAGCAAGTATCACTACTGCATTGGGTGGTAAATTATCTACTACAGGTAAAGCAGCTGACTCAGATAAATTAGATGGTTATCATGCATCTAGTTTTTGGAGAAATGGTGTAAATAACACTTGGACTCCTTCAACAAATATATTACTACCACAGTCAGCTAATTCACAAGAGTGGTCTTTTGATATTACACGTAATGGTTATACTGGAGGTTATTGGCAAGTATGGGATAGTGCTAATACTACTATGCTTAAGGTTGATGCTGTATCTGGTAAGGTATCTGCTCCTTATGGATTTGTAGGAAACATACAAGGTAACGTAACCGGTAACGTAACTGGTAATGTTACAGGTAGTGCAGGTACAGCAGGTAGTGCCACAACTGCAACTACAGCAACCAATTTAGGTGCTTATTATACAGCTGACGATTGGTTTAGAGCTACGGGTGATAATAACACGGTTAGGTTCTACGGTAACAGCAGAATGATGGTGTTCCGTACAGATGGTGAAGGTGGTGATGAAGGTCACACTGGTTACGCATTTAAGTGGACATACGGAGGTAATGGCACCGGAAACACGTTAATGCTTCTTGACAATAATGGAAACGTATGGACAAAGAGTTACGGATGGTTGCACAGTAGGTTTGAAACATCTGGTGCAGCAGCAGCTGTTGAAGAAAATCTAACACCTCAAATAGCAACAGCACAGACTACCGCTGATAACGCAGCAACCGCAGCAGCAAATGCACAGTCTACTGCTGATACAGCACTTGCAAGAGCAAATGGAGCAAGAGAGGACACTGTTGCCATTGGTGAAGCAGCAGTAGAAGCGCAAGCAGCGGCAGATGCAGCACAGGCTACAGCAGACAGTAAATTAGGGGCTACAGCAAAGGCTGCGGATTCTAATCTTTTGGATGGCATTAATAGTACATCATTCTTACGTAGTGATCAGAACGATACTATGTCTGGCACACTCACCATTACAGGAAGTAACGGTGTAAGTAGACTAAGAATAGAAGGTACTACTCCAACTATTGACCTTGATGATGCTGATGGAGATAGTTTCTACATCCATGTAAACGCTAACAATTTCTATGTACTTAGCGATAGAAATGGAGGGGGTAACTACGGAGATTGGGAAAGTCCACATCCATTCTATCTTGAGGCTGATACAAACAGTACATACTTATGGGGCAACAAAGTAGGTACTGCTGCATATGCTAATACAGGTGCATTTGACGCAGCAGGAACAGCTGATGCTGTTAATACACGTATAGATGAGGAGATATTACCTGCTATTGACTCTAAACAAAATGCTGGGTCTTACCTAACAACATCTGGTAAAGCTGCTGACGCAAACAAACTTGATGGTTACGACTGGATGCAGAGTGGTAAGAATATTCGTGCAAATGATTTCTATGCAGATAATTGGTTCAGAAACTACAACTCTGGAGAGGGTATATACAATCAAGCAACAACTCAGCACTTTTATTCTGATCATGATGATTATTGGAATGTGGCAGGTGGTTCAGGAGCAAATGGTATCCGTTTCCGTGATGAGCACGCAGGAACTATTAGAGGATATGTTTACGCTACAAGCAGCAATGAAGTAGGTTTCTTGGATAGTGACGGTAGCTGGGCAGTAAGAGTTGTAAGAGATTCTCACGTTGAATTTAGAGACAACAATGAAGTAACATTTACTGCAGGTCAAGGGGGTCACTCCTCTAACTACGGTACAGTTTGTACTCACGGTGGTGGACGTGGTGGTTGGGAAGGATATTCTATCAACGGATGGTGGGTATGGATGTCTTCTGACGGCTCAAATTCTGGTATCTATAATGACTTAGACAATGAGTGGATGACCCGCTGGCATCGTAATGGAGGTACAGAGTTAATGCACAATGGTTCTACTAAGTTAAGTACAACAGGTAGTGGTGTAACTGTAACAGGTACTGTAACTGCAACATCTTTTAGCGGTGACGGGTCTGGATTGACTGGTGTTCCAGTAGCAGACCAAAGAACTCCTGCAACTGTAAATGGAGAACCAGCAGGTAGAGTTGTATCCATTAACTTTAACATAGACAGAGGTCTTATAGAGTTTAACCTTGATAACGGTCAAACATTTAATGGCGCATTAGCAAGATAATTTTTACTAAATTTGTAACACGAAAAACAAAACAAAAATGGCTTTAACTAAATCAGTTGAAAAATTTGGCAGCACGTTTGCCAGCGCATGCCACAGAATTACAAATGTGGATTACTACTAAAGACGCTAAAGTATGATTTGCACCAGCTGAAAAATAGATTTAAAATAATTTTAGTATATTAGTACTGTAAATCAATACATTAATATTATGCTAAAGAGATTTTGGAACTGGTTAGTTGGAAAATGGAACTGGTTACTTGGACAAACTACCATTGATGACAAGATCATTGATGCGGCAGAAGATGTACAAGATAAAGTAGAAGATACTGTAGAGGATATCAAAGAGGTTGTAGTTGAAGCTAAGAGACGCGCTAAGCGTGTTAAAGAAGAAGCTGCTGATGTAGTAGCTGCAGTAAAAGAAGTAGGTAAGCAAGCTAAGGATGTAGCTAATGCTGCTAAGGGTACTAAACGTAAGGGACGTAAACCAGCAGCTAAGAAAAAACCTGCTACTAAGAAAACTACTCCTAAGAAATAATTTGTATATTAGTACTGTTATATAACTTTTAAAACTAACTATTATGGCTAAGGCTAAAAAAATTAAAGCTGAAGAGCTAGAGTCTGTACAGGCTTTGGTAACTGCTTCACGTCAAGCAGAGTCAGATTTCTTTAGAGCTTCTACAGAAGCAGAGCGCATTGCAGCATTACGTACAGCTGCTTTTGAAAATATGGGATCTACCCAAGAAGCTTTGCAAGCTGAGATGAATAAGCTTAAAGAAGTATATGGTGACATCGTAGTTAACTTGGAAACAGGTGAGTACGAAGATGCACCAGCACAAGAAGAAGCTCCAGCATTGGAAGTAGTTGAGTAAGCTTACACTCAAACAAAATCTGAAGCCATCCTTTGATTAGGGTGGCTTTTTTTGTATATTATAATATAAAGAGTTTTTAAATATAACTAGATAAATTATGGCAACTTCAACAACTACCACCAGTATTGTTCTTAACTGGACTCCTGCAGGTGGCTCTAATTCAACAGGCCAAGAGGTGCAAAGAAGTCCTGCAGGTGCAGGTACATATACTACACTTGCTACTTTAGGTCCAACAATTAATACATATACAGATACTACAGCGGTAGTAGATACCGTATATGACTATCAAATTGTAAACATTTGTGCAGTAGGTGGTCCTACTAGTAGTGGTACAAGTGATATTGTAGATATTAGTTGTGTTTCTTTAACAGCAAATGTACAAGGTCTTATTGTAGATGGTGAATACGGTGAATTATTTAACGATACTAGCTGGCTATCATTTGATATTTTGGATGAGACTGGTGCTTCTGTTATTCAAGCATTAACTGTTCCTACTGGTCAAGGTGCTGGTCTTTACACTAGTACTGATGCTGGTATGAGTTATGATACTAATTATATCTTAAGAGCTACTCTTACTGCTCCTAATGGTACTATTGAAAAATGTGATGTCCCATTCTCTACCGGTGCTCAACCAGATTGTGAGGCTCCAACTAACTTAACAGTTTCTGTAGTACAAGCTTAGTTTTAAAATAGTAATTTAGATAGGGTGGATAATTTTCACCCTATCTAATACTATTAGAGGAGTGTAGTATTAATATTATTTAGATATGGCTTTAAAACTTACTTGGATCCCTGCAGGTGGGCAAAACAGTACCGGTCAAGAAATATATAGATCTGGAGATTACGTTGATTCAGTAGGTCCTACTGAGAGTACGTATCTTGATAATCCACCTATTCCAAATACTACATATGAATACACAATAGTAAATCTTTGTAGTAGTGGAGGACCTACTTCTTCAGACCCTGTAGTAGGTGTTAATTGGGAGTGTCCTTCAATTACCGTTACAGAAGTAAGCGGTGACTTGCGAGTGAATGTAGGAGAAATCCAATCTGGTTATATAATTTCTGTAGATCTTTATAATAGTGATGGTACTACACTTATACAGTCAGGAGATTCTTTTCAACCAACAAGAAATAGTGTTATTTCTTTATTTACAAATTTAACTGCTGGTAATACATATACTGTTGTAGTTTCCGTAGCAGCTCAAGGTTTAGATGAAAGTCCAGACCTTAACTATATTAATGACTGTACAGAGCAAGCCACTTTAAGTGCTTCATGTACTCAAGCAACTAATGTATCAGCAAACCCACAATACTAATGGCAACAATCGTAGTTACATGGACACCTGGTGGAGGACCTACAGCAGTTAGTCAAAAAGTGAAAAGGTCTGTTAGTGGAGCTAATAACTTTATTGAGCTTGTTGAAATAACTGATCCTACTGTTTCTACTTATACAGATACTCAGGCTGATGATAATACATTGTATGATTATCAGGTTGTAACTGTTTGTAGTGTTGGTCCGGACACAATTAATAGCGGAGGATTTCCTCCAACCATTTATATTGATTGTGGTACAGCAACTTTAAATTCATATTCAGCTTCAGGTGGTGGAAACACGTTTCCTGAAATTTCTTTTACTATTCCAAGTAGAACGGGTACAGACGTAAAAATTCAGTCTTATCAGTGGAAAGATGCTTCAGGCACTGCTATAGATTATCAATATACTGTTAATACTCAAAATGCTGTTACAGGAACAATTAGTAGTGATTCAAATGGTAATTTATTATCTTGGAGTACTCAGTATACATTGCACGTAACATTTAAGTCTACAGATGACGCTTTTACTAGAGAGTGTACATTTGACATAACTACGGCGGCACAACCGGCTAGTTGTACAGCGGCAACAAACTTTACTGTAACAAATGAATATAGAACCGACTTTAACTATCCTGTAGATTCATCTTCATCAGATCCTAGTGAAGGTTCAGGTGAAGGAAGTTTACCAGCTTAAAAGTAAAAAAGAATGTCAGAAAATTCTAGATTTAAAATAACTTGGACACCCAGTTCTGCAGCTGTTTCTCAAAAGCTTTATAGATCTTTGAGTAATACGGGTCCTTGGACTTTAATAGCAACCTTAGGGCCTACTGTAGATAGTTATACAGATAGTTCTGTAGATCCTACACCTGCGGATGTTTACTATTATAAGCTTGATACTATTTGTTCTAATGGTAATTCAGAAACTGCTGTAGTATTTGATACAGCTATTAATTGTGATTCTAATGGTAAAACTAGATTATTTGGTTTGGTTAATAATGCTACAGAAACAAATAATATTTTAGATTTTACTTATTATGATACTGCAAATTTATTTGCAAATACTTATTATTCTGCAAGTACTTCCTATCCTAAAACTATTACAGTAGATAAAACAGACCCTATTGTAGTAGTTTGTCAAAAATGTGGACAAGATGTAACTTATTCTTTAAATGCTACTTCTGCTAGTTTTGGAGCTACTCAAACTTTAGGTGATTATAGCTATTTAAGTACGCAGGGGCATATTATAAAATATTTACCAACTTCTCCAACTGGTTTAGGTGGAAGTAGTAATAATAATGCAGGGACCGTTCGTCAAAAACTTTACGAGGGTACTTTAGCTCCTGTGGGTGGTAGATTCCAATTAGGAGTAGGTAATACTGGTTCTAATACCTGGGTTGGTTGGGGATTTGGTTATGTGTCGGCAAATGCTAATACAAGTGTAGCCACAACTAATTTGACTTGGAATTATGGTGAAATGCCTTCTTCTACAAGTACTGCTAATGGTGGTTTTACTGGAATTAGAATTAGCAAAGCTGACTGGGATGGTAATTCTCCAGGAACTGAAGATTTTTCGTCAGCTTTAGCACAACTGACTGGATCTAACTGGTATGTGAGTATTTTAGATTCTTCTAATCTTGTTTATGTTGATAACACTGCTTATGGAGGATTAAGCTGTGAACATCATATATACAAACTTACAAGAAAATCAGCTTGGGATTATGTTGTAAATGGTGTAATAACTCATTATGGATTTATTATGCAAAGGTATAGCTATGTAGATTATAATGGTTATAGAATTTATAGTAGTCCTATTAGACAGCATTATTTTCCTTATACTGCAGGTCAACAGCCTGATGCATATTTAAAAATATTTAGTCTTTAACATTAAGGCTTTTAATTAAGGGTGAAATTTTGTATATTATAATGTAGGGTGCAAACCCAACTTGGCTAAGTATTTACAAAATTTTAGTATATGATTCCTATATCATCAAGCAACTATCAACAAGGTTGTGACCCTATATCATCTAATTGTGTAATTTGGCAAGGACCAGATCTACCAATTATTGGTCTTTGTAAGGGAGACAGTATTAGTGATGTAATTAAAAAACTTGCAGACTCCTTAGTAGAAATTAGTGATTCAGTTTCTACTGCAGGTGTAGACTTGAGTTGTTTACAACTATCAAATCCACCTGAAACAACTGCTGATCTTTTTCAAATAATTGTAGATGAACTTTGTAGCCTAGATAGTAGATGTGATAATTTAGAAAGTGGAGGCGGTTCTACAGGAACTGCAGAAATTACAGCTACTTTACCTTTATGTCTACAATATACTAATGCTCAAAATGATTTAGTTACCCAACTTCCTATTGATGAGTATGCTGAGCTTGTTGCAGCAAAGGTGTGTGATATTATTGCAGACATTACAATAATTAATACTCAGATTTCAGATCATGAGACTCGCATTACTAACCTGGAAAATAATACAGGAAGTGGTGACTATACAACTCCTCAAATTACTCCCAACTGTGTTCTTCCTTCAGTACCTACAGATATTGATGTAGTTCTAGATGAATTAGAAGATCAGTTTTGTACACTTGATACTGTACTAGGAGGTTCAACATCTTTGCTAGCTTCTACTAGTTATCAGTGTGATTTGTTGTCTACTGATAACCAATTAGGTGGTAGCGGTACAATGAGTTCATTAGAAGGTTGGGTTACCCCAGTTAGTAGTGTAGCAGATTCATTAACTAATATGTGGTTGACTATCTGTGATATGCGTGCAGCTATTAAAGATATTCAGACTAACTGTTGTACAGGAGCTACATGTAATGATGTAATTTTTAGTGCATTTGGTTCATACGCAAATGATACTATCACACTAAACTTTGGAGGATCAGTTATTCCTGCAGGATTTAGTGAATGTAATCCTGCAGGCAATAGCGTTACTATTACAGATGCTGCATCTAATACTTATAGCACTACTGTATCAGTAAGTGGCGCACTTGTTGGTGATGGTACAGAAACTATTGATATATCTGGATCACAATTAAGTGACATTTCTAATTATTTTGTTACAATTACACTTTGTGTTACAGATGGTGATATTACTTGTGAAAAATTACTTTCATTTGAAGTTGTAAATGACGCATCTTCTTGTGGAGTTCCAACAGGTATTTCAGTAACATTATCATAAAACATGGCAACATTAACAATTAATTTTAATACTACAGCCAATGCTGTTAAGTACAGGATTAAAGTAAGACAATCTGGTACCAGCACTTATGCAATCCATGAGGTTACTAGTAGTCCACTAGTTTTAGATAATATTCCTTGTGGTATTGCTTATGAGGGTACTGTTCAGGCAATTTGCTCTGAAGGTATTCCGTGTGATAGATATAACGTCTTTACTCATGGTCCAGCAGATGGTGATGTGTATTATGATAATTGTGCTACTGGAGAGTCTGAATCTCAGGCTCTTACGGGTTGGGATAATTTTCATGTTTGTAGTAGAACAACGCCTGTTGTACAAGGGTCTTCTGGAACTACAGTAACTAAAGTATCTCAAGGAGAATGTACCTCTCCTTCACCAGAAGAAATTAGTGGACCAGTTTACTGGTCAGCTACAGCAGCTACTTGTCCTGCTGACTCTTATGTATTTACAAACTGTGCTGATGGTACAACTGAGAAGTATATAAGTAAAGTTATTTGGACTAGTAGCAACGTTTATGGCTCAGCTCCTGCAAGCAATTTAGTATATGAAATTGATTTTGATGGTAATGGCTATAGCTGTTGGACATATAGTCGTGAAGACGATAGTACACAACATCCTTCAGGAAATACTATTCCTTTAGATGTAAATCAATCTGTCTTTAATGATTGTCAACAGTGTGCTGGCATTTATGCTCACAAGTTTGAAAATTGTAGTAGCGGAGTTATTACTTGGATTTTACCTAGTGCTTGGAGTACAGTTTCAGGTGGTACAGCTCCTGTATTAAATACTGTATATAGAGGAAGGTTTAATCAGATAGTAGGTTGTTATAAATATTTAGGATCTGAAAATACTAACTCAGCTGTTGGTACAGTGTCTTCTAACTTTACTTTACAGACTTATTCTAATTGTCAGACTTGTCCAGATACCTTCTATTCTCTAAGATCTTGTGATGGTACTACAACTCAAACTGGATTTTACTATGGTGTACAGTTAAGCCCAGGGCAATCAGTAAGATTGCTAGGTCTTCCTACACAATGCTGGGAAGTTATGGGAACTTCTACTTCTAACAGTGGATTAGAAATTACTCAAGTGTTTAATGATTGTGATTCTTGTGCAGTTTAAAAAAAATAAATAATTATGGCTTGTAATACGTGTGGGGGAAATGGTTGTACATGTGGTCCAGTTAGGATTAACCCCGTATATCCAGAATGCCCAGGTGGAGAACCATGTGATTCAACAATGGACTTTGCCTGTGTAAGATATAGAGGAGATGATCTAGCAGACTTTCCTTTAGCAAATGGTGATAGACTATCTAGATTTATGCAGATGCTAGTTCTTAGAGAACTAGATCCTACTGCATTTGCAGGTGTAGATTTTATTCGTGCACCTTACTGGATTGAGTCTATTGCTAAAACAGATACTACTATTGATATTGAGTGGGATGATACTCCTACTACTTTTGATTGGATTATTTCTTATTCTCTTGATAACAGTACTTGGACTGATATTACTGGTGTAGCAAACACTAAAAATTCTTATCAGTTAATAAACCTAGCACCTGCTACCAAGTACTATATTAAAGTTGCTGCAGTAGGTAATGGCGGGGCTCCTGGTCCTTTCTACTCTCTTACTATTGAGGTAACTACTAACGCATAAAGTCACGGTTTTGTTGGTTTTGCGTGACTGACAGGGGAACCCTTCCATTTTGGAGGGGTTTCTTTTTTGACAAAAATTATATATATTTAACAAACTCTAAATCAATTAACTATGAGTTCATTACTGGACCGTGTAAGACAATCCCTCAAATGGAAAAAAACAGCTCAGCTTTGTGCTGACAGAATTGGCATTAGTGTAGAAGACTATCTTGCCTTGAAATCCATAGTATCAGATGATGCTATCACTGACACAGGTGTACGCACTGGTGTTATGTCTGAGAATGTAAATCTTGAAGAAGGTTCTTCTAAGATTGAAGCTATTTCAAGTACAGAACCTAAGACTCCCGAAGATATTATTGAGATCCTAGGAATTGATACTAATGAATGGAAACTATCACAGTATTGGAATAAACAAAAGTCTGATCACTGGGTAGTATCTGCACTAGTTACAAAGCTGAAGCCTACAGAAGTAGATAACTTAGCTGAAGCGGTGAAGAACTATAGACCTACAAGCTATTCAGTAGTACATTGTCCCCGTATAGATATTAATAAAAATGATAGCTACTGCGGGGTTTTTAGTGTTCAAGATGTACACTTTGGTAAGGAGAATAACAATGACGTCATAGATAGATTTAGAGAAGCTATTACAGAAGTTGCATACAAGGCTTCTAAGGCTTACAATATGGACAAGCTATACTATGTGGTAGGTGGTGATTTGTTAAACGCTGATACATTCTCTAAGACTACTACTAAGGGTACTCCCGTAGAGAATGATAAGGATCCTATTCAAGCTTATATTGAAGCCTTTGATGCAGTAGTATGGTCTATTCATCAGCTTAAAGAAGTATGTACAGAACTAGTTGTTGTATATATTCCAGGTAACCATGATAGATTATCTTCTTGGCATCTGGCTCATGCACTAGAAAAGTCTGTTACTATTGAAGGTGTAACCTTTGATACAGAATACTCAGAGCGTAAGGTGCATTTATTTGGAGATAACTTTTTAGCATTTGAACATGGTGATGTTAATACTTCTAACTCTGACAGAGTATATGCTGCAGAGTTCTCAGAAGAGTGGGGAGCTACTACTTATAGAACCTTATACACTGGTCACTATCATCAGAAGAAGACTAGTGTATTTATTACTGAAAATGAAATCAATGGTTTCTCTGTAAAGATTATGCCTAGTCTTTCTAACTCAGACTATTGGCATTATCACAACAAATTTGTAGGTAGTAAGAAGGCTGCAGTACTAGAAGTACATGAGCATATTAATGGGAAGGTTGCTGAGTTTTGTCATATAGCACGATAATCTCTTTGATTCTTGCTCTATTTTCAGTAAATTATAAGTAGGTATCTATGAGTAACAAACCGTATAAGGCACCTGATTTAAATGCCCCTAGATATAGGGAAAAAGTATTTAGTATATTAAACAGTAAACTGTTAGAAGAATTTAAAGAGAAGTATCCCCGCCACAAAGATCTAGACATAAAACAATTTAAAGATATGATCAATACCTTTAATGAGAACGTCTGGAAAGAAGTAATAGAAAATAGAGACGGTGTAGAACTTCCTGATGGTATTGGATTTTTGTTTATAGCAAGCACGCCAGCTTCAAAACATAAAAACAATATAGATTTCAAGCAGTCAGCTGAGCTGGGTGTTACTGTACATAACAAGAACTGGGAGACAGATAACCGTCTAGCCAAGATTATGTATAGTAATTACCACGCCAAGTATAGGTTTGCCTTTAGAGAGATCTGGGGATTTCAAGCTGTAAGACAATTCAAGAGAACTGTTGCACAGACCTTTCCAGATAACTATAACAGGTATGTTCATCTCACAGATACTAAAAGAGTCTCAGACATCTTTAACAAGACTATTGACCGTAACAAGGCCAAGAGAACGTTTGAGAACTCTATAGATGAGTATAATGAGTTTGAACTAGATTAATATGGCAACCATTGGTGAAGTTGTTTCAAGAGTAAGAAACCAATTTAAAAGCTCAAGACAAGATGCCTTCCTAACGGATAGATACATCTATAGTCTGATTATTAAATACACTACAGTTTATATGCGTAGACAAGATTCTACCAATAAGCTTATGAGATTCAACAGTGTATTTAAAACCCTTCCTTTTGTAGAGCTCATTGAAGTAGATAAGGTTGAAGCACAGTGCTCAGGTATTAAGTCTGGGTGTACTATCAAACGTACTAAAGCTAAGCTTCCAAACTTTATGCAGGGTTACTGGGGACCTATTATTAGAACTGTGAGCTCTATTGATGGTGGTATTGAGCTACAACCTACCCAGCCTGGTACATATACTTCAATGACTAAGACAAGTAGTTTCAAGTATAACAGTACTAAATACTTTTGGTTTCTGAATGGTTACCTCTATCTACCTAATGTAGACTGGGATGCTATTAAGATTGAAGGAGTATTTGAAGATGATATTACTAAATGGAACTGTGACCCAGAGGATGATTGTCTTATTAGACAGGAACAAGAGTTTAATGTTCCTGACTTTTTGTTTGCAGAAATAGAAACCCAAGTTATGAATGCATTGCTAGGAGCTGCTAGAGTACCTAGTGATGGTAAGCATGATAATCAAAATATCTCTAGATAATGGCAGATCTAATTAAATACAGAACGTTTGATCAACTCTTAGAAGATGTTAGCGTTGATTTCTCTGCGTATGCTTTAGAAGGTATGATAGAGCCTCAGCAGCTTATTAAGGTTGCTATGAAGGTAAACTTTGATTTGGGTTTACGTATTCAGAGAACTAAGCAGGTAATTCTAGAAGTAGAAAAAGGTAAAGTAAAACTACCTTCAGATTACTACTCTCTCAACTTTGCTTACATGACCGGCACATACAGAGTAGAAACTCAAATGCCATCAGGAACTGTTATTGAAGATACTATACTAGATGCTAGTAAAGTACAATTGGATGAGAACGGTTGTCCTGTAGATGGTAGTGTATGTGTAAATGATTGTGGAGACTATTACCAACTTATTCAAAAGAGTAAGACAGATGTTAAAATCTATGAGACTTTTGGTAAGATACGGGCAGTAGGTCAGGGAGTTATGGAAAGCTGCCCTAATGGACGGTGGACTACAGAAGAAAACATTATGGAGATTCGTGATGGATTTATCTATACCAATTTTACATCTGGTAAGATTTATCTAAACTATCAATCTCAAATGGAAAATATTCATGGTGAGCTTTTAGTAATGGATCATCCATTGGTTAATGAATACTATGAGTATGCTTTGAAGCAACGTATTCTAGAGAATATGATTTTTGCAGGTGAGCAAGTATCTCAACAACTTAATTTGATTGAGGTACGTTTACGTGCTGCAAGAAACAATGCTTTATCATTTGTCAATACTCCAAACTATGCAGAGCTGCAGAAGATTTGGAAGATGAATAGAAAAGCACAGTATGACAAGTATGTCAACATGTTTAAGAGTACACCAACCATAAGGTAAGATGGCAAAGAAGAAGACTACTTCACAAGCAGCTAATGCTGCTATGCAGATACATACAGACTCTTTTGTAAAAGGGATGGTACAAGATGTCAATGAATCTTTTCAGACAGCTGGTACGTGGCCGCATGCAAGAAACGCAGTAAATAATTCTACAGAAGGAGATGTTGGTACATTAGAAAATGAAGCATCTACTAAGCTCTGTGTTGAAGTCCCTTATGATGTAATTGGACAGATCCACCTATATGATGATAAGTGGGCAATCTTTACTACTGATGATATCAATAGTGAGATTGGTATGTTTGATGAAAGCCAGTGTTCTTATACTAAGATTGTCAATGATTCAGTACTAGCTTTTGATAGAAACCATTTAATTAAAGGTGCTGCTAAAGAAAACTATGATTGTACTTGGCAATTGTACTGGGATGATGGTAAGAACCCATCAAGAACTTTAAATATTGACGACATCCCTTACAAAGTTACTAAGACTGTAGTGGATGATTGTGTAGTAGAAACTCCTACTGATAAGTTAGATGAAGACCAGATCCGTTTAGCAAGACTAATGGACACTCCTTGTATTACTATAGAGCAGGGAGAAGTGGGTACACTACTTAATGGTACTTACCAAGTATATATTGCTTACTCTGTAAATGGTACAAGAGTTAGTGATTACATGGCAGCTTCTAATTTACAATCTATATTCTTTCATGAGAATAGTGTAGGATCTATTGAAGTTAATATTGAGGGTTTAGATACAGAACGTTTTGATGAGTTTGAGCTTGCTGTTGTAACCTATATTAATCAGCAGACAAGTGCTTCTACATTTGGTTATTATTCTACACAAACAAAGCGTATAACTATTGACAGTATAGATCAGCGTTTAGTAGCTATTCCATTAAGCATGCTTCTTTTACGTAAGCCTGCTTATGAAAAGTCTGATGCTATGTACACTGTTACCAACTACTTGTTGAGAGTTGGTGTATCAGATAAGTTTGATTTTAACTACCAACCTTTAGCTAATAAGATTAAAGCTAACTGGGTTGCTGTAGAGTATGATGCAGACTATTACAGAGATGGTGGTAGCAATACTGGCTATATGCGTGATGAGCAGTATGCATTCTTTATTAGATGGATTTACAATACTGGAGAGAAGTCTAGCTCATATCACATTCCTGGTAGACAAGCTTTCTCAGGAGATAGACAGCTTTTAGCTCCAGATGGTACAGAGATTTGGGGAGATACCCTACAAGAGAAGTGGAGTGTATATAACACAGCTACAGTAACTAGCATTCAAACTGAAAACTTACCAGACGGTGGTAAAGTAGTTAAAAGAGGTAAGATGGGTTACTGGGAGTCTAGTGAAAGATATCCTGATAATAAGCCCGTGATATGGGAAGATCTTTGTGGTAAACCTATACGTCACCATAAGATGCCAGATGATTGTATTATTCCTAGACATAATGAGGGTGGTACAAAAATTAACGTATTAGGTGTAGAGTTTACTAATATCAAACCCCCAGTAGATAATGATGGTAATCTAATTCCTGGTATTGTAGGTTATGAGATTCTTAGAGGATCTAGAAAAGGTAATAAGTCTATTATTGCTAAGGGTCTTCTTAACAATATGTTTGAGTACAGTATTCCAGGTAAAGATGGAATTACAGGAATGTATCCTAACTATCCATTTAATGATCTTAGACCTGACCCATATCTGACAAAATACTTTCCTGAAGATGGTAGATTAAATCAAGTAAAACGTAATAAGAATAATGAATTTGCAATAGACACCTATAGCAAACGTCATTTTACATTTCATTCTCCTGATACACAGTTTAAGCATCCGTTCTTATCAGGATCAGAACTACGTATATATGGAGATGCTGTAGGTTCTTCTGAGGGTCAGTTTATAGATCCTTACAAACATCCTGAGCACAAGATGTTAGGAGATAGTGTAATGCTTATTGCAGTTCTATTAGGTTTAGGAAATGTTATTAGAGGTATGTCTGGAGAGACTACACGAAAAGTTACTTTTCCTAAAGTTGCAGGAGGAAACATTACAGGTGCTGCTGGAGCTGCTGCAGGGATAGCGGCAGCTATAACTGAAGGAGGTTTACAAGCAACTGGTGTAAACTTTTTAACTAAAATAACAAGTAGTGATGCAGCTTCTAAATTATTAAAATATGGAGCTAGTGTTGCTTTTGGAGGCGAATATGAAGAAACAACTACAGGTTCTTCATATAGTGAGTTACCTCCATTTTTAAAATTATTTTCAATTGTACCAGCCTTCTTAACATTTACTCAGATAGGTACAGATCAAGCATTAGATCTTATTTATAATATGCTTGGTTATAAACAATATGCTTTGCAACACATTGCACACGGTAAGTATGATAAGTTTGTATGTACTACATCTGGTAATAAAAGAAGAAAACTTGATAAAGGTATTTACCTAAAGAATCAAAACTATTCATTTGATACAGATAGAAGTATTAATAACTTTATGCGTAGCAGAACTGTTGCGCTAGAGGTAGCTAAAAATATTGCAGATCCTATTACTCCAGATACTAGTAAGTATACATTGGGTAGTAGACAGTTTTGGGATTTAGATCTTAAGGATGTAAAGGATGAGGTTTTTAATTCAACTATTTCGTCTAAGTATGTTGGAATTAAGATTCAGAATGAAAATCAATACGGTCAGTTAGATAGTATTGCTCAATCTTTAACATCATGTGCCCAGATTTTACCAAGTGTATATGGTGTAAATAGTGAGTTTAAAACTCCTGTTCTATTTGGAGGAGATATTTACATTACTAGATACACTGAGAAGAATACAATGTTCTTTTTTAATGATTGGTTGGCAGGTAAAGAATTTCAAGATGGTGAGGAATATGATTACCGTCAACACATTAATGTACCGTATCCTAGATACTATGCTAACACTCAGAGATATAGATTTGATAATTTTGTAGAAGGGTTAAGCCAAAGTTTATTTAGTCTTACAGGTATTAAAAATTTACTTACAGGATTTCAAAAAGAAGATGACGTACAAGATCAAATTGACACGTTACCTTCTGACTTTCATAACTTAGATAGAAAGACCTCCCCTAATGGTTTATTTAGAGCTAAGGGTTGGTTCTATCTTTTTAACTCAGGTGTTAAAGATTTCTTTGTAGAATCAGAAATTAACTGTGGCTACAGAGATCATGATGATAAGCCTACTACGCGTCACTATGACGACAGAGAATACACAGACTTACAACGTATCTTCCGTGCAGATGAGATCACTGCGGGTAACCACTTTAAGTATGACTTCTCTCTATCAGCTGGATATTACTTTACTACAAATGTTACTATGGGTAATATTCAGACTAGAGATTATGATCCTGAAATATCAGAGACATGTCATACATACTACCCTAACAGATTGATATACTCTCTGCCACAAGAGCAAACTCTTAAAGTTGATAACTGGAGGACCTTCCTGGTAAACAATTATCAAGATTTTAAGAGCCCCCTTACAGCAGTTAAACCTATTGGTGACGCTGGTGCATTAATCATGCTGCGTAGAGAATCTCCTATGTTCTTTGCTGGTAATGATACCATTCAATCTACAGATGGATTAGAGATTACTATTGGAGACGGAGGACTATTTGATTCACGTCAAAAGATTAGAAACGTAGTTAACACTGATGCATCTTATGAGTATGGTAGCTGTCAAAACAGATTAGCTATTAGTGCTACTCCTGCTGGTATCTTCTATGTATCACAGAACCAAGGTAAAATCTTTGCGTATTCTAATACGCTTAAAGACTTAACTGGTGCTGGAATGAAGTGGTGGTTTGCTAAGTATCTACCATATCAGATTAAAGAAGACTTCCCTGAGTTTGATCTTGTAGATAACTCTGTAAATGGTGTAGCGGTTTCTACTATCTATGATAACAGAAATGCAATCTTATATATTACTAAAAAGGATTACAAGCTACGTTCTGAGTATAAGGGTAAAGTAGAATGGATTGAGAATAATATCTTCTCTGTAGGCAATGCAAGAGTAGAGCTTGGGGATAGTAGATTCTTTGAAGATGCTAGCTGGACTATTAGCTATGACGTTAAGTCTGGTGCATGGATCTCATTCCATGACTGGCATCCTGATGTATTGCTACCAGGTAAGAATCTATTCATGAGTGTTAAGGATAAGAAGATCTGGAAGCACAATAATAGATGTGATAGCTTCTGTAACTTCTACGGTAAAGACTATCCATTTGAAGTAGAACAGATTATCAACACTGGTCAAATGGTTTCTACTATTAGAAGCTTTGAGTACCAGTTAGAATGTTACCAATACAAGGAGAACTGTAAAGATGAGTTCCATATCCTAGATGCAAACTTTGACAGAGCTGTAGTATATAACTCTGAGCAAGTATCAGGTATGCTTAATCTAAATATTTCTCCTAAGAATGACCCTCAAGGAATTTTAGGCTATCCTAAAATAAATGTTGCAAGTATTGATATCTTGTATAGCAAAGAAGAAAATAAATACAGATTCAACCAGTTCTGGGATATTACTAAAGATAGAGGTGAGTTTAGTAATGTGACTCGTAATGTATGGGATACACAACCTAACGGTTACATTAGAACTCTTAACAACTTCAATCTAGACTACACTAAAGATGCACATGAGCATAAAAAGTTCCGTCACTATAATAACAGATTGTTCTTGAAAAAGAATGTATCAGGAAGAACTAAGATGAGACTGAGGTTAACCAACGCTAAGCTAAATATTTCCCATAGATAATGAAAGGCCGGATTACTAAAACAGGGTATAGAAGAAATTCACCAGACGTGAATAATGACTTTAATATTATTCCTAGTAATAGGATTAGTATGAAAGGCGTAGACTTTCCTGTGTTGGGTATTGATAACTTGGGCAATACTCAATTAATGCATCCCGGAGGAGAGTATGAATATCAAGGAGATTATGTCACAGAGCTCCCTATGTATGGTTCTGGTGGCCTCACTCAGTGGTTTGCAGAGGAATGGGTGGACATTAAGACTGGTAAAAAATGTGGTAGATCTGGAAAAGACAAAAAGGGAAGACCTTACCCAGCGTGTAGACCAAGCAAAAGAGTAAACAAGACAACACCTAAGACAGCTTCTGAGTTATCTGCAGCTGAGAAAGCTAAGTTTAAAAGAAAGAAGAAGTCAGGTAAACGTATTGATTATAATCATAAGCGTGCTCAAGAAGGTACTGAAGTCCCATTAAATCGTAGTGAAGTATTTAACATTCCTAGAACTCTTAGATATGAAAATGGTAATATGGTTCTTCAAGATAAACCTGTCTGGGACGGAATGCTTGACGAAGTTACTATTACTCCTTATACTCAATCTGAAATTGCATTTCAGGAACTAATGAATAATAAAGCAACTGGAGGTTTAGAGCCTGTATATCCTGTATTTGAGGTGCTTAGTGCAGGTATAAAAACTCCTTTTACAGCAAGTGCTAAAGCTTTACAAACTGGCGTTAGAAAAGCTCCTTCTGTAATTAACCCTAGATATTTTAAACCTAACTCTAACATGTACTATAGAGGTATAGGTAAAAAAGGTATGGAAGATGCTTTACAGTCGGGGTTGTTTAGAGCTAAACCTGCTGATCAAATTCCTGCACGCATGGTAGATTTAGGATCTGTGGGTAAAGTAGACATGGCTAAACGTTTTAATAAGACTTACTATAGTCCTCGTTTTAATATTGCAGATCAATATGGTGCAGGATATATAGCAGAGGTACCTAAAGATGCAGCTAAGTTTAGCAAACGTTATAAAAACACTGACTGGAGCATGTCTACTAGAGAACAGATTCCAGTTAGTAAAGGCCGTATACTAGAAAAAAATTGGTGGTCTGGTTATAAACCAGTTAAAAAATACGGAGGTTCACTACCTAAAGCTCAGGAAGGTAATAGTGAAGCACCATTAAACCGTGGTGAAATATTTAATATTCCTAGGACAATGGGATATGAAGATGGTAAAATGGTTGTTCAAGACAAACCTATCTGGGATGGTATGCTTGACGAGGTTACTATTACACCTTATACGCAAGGTAATATTTTATCTGAGTATATGATGAATAACAAAGCTACAGGAGGATTAGAACCAGTATACCCTGTTTTTGATTTAATGACTTTAGGTTTAAAAGCTCCTGCAACAGCTGGGGTTAAAGCTATACAAGCGGGTATTAAAAAAGCACCTTCTAAATTAAACCCTAAGTATTATAATCCTAATATGTATGCAAAAGGGAATCCAAACGTTATGTATAGACAGGTTGGAAAAGATGCTTATCAGGATTTTGCAAATAGTGGATTTGTGAGAACTAAAGCTGAAATTACAGATAATCCTATATTAGGGTTACTTGAGACACAAAAAGAAATAAAAGATGTTCTACGTTATAATAAAGAGTATAGACCATCTCAATATAGACACGCTACAGACTTTAGAGCTCCTTTTTTTAGCAGAGGTAAAACAACTACAATAAAAGATGGGGGTGCTGATTACTTGATTCAAACTCGTCCTGATAAAGTTGGACCTAATAATTTTTATAGTGCACAGTGGAATATTCTTCATGGAGATCAGCCGCCCGTTGTAGGTGGGTTTGGAATAATGGATCCTATGTACAGAGCTGCGGATAACTTTGATGTATTTAAGAAAAGTTGGTGGCATGGTTATAAACCGGTTAAACAATTAGGAGGATCTTTAACCAAATATCAAGTACAAGGAGAAGTATTTCCTACAATGCTTGATGAAGTAACTGTTATTGATAAAGGAGCGCCTTCTGCATTTGGTAAAGGAAGTTCAGATAGAATGGGTACTACCTATACTATTCCAATGAATATAAAAAATGCTAGAGGGTATAGTCAAAATGGAATGCGTGTTTTATTTGACAGCCCTGGTAAATTAGCAAAAGATGCTCAAAAGGAATTTAGATCTCAATTTGGTTTTAATGCTAATAAGTTAAAGAAGAATTTTAAAAACATATTTAGTCAAGACTTTATAACTCTTGGAGATGATCAGACTTTTCAAAATGCAGCTTATGCTGGCCCCATGAGTTTAAGTAATTCTTATTTTATTAATGAGTCAGATAATATTATTGAGCCAAGAACTATTAGCAGGAGTAATACAAAAGTTACTACTAACCTTATTAATAATGATAGATCTGCTTTACTTGCAGATATGGCAAGACCTGGTACTAAAGCAGACTTTTTTAATTTATTTCAACAACGTGAAGGTTTTAGACCTTATTTAGAGGCTAAGGTTAGTAATGGTAAAGTGTATGATGCTAAACTTGGTGAGGAAGATGTTACATCCAGAAGTCCTTTTGAATCTAATATGATTAACTATCTAGGTAGTGATGCATATTTTGAAAGACTTGCTGGCACTCAATATAATAATGAGATAGATGTTAATAAATGGTCTACAGATAAAGACTATAGAAAATCTTATGCAGAACGTTTAAAAGCAGATAAACCAGAATTCCTTAAAAATTATTATGAAGGTCTTTCAAAAACTCTTGCAAATCCTATAGTTGCTGAAATAGATCACAATCTTGGATCATATGCTAGTGCAGGAACACATAACCATGGAACTTTAACAGGACAAAATGTTATAGATTACAACCCTTATAACTTTAATAATGCCTTTGGAGGAGCAGAGAAAAGAAAAGAAGCCTTGATAAAAGAGTTAGAACGTAGAGGGGCTACTCCTGCGGAAATTGATGTAACAATGGAATATGGTATAGGGCCAGGAATGAATGATAATTTTTCCGATGTAATGTCTCATGAGCTTGCCCATGTTTATAGTCTGGGATCTAAAGATTATATTTTAAATAATGAGTCTGCAAACGTAGCTCCTGGTATAGATAAAGAATATGAGCTTTTATGGAATATAAACAAAGACACAAAAGATCAACCTTTTTATTCATATCAAAACCATTTAAATACTGGGTCAAAACCTATTAGTTATAATACTGCTTTAAACAGTGAAATACAAAATGTTGCTGACCGTTTAAATACTAGGTACCATAACATTTCTCCTGAAGAAACTAAAGCTGATGTATATGGTATCAGAAACTATCTTCTTAGAACTCAAGGTCAAGATTATGATCAACCCTTTACTAAAGAAAATTATGATTCTTTAATGAATGATGACAAATTTAAAGAAGGTTTGTTTTATAAGCGCATGCAAGAAAGATATGGTGATGATCAATCTAAATGGATGAAAGCTATGAATCTTATTGCTTCAAAAGAAGATGGTAAAAATTATAGAATGTATGCAGAACGTGGTGGGCAGTTGCCTAAAGCTCAAAAGGGTAATGGTGAAAAACACACTGTAGCATCAGGTGAAACATTCTATGGTATTGCTAATAAAAATGGTATTGCTTGGGAAGATCTTGTTAGTGCTAACCCAGGTGTTGATATAGAAAAACTTTCAGTTGGTCAGATCATTAATATCCCATCTGTTTCAAAATCAGGGGGTGTAAAAATTACATACTCAGATCCTGAACTTAACATTCTTCAGCAAGAAAGAGAGCTTGGAAATATAAAACAATCAGAGCCAGAACAAGTAGAACAGGTTAAAATTACAAAGCAACCTGTTGAAACTAAAACTACTCAGGTATATGATGGTCCTGGTTATTTTCCAGAAGCGTTGCTACTTAAGCAAGCATATAAAGAATCTACATTTAATCCGGCTGCTCAATCTAAGATTAAAGATCCGGCTCAAGGATTTGCCCAGTTTAGACCTATTACTGTAAGAGAATTGCAGAGACTAGGTTTTGCTGATGATACATTTGATCCTTTTGATTACACTCAGTCTATTGGTGCTCAAAGAGATTATATGAACTATTTGTATACTAGACCATGGATAGATAAGCCTAATCAATCTGAAGAGGTGAGATTAGCAAAAACATTAGCAGCATATAATTGGGGACCAGAAGTATTTAAGACATTCTTGACTAATAAGAAAGCAGCTGGAGTAGATATATATAACTCCTTAGATTGGGTAGATCAATTACCTGGAGAAACTGGTGATTATATTAATAAGATTTTATTAGATAGTGATGAGCAATTCCAGGCAGATTATCAAAAAGCTCTTAAAGACAGTGCTAACTTAAAGTACATTAACCTTTATAATCTAAAAGCAGGAGGAGAATCTCTACCAGTATATAATACATATAAGACTAAGAATAGAGCTTGGTTAGCAGCGCGTAAAAATTTAGGCGCTAATAAGAAGTTTATGTACGGTGGTAAAGTTTACTCTACAAGCACACCTAAAGGGCTGTAAATATGGTAGTCTGCTATAATTTTTGTATATTATAAATGAGATATCGTAACTAGTTATGTCAAAAAATATTCCCACAAATAAGAAGCTTTATGCTAGAGTAAAAGCAGAAGCTAAAAAGAAATTTGATAGATGGCCTTCTGCCTATGGATCTGCCTGGCTTGTAAAAGAATACAAGAAACGTGGCGGAGGTTATAGAAAGGCAGAAGAAGGAATGGAAGTTCCTGATTATGGTTACGGTGGCGGCATGAACTATGCAGACTATGCTTACATGTATGGTGGTGAAGATGCAGACATGATGGAATATGCAAAGGGTGGTGGGATACCTGAGCGTTACAAGAACATGGGATTCACTAAAGTAGGTGTAAAGAAAAAGTCTACACGTCCTGGTAAAAAGTGGATGGTACTTGCTAAGAAAGGAGACAAGTACAAAGTGGTACACGGTGGTTTTAAAGGAATGAAAGACTACACCCAACACGGTAGCTCTAAAAGACGTAAACGTTTTTGGGATAGAATGGGTGGTAAAGACTCTGCTAAAGCTAAAGATCCATTTAGCCCACTATACTGGCACAAGAGATTTGGTACCTGGGAAGAAGGTGGTGAAATCTTTAATGAGGATTCTATGGATTTCTACGCACAAGGTGGTGGTACAGATAACCCAGGATTTAAAGCATTACCTCCAGAAGTACAGCAAAACATTCTAGACAATATGGGTATTGGTGGTGAGTGCTATGCTTGTGGTGGTCAAAAGAAATATCAGCTTGGTGGTAAGCCTGGAAATCCATTTACTCAAGAAGAGTTGGATTATATGGAGAGCATGTATCAACAACCTGATCTAGAATATTTACCTTATCCAGATGATACTGGTAACTTGGATGTAATGTACCCAAACCCAGCCATGGGGTTAGATGTAATGCCCCCAGACTCAACTATAGAGTTAGATGAAGTGGTAGTAACAGATACTAGACTTGGTGGTTTAAAGCCTAAGCCAATTCCAGATATGACTCCGGAAATGTTTGAGCCTGCTTTAATGCCGGTAACACTACCAGAAAGAGTGGAGTCTTATATAGAAGATCCAGAGAAAGAGGAAGAGCAAAAGAATAAGCCTAATAGAAGATTACAGTGGGCTATGGGTAGAATTGCTATGGCTAATGCTGCAAATCAGTTTATGGAAAACATGAATGACCGTAAACAAGAAGCTAAAATGAGACAGAATCTTCTTACTGATAACTTTGTACCAATGATTACAGGTAATGACAGAGGAGACTATGATATAAATACAGGTATCTTTAGACCTGATGATTATGTACCTACACAGTTTCAATCTTTTATGGCAAAGGGTGGACAGATTGGTATGGTAGATGAAGACATATTACAAGAACTTATTGCAGCAGGTGCTGACATTGAAATCTTAGACTGATGAAGAAGATAAAAATTAATAAACTTCCTAAAGGCTTTCACAGAATGCCAGACGGCACAATCATGAGAGACTCAGACCACCAGAAAATGCAAGCTGGTGGTCAACCTGTTTTAGGGCCAACACCTAGAGCAGCAGCTAATCTTGAAGCAGAAAAGGGAGAAACAGTTGTTACAGATTTAGATAATAACATGATTCCTGAGCACTATAAGATTGGTGGTAAGAAGCACAGTGAAGGTGGTACACCTCTTAATCTTCCTCCCAAGTCTTTTATCTTTTCAGATCATAAGTCTATGTCAATTAAAGGTGATGACTTAAAGAAGTTTACTAACACTAGTAAAAAGTCTATGACCCCAGCAGCTATTGCAGGGTTAAAGAAGTTTGACATTAGTGAAGAGAATAAAATTCTAAAAGATCAAGATGCAGATAAAATGGCTAAGGCTACTGCAGAGCGTAACATTCAAGCTAAGCTTGTCAAGTTAGGAGAGCTTGCTATGCTTCAAGAGTCTAAGAAAGATTTTGATAATGGTATTCCTGAAATTGCGTTGCCATATTTAAAACGTAATGGAGTAACTCCTGAACAAGTAGAGATGATTAATGCAGAGCTTGAGCAGAGAAATATGATGGAAGAAATGGCTGCTTATGGTAAAGAGATGTATGGATGGGGTGGTCAAAAGAAAATGCAGGGAGGTGGTCAGCCTAATGTATCTTATGCTCCTGATGCATTAAAAGTATTTAATCAATATGGTCTAACATTTAGTTTACCTGGTGCAACTGCATACGCAGATGTACAGGGTTATAAAGGAGATGGTCTATTCGGTGATGCTGAAACTAACCTTCCTGGGTTCTTTGAAGAGTTTACTGGAGTGTACTCTGATATTGATGCACTTAAAGAATCTTTAGATGATTATGGTGTTAATGATGTAAACCCTGAAGTTAAGAAATTCCAAGAGTGGTATACTAATACCCACATTCCTGAAGTAGCAAATCAGATTCGTGCTGAAGTAAAAGAGAAGAGAGGTTATGAGATGACTGATGATGAGTTCAACGGTCTTGTAACTGGTCTTACTAGTGAGTTTGGTTTTCAGGATGGTAAGAAAGGATTTGGATTTGATGGTAAGATGGGTACTGTAACTTCTGGTAGAAGAAGGTTAGGTTACTCTATAGATCCTATTGAAGATACCCCGGAAATTACACCACCAGAAACTATTCCTTATGAAGGAGAGGGTAGTGATACTAATTTTTATCAGCAAGATCTTGTAAAGATTGGTGCTAAGCTTGCAGATAGAGCAAACAGATACTATGGTTATACTCAAAGATTACAACCATACTTACCTGATCCGGTATTCTTAGATCCTGAAAGAGAGTTGCAAGCTAATCAAGAGGCTTATGCTACAGCTGCAGCTACTCAAGGTCTTGTGGGCAGAGGTCAAAATTTAGCCGGCAATCTTTCTTTAATGCAAGGAAAGCTGGCGGAGCAACAAGCTAATACATTAGCTAGATATACAAACGCTAATAATCAAATAGCTAACAGCTTTGAGCTTAAGCGTGGAGATGCTATTAATGCTTTCCAAGAGTACAACGCATTGCAGAATAGACAGCAAGCTATGGATACTGCCATTGTTAACCAGCAGTATGATAACTTTAGACGTCAGAAAAGAAATGATTTGGCTAATCTATATGCACAAGCTTTAACTAACAGAGCAGAAACAGATCTTCTTAATGATCTGTATCCTCAATATAGTATTGAACCTTTAACTGGGGGTATGGGATACTTTACCGGTAGAGGTTGGGATCCTAATTCTGATATGACTGCTTATGATAAGTTCCGTCAACAGTATTTACAAACTACTTTAGGAGGCCCTAGAACTAAAGAAGAAGGCTCAGTACAAAAGAAATATGGTGGTTCTGCCTATAACAGAATGGGATTGAGTAAATTTATCAAGCGTAAATAAACCTTGAAGGTTTACTAAACTTACCAGATTTTTTAGTATATTGTATATATAGACTAGTATGGCAACATTTATTCCAAATATAGGTGACGTAACTCCTGAAGTAGAGTACTTTAGACCTAATCTAGAACTTATGGCTGGCTACTTGGAAACAAGACAAGGCCAGTTTAATGCTGCTAGAGATGAGCTAAATACAATGTACAATACATTGATGTCTCTAGATCTTACATTAGATGAGAATAAGAAAAGACGAGAAGAGTACTTCAAGGCTGCAGACCAGCAGATTAAAAAGTTTGCTAATGTAGATATCAGCTTACCTGAAAACATTGCTGCTGCTAAACGTGTATTCAGTCCTTTGGTAGAAGATGAAGCAATGTCTGAAGATTTCTTGTTTACTAGCAAGATTAAAAATATCATAACTACTGCAGAAAAGTTTAGAAACAGTTCTGAGGAAGAGGATAGAGCTAGATATAATCCAGAATCAATTAAGTATGCTCAGTTAAAGCAACAGGAGTACATCAATGCTTCTCCGGAAGCAAGAAAAGGTGTATCTAATTCTACTGTTAGATACGTATCTAATGTCAATCTTATGGAGAAAGCTACGGCTTTAGCTAAAGAGATGGACTTAAATGTAACTATAGATAGTATTACTGGAGGTTATAAAGTAACTAATAAGAATGGTCAGTTGATTACTCCTCAACTGCAACAGGCTTTTACTGATGCTTTTATGTCAGATCCTGAAGTTGTAGAATATTACGAGCAAAGAGCTTATGTGGATGTACAAAGTCAGATTCAAAGCTTGGCCCCTCAGCTTGGTTATCAGGGTGCTATAGATGCACTATCTCAAACACTTCAGGCTTCTAGCCAATTACTATTTGCTAAAAATGCAGAAGAGGCAAAAAAAGCTAAAGAAGTTTTAGATGCTCAGCGTAGAATTATTGAAAATAAAATTGAAACTGAAGGGATTGTTGAGGGCTCTGAAGCTCATAGAGACTACCTTAATGTTTTAAAGAATTTAGAAACAGCTTCTAATAACCAAGAAATTGCGGCTCAAGGTTTAGGCTTGTCTTTAAATCAATTAAACTCTACAGAAGAATTATATAGTCTGGCTTTCCGTTTATCACTTAGTGAAGATATTCAACGTGCAGCCCAGATCTTATCTGATAGAGGTATGGAGCAAACTGTTAAAGAAGATGCGTTTGCACTAGAAGCTGTTAAACAGCAGAATAGATTAGAACTTGCTTTATTTAAAGCAGAACTTGAGAATGCTGGAAGTTCTAGTTCAGGACAAAGTGGTGTTAGCTGGGATCCTGTACAAGCTGCAGTAGATGCCGGTGCTAGAAGCCGTGGTGCAGAAGGTACAGAATATGCTGGTAACTTAGATATCACTACTGCTAAATCTGCATTAAAAGGTTATGTAGATATAGAAGAAGATATGTACCGTAAATTTATTACCAACTTCTTGAGTAAAGAAAATGGTGGATATCTCAGCAGCGTAGGTGGCGGTTCTGCAAATGGTAAGGCTGCTGTAGATGCGTATCTTGCAGAGTTAGATGCTTTAGGTCCTCTAGAAAGACAGGAAAGAATTGCAGATGATCTACTAGAGATTTCACAAAGTGGTCATAGCTATGATGCTAAAGCATTAGAAGATATGGAGGCTATGGTAAACAGCATTGCTGCAGCTAATAATGCAGTTAATGGAACTGTTTATCAATCTCACAGGCTATTACAACAGGAATATGCAGGTCAACCAGATGAGCTAATGCTATCTGAGTTAATGTTTGATGATGCTGGTGTAATTTTATCTGAGAGCCAGTTTGTAAATCAAGCTACAGATTTTGTAAATGCTAATATAGCACGTCAAGATGGGGGTAGAGGATTTGATCAAAATAGATATACTAGTTATAGACAAACTTTTGATAACTATGGTAGTGCATATCCTACTTATGCAGAAGCAGATCCAAATAAGTTAAAAGAACTTTATCAGGTATATAAAAATAATATTGATAATATCTATAAAAATAATAGTGTTAATGTTCATCAATACTTTGATCCAGATATAGTTGGGGGAGGTTCCAGCCGTGCATTTGAAGTTAATGCTTCATATGTTGCAGATCCTATGACTTACTACAATAAAAAGAAAGCAGGTCATCAGAATTCTAAAAAAGCATTTACAGTTATAGCTGGTACTGTTATGGCTGCTAAAAATTCAGATAGCTACATCTATCCTGGTTCAATGATTGAAAATAATTATTTTGGACTAGATGCTTTTCCAGATGGGGAAGATAACAAGATGGTTATAGAAAACGCTGCAACAGAATTGCTTAATAGCTTTTTACAAACCGCTCAAAAATCTAATGATGGTAGCTCTGTAGGTAGACCTACGGCTATAGTAGATGTTGCAAAAGGAATTACTATTGGAGATAAACGTTATGTAGCTACACAGATTACATTTGATGAAACCTATATGGCTGGATTAAAAGAAGATAATCCAGGTAAGTATAAAGATGCTCCAAGTAAATACACCATTTTTACACCTCAAGAAGCTATGCCTGTTGGCTACTTCCCTAGTGATGGATCAGGAGCTTTAATGGCTTCTATTATAGCTAGTGGTGAACGCACTACACAATTCCCTCAAGGGCTAGGATCAGTTACTTATACTTATGATGATGAGTCTGGATTGATTCAAGTCTATGGTAAAATTAAAAGCCTTAATCCAGAAAATGGAGGCTATGAAATGAGAGAGTATGTAGAGTCTGTAGATGAAGAAAACTTTGACATTGTAAGAAATTCTGTATGGAATGTAGTTCAGGCAACTCTTGAATCTAATGAACAACGCTTAAAAGAATTAGAAGCGGCACAAGGTATTACAAGGGTTACTGATCCTAATAAATTAAAGTAACTATGGGTGTTCTGCCTACATGGTCATCAGCTGCTGCTGATAAAGCTAGAGAAACTTATAAAGCTCCTCAAGGTGGGGGCTTTTCTGCTAATTTAAATTCTCGTTTGTCTACTTATCAACAAGCAGAAATTCCTCAGCCTTTTAAATCTCCAGGTGCAGATTTATTTGATACGCAATCAGATATAGCATTTAGTGGAAAGCAGTTAAATGTAAAACGTTTTTATGAACATCCTGCATATAGCCGTTTAGGATTTTCAGCTTTTAGAGATAATGATTCTTACTATAATAGTAAGGCTAGCTGGGTAGGAGATTTTAAAAGAGCCTTTAAACATTTTGGGCCAGGGTTTAGAGACGGATTTGTTTCTAATTATGCTGGCTTTGAAAGTTTAGTTGGAGGTCAGGCATTAACCCCTAGTCTATTAGATTATTCTAAGGGTAGAGAAGCTGAAGAAGCGGCATCTATTGCTATGTCTACAAGAGGTGGATGGAAACAGTCAGCCGTTAATATTCCTTACAACCTTAATTATACTGCAGGTATTATAAGCAGCATTGCCTTAGAGGATTTAGCACTTGTTGCAGCAGCACCTGGTACAGGCGGTACATCTTTAACTGGATTGCTTTTTAAAACAGGTAGAGATGTTGCTAGAGTAGGTAGTGCAATTGGTCAAGTAGCTAGAGGTGCAAGAGCTTTAGATAAAGTAGCCGATGCTAAGAAAGTGTACAATATGGTAAAAGGTACTGCTGTGCAAACTAGTAGACTTTTAATACCTGAAACAGCTACACAATTTGGTAAGTTCTATACCACTGCTAATGCTGTAGGAAGAGCCGGTAAGATTGGAGAATCAACTCTTAATATGATAAGTACTGCTAAAGGTTTTGGTAGTATGTATCGTGATTTAAGAATGATTAACATGGCTATTGATGAGTCAAGTGTAGAAGCAGTTGGTGTACGCAATGGTCTAATGGATAGATATGTATCTGAGTTTAGTCAAAAGAATGGTAGATTGCCAAATGCTTCTGAGTATGCAGATATGAAAAAGAATGCAGATGAGGCATTAACTGCAGACTATTGGGCTAACCTTCCTGTAATTTATCTAACTAATAAACTAACTTTTGGTAATGCATCATTAGCTCCAAGGTTTATTAGAAACTATGCAGCTCCCATTAAAAACCAAGCGGGTAGATTAATTAGAACTGCTACTAAAGGTAAAGTTACTAGTGAGATTGTTGAAAGAACAATGAACCCTATTAAGTATATTAAAAGGGCTGTTACTAATAGACAACTTGCTAAGGCTAATTTGTACGCAACTGCTAGATACTTTAAAGCAAACTTAGGTGAAGGTGTTCAAGAACTTTACCAAACTGGTGCGGCTACTACCTTTGAAGATTACTACTATAATCTATATAATAATCCAGCAATGAATGGATTTAAGTACTATAAAGAATCTGCTAAAAGAGGAATTGGTACTTTATATAGTCAAGAAGGTTTAGAGGCATTTGCTGGAGGTTTACTTGGTGGTGGTTTATCTAATGTTGTAGGTGCAGGTACCAGGTTAGGTAGTGAGTTCTTTATGATGACTACTAACCCTGAGCAGTATGAAAAAGTTAAAAAGAATCAGAAGGAGCAATTAAAGTTTTTGAATGACTTTATTAATGAAGAGGGTAAGGATCCTCTAAAGTTTTTAGCTCCTGACTTAACAACTCTTGTAGATCTTATAAATCAGAATGGTACAGCATATCAGTTTGCAGATGCTATGAATTTTAAAGGGGTGGAAGATATTAGAACTACCTCTTTATATCAAAAGATCCAGCAGCTACAAGCAAGTGGTTCTACAGAAACCTTTATAGATGCTATAGAGCAAATGAAATCTATGGAGGCTGAAGAAAAGATGGAGGCCTTGGGTGTAGATACTGTAGAGAAAGCTGATAAACTATTAGATGTTATTAGTGAGCGTTCTAGAAACATGAAGTCTAATATTGAATATGTCAATAAGACTTATGAGAATCCTTACAATCCTAATCAGTTTAAAGTTGGTACTCCAGAAAGAAATGAAGAGATCTTAAAGCAGTTTGCATGGGAGCAGGCTAAGAAAGATTTGGCATTCAACTTTAGTCAGTTTAAAATTACAGCAGATAGACTGGGTGAAATCTATAACTCAGCTGTAGAAGATGAAGCTGTTGCGGGCATGCTTAACAAGGATTTTTCTGTGCTGTTTAATACTACATTAGCTCAATCTAAGAAAAGTGGTGTGCAGTTTGAAACCAGTTTAGAAAATGAAATTGGTTTTTTAGATACAGAGAAGTCTAATGCCCAAGCGGAGATTGCTAACATAGATGAACAACTTACTACAGCAGATGAAGCGGGTAAGGAGCAATTAAAAACTCGTAAGAAACAGCTTCAAGAAAAGCTTAAGAGTATAGAAGGCAGATCTAAAATACTTACTAAGTATGCTGGAGCAATAGAAAGAGTTAAGGCTGCAAGAGCTACTGTAGAAGAAGGAAAAGAACGTCCTTCAGAAGAAGCTGCTCTTAAAGATATGTATGATGCTTTTAGAGAGTACATGCTATTTGTAGGTGAAGAAAATAACTCTCCTGTAGATGCTGTTAAATTGCAAGACACTTTTGGAAAGCTGTTAGATTTTATAGATGTAGCTGAAGACAATAGATTAGCAACTAATGCTATCACCATACTCTCAGATCCAAATGCAATACAAAGACTTAGTGATGCTCATTTTAATGGTATCAAGAAGCGTTTTGAATTACATGGTTCTTTGTCTAAACTGTTAGCTTTAGGCGTAGTAGAAAACAAGAGAACTAATGAGTTTATTGAAGCATTAGAAGAGCTTGGGGTTGTTATTCCTTATGATCAAATGCAAGCATTGGTTCTTGAAGGAAAGACCCCCACTCAATATATTTCTGTTAACGAAGAAGATACAGATGCTAATGGTTTTGTTATTGAGGGTAGCCCGTTATGGGAAAGAATCCAAGAAATAGCTGACCAATATGAAATGGGTAAAGCTGAAGCAGTAGAAGATGTTGAAGAAGTTTCTCCTGCAGAGTCTGAAGAAGCTATGAAAGCTGAAGGAGAAGCTGAGGCTGAGGCTGCTGAAGAGGTTAAAGAGAAGAAGCCTTCTATGACTGAGCAAGCTGCTAAGTCACAAAAAGCTACCAAGGAAGCTCAAGAGAAGCAAACTAAACGTAAGAAGACTACACGTACTCCTGCTAAGTATCAAGAGGTAAGCCTAAGAAAAGAATTAGGCGGGACTAAAGTTCTTGAGAAACTTGATGAAGACTTTGCTAAAGAGAATGAGAGAAGAAAAGAAGCTGGTGAAAGACAGCAGACCTTTACTCAATTCATAAATGGTTTATCTAATATTGATAGTCTTGTAAAACAGGGTAGAAACCAAGCAAGTAAGATTAAAGAAAAACAAGCTTCAGAAAAGACTGTAGAAAGATATCAGAAACGTTTGGATAACGCTAAGACTATTGAGGATGTAGACCTTATAGAAATAGATATTCAGACTCTACCTATTATGCCAGAGGATCTTCTTAAATTAGATTTCCAGAAAAGAAGAAATGAGATTATGGCTGAAGAAGCTAAGAAGAGAGGTGTTGAAAATGTACCAGAACCTACACCTAAAGTAGAAGCACCTCAAGGAGAAAACCTAGAGCAAGCAACAGAAACTGTAGAAAGTATTGACTTCAACAAGATTAATACTGCAGAAGCTAGTGAGAAAGGTGGGGAAGTTACTGACGATGATATAAACAATATACTTTGTTAATATGGCTTTTTGTAATATAAAGACTAAACAGGCTCAAGGACTTGCAAACATTATTGCAAAAGATGTAGCAAACAAAAGAAACGCAGGCACTCCTTACAATGTAGAGGAGGCTATGCGTAATGTCTACAATCTAATGATTGAGAATGGCCAAGACAAAGATAGAGCTGTAACCATGGCAGCCTTAGTACCCAAAGCTGTAATTGCACAAGTTGGTCAGTATGCTCCTAACGGTGCCTACTTAGCTCCTATTCTAGGTAAAGTGGGTGAGCTGGTAAGTAAAGCCACAGACTTTAATTCTGTCATAGAAGTAATGGGTCTACAAGAAGAGTTTGCTGAAAAGTTAAATGATGTAGAACAAGCTCAAAATAATGAGATAGATGTAGAGTCTCAACCTCAGTCAGTTGAATTACCTAAAGTAGAATTAGTAGGTGGTATTCCACTTGTAGATTCAGGATTAAGTACTACGGTATTAGAAATAGGTGACGCTGAAGGAGATCCAGCAGTAAAAGCTAATGGAGAATTTATTAGAAAGTTTATTCGCCTTGGTCAATTGCAGAGTAAAAACTTTTCTGAAGCTTATGTCTTAGATAAGATTTCTACTTACAAACTAGCATTGGTATCTTCAACTAAGATTCCTCAAGAGTCTAGAGTAAAAGCAGACGTTTATGGTCCTGTAGTATATGCATTTATTGATAGTCAGGGTAGAATTGTAACTGATGAAAACGGTCACACTCCTCACGCATTTGTAAGACCTGTTGAAAAAACTGAAGATGGTTATGTATTTAGAAAAGAGAAAAGTACCAGCAGACTTCAGATTAATAAGACAAACGCTAATAATTTAGGCCTTACTTTAGAACAGTTTGAAAAGAAAATTAAAGCTGAGGCTAGTTTCTTAAATAATGCTGCTAGAAGAATATCATCTTCTCCAGATACTATTATTCCACTAGAAGCTGTAAGAGGTACGCTTGGTGTAATAGCTAATGCTAAATCAGTTCCACTTAAAAGTATTCCTGATTTCCAACAGGAGTTTTTATTACCTGAAGGTATTGGATCTGGTACTGGTAGAATTGCTAACGTTAGCACTTTAAATAAAGATGGTAAGGTTAACGTTTATCAGGCGTTTGTATTTCAGTATCCTGGATATGATTATACACTTCAAGCAAACGGTTTGTTACTCCGTGACACGGAATATGCCCCAGCAATCAAAGAGATTTTATTATCAAATGATTACACCCCTCTTCAGAAGAAGAACTTACTTTTTAATATTCTACAAAAGAACGTCCTTGATTTTGCAGATACTGGTGTAAAGATCCCATACTATGGTCCTAATAGTAAGGGTATCATGGTTGTTAAGGGTAAGAAAGCTATAGACTTGTCTAAGCCAGAAGAAGCTGCAAAACTTGTTGATGACTATATTAATAGAGCATATGTTAATGTGCCTATTGATTCTAATCAACAGTATGAGTTTGATGGTCCTGTATTAGTAAGTACAAGTTCTAAAAATAAAACCTTTTTGGAGGGTGAAGATGGTACAAGATATGAATTTGAAAACGTAGTTAGTAAGTATGAGGTTGGCAAAATTCAAATGGTTAACCATATATACAATAATTTTAGAGTGTATGCTCCTACGGATTCTAAGGGTAACCTTATTACCCCTAGTCCAGTAATTACATACAAGGCCCCTATAGAAGAAGCTCTTGCTACACCAGAAGTTTTTCAAGAAGAAAGTGTAGAGCAGATCCAAGAAGAATTAAAACTCTTAAAATCAGAACAAGCAGAAGGTAGTGCAAGTCTAGAAGATATCCTTAATCAGATTCCAGAGGACATGCCTTCTGATATGAATAAGGTATTTGGTAGAAAAAGAACCAGCCTGGATAAAGTAGATACTTTGTCTAGTGAAGCAACAGCAAAACAAATTGCTGAAGCTAAAGCTTGGTTTGAAAGTTCTCCACTATCTAAAGTTATTCCTGTAGAGAAATGGTTTGAGATTGTAAACAGTGGTAAGGTTGCAGAATTTACTGCTAATGCTATTAAGTTGTTTGCTGGCTCTAACTATACAGATCTTTACCATGAGGGATGGCATGGGTTCTCTCAGTTGTTCTTAACTAAAGCTGAGAAGGTTGCCCTATACAAAGAAGTAAGAAAGTTACATGGTAACATTACATTCTTAGAGGCAGAAGAATTACTAGCTGAGGATTTCCGTAAGTATCGTTTAAGTAATGGTACAATGGTGATGGATAAATCACCAGCTAAGCGTAGCATCTTTAAAAAGATTTTAGACTTCCTAAGAGCTTTGTTTGGTAACACTGAGACTAAGGTTCAGTACCGTGAGATGGTGGCTCAGGAGAAGGCTCTGCAAGTTATTAAGGAGTCTTATGACATGTTATATAGAGGAGAGTTTGAAGAACGTAAACCTAATATAGACAACTCATTCTTTCTTACTCTTAATAAAGGTGTAGAAGGAGCAGACGGTAAAGCGCTATCAGCTAAAGATTCTAAAGATATCTCTGATGCAATGGATTCTATTGTAGCTGGTATTATTAGAGACTACTCATCTAGCCCTAAAGAAGTACTTAATAAGGAAGGAGCACTTCAGTCTCTTTATAATACTGTTAAGTTTAGACTTAGAGTGCAATTAAAACTTGCAAGCTCTGCTTCTAAAGTTGAAGACTATACTAAACTATCAAAGGAAGCTAAGTCTGATTTTATAGAGCAAGAGTTTAAATCAATTCTAGATAAGTTTGAAGATGTAGGCTTAAGAGATGAAAATAAATCTTATATTCTATCACAAGCTGAAATTGTATTATCTAAGCCTGTTGATAAGAACGCATATTACTCATTAGGTTTAGCCTTAACAAATTTTGGTGATACTGCTACCCTAAAAGATAATGCAGAAAGCACAATGCTTGGGTATCACTTTAAAACTTCAAGATACCTAGAGTCATTAGCTAAGTCAGAAGATATTACAGATCTTTTGGAGCTTGATATTGTAGATAGTGCTGATGATTACATGTCTTTCTATGATAAAGGTGGTAATGAAGTATCTGTTAAAGACCTAGCAGATAATTCTGTATTGTATGCAGTACGTTCTATGAGACAGTACGATAAGTCTGGTAAAGTTATAAAGGACCGTTTTGGTTATGATAAGCTTGCTGACTTTGGTAAATCCTGGAATAGACTAAGTACAATTCTTAGAGAGTCTTACAGCATTGAAGATATGCTGGATAGAGTTAATTCAGAATCATTTAAAAATAAAGCTTTCCAAGATCTTCAAACTGTATTGGGTAAAAATGCTGAGGCTAAAGATGATTACAAGTTTAGAATGCAAACATCTTTCTGGCAGGCATTTAATAAAGCATTTGTTCCTATATACGTAGCTTATACTACTACAGTTCTTTCTGATAAAGGTGAACTACAGCAACCTCTAAGTATTAGAGTAAAACGTGCTGAAGGAGAGGTAAGTTCTGTAGAAAAAGATCTTACCCGTAAATTTCAAGCTAATAAATCTCTACCCAATACATCTCAAGTTAATGGTACTAGAGTCCTTAATGTTACAAAGGTCTTAGAAAAGTACAAAGGTATTACTGCAGAAAATGTTGTAGAGTTCTACAAAGACATGGGGGTTTTACCAAATGAGTTAGAGTCTTCTACAGTAAACTTCTTGTTAAGTGGAAATATACTAGTTAACACAAACTCTATGGTTGTTAACTTAAATAAGTTGGCAGCATCTAAAGAGGCAGATCTAACTACTGCAAATCCTATAAACTTTTTATCTACAGATCAAGGACTGTTCAGAGGGATGAGAAGCACCATAAAAAATATTGTAGAACAATACGGTGCTAGTGTAGGTGATACTGGATCATCAAGAAAACTTACTGCAGAAAGAACTACTCAGTTTGAAAGTTCTCTTAATAGTAGAGCTACAAAGATTGTCCAGTTATTAAATGGTGTAGAGAAGAATCTTGATGAGCTTCTTAACAGTCCTGCTACTGCTAATTTACATCCAGACAATAATCCTGCAATGGCTACCAATCCTATTATGAGATCTTTATTCATTATGGATAAGGAAGCACCAGGTTACAAGTCTCGTAAGACATCTAAAAACTTGTACTTGTTTAATGTAAGTGGGATGACTACAGATGTATCTGTTGTTAAATATGATAAAAACACTGGTGCAGATGTTCCAATTAGTAATACTATTAGAGGTACTAAGAATATTTCTCTTGATGAGTATACTAAATTAAATCAAGACATTCATACTCTGTTTGTTCAAGGATATGTAGAAAACGTAAGAGCTTCTGATAAGAGTACATCATTAGCATGGAAGGTTTCTGGAGAGTCCGCTTACATTACTCCAGCAGATGTAATAAACAAAACTTACCTAAGCAAGGCTACTAGAGCTGTGGTTAATATGCTGGCCGGAGAAATGGCTACTATTGCTAAGTATGCTGACGCAGAGCTAAATGTGTTTGATGCTAAGGGTAATCCTATTAAAATGGATTCTTGGCAAATATTTGCTGATGTTACTGATAATGAAGGAAATGTAATTAAAGAAAACTTATTAGTTAATCCAGCAACTAAGGCTAAACTTAATAAGATAATTAAGTCTGGTAAAACAGATGCTAATGAAATAGCTAAGGAAATTCTAAAAGAAGATAGTGGACTACGTGAGGAAATTGAAAAAGGACTGCGCAGAAAAATTAAGGAAGAGTTACAAAATTTAACTGCTGTATTTGAAAAGAATGTAGAGCTTGTAGGTAAAGGAATGGCAGTTAGTAAAGAATTGAGATCTAAGATTTCTCAAAGAGCTGCTTTACCAAAAGATAGAAAGACTTTAGAAACTGCAATACTTACAGCATTTATTACTGAAACTTTTATTCGTAATGAAGCATTCTTTAGTATTGCTAACGGTTCTTTAGCTAGTTACAGATCTGCAGATGATACTATCAAACGTAATACTACTACCTCAACAGGTAATCTATTCCGTTCTGATCAAGCTGCACAAGCTTATATTACTGCTCAAGGTAGATTACTAGAAGCTTCTTATAGTAGAAGAACTGGTAAGCCAGTAATGCCAAGAGATTACACTGGAGTTTTAAGAACTGCCATCTTAAAGGAAATGACTATTGATGGTAAAGAGCTTAACTCTGAATGGTATGCACTTGCAGAAGAAGCTTTTAAAGCTGATGGGTTTAGTCAACAAGAGGTGGACAGTATACTTGAAGCTTACCGTAGCATGGATGAGGCAGATGCTCAGGCTTACATCACTATGGATACTTACAGACAATTAAGTATTGCAAGTGATGAATGGACTCAAGAGCAAGAGTATATGTATAACAAGCTGGTAGCTGGTGAAAACATTAATAACCCTCAGCAATACTTCCCTGTTAGAAAATATCAATACACTGGACCACTTCTTAATGCTGGTGCCCCAGTACAAGGTTTACACAAGTATTCATTATTCCCATTAGTTCCTTCTGTTATTCAGGGTACTAACCTTGAAAAGCTTAATGAAGCTATGATGGAAGCGGGAATTGATTACGTTACTTATGAGACTGGTAGTAAAGCTGCAAGAGTTGGGCAACCAGTAGAAGCATTTGTAATTAATAAGGAAACTGGGGAACGTACTGTCCCAGAACAAACAGTTGAAAGCTTTAAGGAGAATGTTAACCTTATTCATACAGATTTCTTAAGAGATCAGTTGAGAATCAATTCTCAGTTTAAGGGTTCAGCTACTTTCTCTACTCAGTTTAGAAAGCTTCTTGCTGATGGTATATATGAAAACGGGGTTGCTAAGAATAAAGAGTTGGCCAAAGCTAATGAAGCATTCCTTAAAAACATTGATGACCTTATTGCATATGAGACAGCTCTTCTAGAAAAAGAAATAGATACTAAGGATAAACTAGTTGCTCTAATTAAAAGAGAGCTTGAAAGAAGAGATGTAGAAGACTATAAGATTGAGGCCATTGATATTGATAAAGATGGTAATCTTAAATACAATTTGGATGCCCTTCCTGCAGCAGCAGAGATGGAAAAGATTCTGAATGGTGTTGTAAACAGAAGACTTATTAGAGCTAAGCTTAAAGGTGAGTCTTTGGTTCAGGTTGCATCTACAGGATTTGAGAAAGTAGAGTCTTCAAATGATCTAAGATTTTACAGACCTGGACAAGCTGCTCAAGTAAAGATTGCCCTACAAGGAGACTTTACTAAGCTGTTGCTAATGAATCATCCAGATGGTGATAAAATTGGTAGTCTAGAGCGTCTCAATGCTTTGCTTAAAGATGAGACTTGGGTAAAGAAAAACCAAAAGCTTATTACTATTACCGGTGTACGTATTCCTGTACAGGGTCTTAACTCTATGGAGCTATTTGAAGTAGCAGAGTTTTTACCGCCTGCAGCTGGTAATGTTATTGTAGTACCAACTGAAATGGTAGCTAAGGCTGGATCTGATTTTGACATTGATAAGCTTACAATGTACTACCCTACAATATTTGCAGCTAAAAAATCTAAGGGTAAAAAAGCAGAGATTCTTGATGACAAGCTTATTAATAATCTGCTTGAGCAAATAGGAGAAGCTCCACTAACACAACTGGAAGCTTCTGAGTACACAGTAGGTTTAGATAATAACGGATCTAGTAAGTTTAAGAATAACATTATATCACTAGCTAGAGATATCTTGTTGCATCCTGATAACTTTACTAAACTGATTAGACCTATTGCAACAGATTTGGTTAAGGAAAATTCAGAAGCTTATAAAGAACTAGAAGTTAGTGAAGAAGATTTAGCTAAGTCTGCAGTATTAGACTACAGTTACAACCTTAAGAAGCAGCAAGAAAATTCTGTTGGTAAAAGAGCGTTGGGTATTAGTGCTAAGGGTAATACCTATAACACAATGTTCCAAAAATTATCAGATGGTTTGGCAAATGAGTTTGCATACCATTCAGACTTTAAGGCCTTTTATGGTGTTCCTTTTGTAACTTTAGATATGGCTGACAGAGCCTATGATGAAAAAGGAGTATCTGTTAAGTATACTGTATTTAGACAATCTGATATAGCATTCCCTTTTGGTAAGATTGGTGACTTAAAAGATTCAGAAGGCAAACATTACAAGTCAGATATTATATCTCAAATTATCAACGGTCACGTAGACGTTGCTAGTGATTCATGGATCTTTAATATTTCTGCAGATGATGTAACTACACCATACTTACTTAACCTTATTGACTTAGGTGTAAACTATGATTATGCAGTAAGATTATTAAATCATCCTTTGATTAGAGAATACCTAGATACTTACAAAGCATTTAAGAAGAGTGAGTTGACAAGAGCTGTTTCTCCAAAGATGATGGAGGACTATACGGTAATTAAAATTCTTCTTGAAAAGCATCTTAATGAAGATTACGTGGCAGTTGCTGCACTGCGGGATAAGAAAACTGGTATGATTAGACTAGGACCAGATGGTAAACCAATGCTAAAAACTCCTAGTACTAGCGAATTATTTAGCATAGTTGATGCTAATAAAGCTACTAAAACTTTAACGGTAGATGAGCTAAAAGATCCTTCAAGTGTAAAACCTCTTATGGAGTTTATGAAGTTTGTGTATTACTCTAAACCTCTTAAAGCTGTAAGGTTAAGTACAGATGTAGATACAGGAAGAAAAGCGGCTAGCTTTATACAAGCTGCATCTGAATCAGAGAATATATTTAAGTTAGAATCAAGCCCTATTACAGGACCATTAGTTACAGAGTTATTGTCTAAGAATGTTTTAGGAACTTTTGTGGATGTTAAAAATTTCCAAATGACTGCTTTCCAAAAGCTGTTTGGATTTAGAGCGGATCCTCTCTTTATGAAGGCCTTAAATACAGTTGTAAACGATACAGACCTAGCTTATGATAAAGAGGCAAGAGAAGTATTTGTTAAGGCTAAAACTAATGGGTTTGTATCTCATTTAATTGATAAGATTAACTTCCCATATACTGCAGATAATTTTAGTAAAGTAAAGTCTTACAAAGGTATTCCTGTAAACTTTGTAAAATTTGAGGGGGATCTTAAAAAGAATTATGCACTATCAAAAGACGGTGTTATTAATATAGATCTAGCTGTTTTCCAGAGCTATGTTAGAGGTACTATGAGTAAGTATTCTCTTACTCAAAATCAAGTTTATTCTTTCTTATTAGAATCAGAATATATAAAGGCTACATCTAACCTTACAGGACAAGAAGCTCTTGATCAAGCTTTGTATAATATTGTAGCGCCTACACATCTTACTGACTTTACTAATCCTAATAGTGTAGCTCAGAAGTTCCAAGAGATGATGGCTGATCAATCTGCCATAGAAGCATTAGAGGGCTACAGTATTACTGATGATCTTATTATTTATGACTACCAAGGAGGTAAGATGGTAGGTATTAAAACAGATAGGGCTAATGTAGAAGACATGGAACGTTACCATGCGGAGATAAAGCTTCTTCAAGAATCTACTAATTCTTTGGTGCGTGAGTTCTTTACAAGATTACCTGAAGTAGTAATGTCTGTAGAAGGATTTAAGAATGGTCCGTTCTCACTAATTAATGTTGTACCGTTTGATCAAATCTCTAGGAAAGCTGACCTAGCTATCAGAGAGTATCAAGCTTTAAGTGAGGAAGAAAAGCAATTCTTAATTAATGATTATCTTAGTAATGAGCCTGTTGCTGTTGAAGATACCATAGTAACTGAAGAAATGTCAGAAAAAACTATTGAGTTAATGACTGACAAAGAAGTAGAAGAATTTATTAAAAAGTGTAAAGCATAATGCAAGCGTGTCCTAATGTATCATCTCCTCAGTGGAGACAGCTAGTAAGTGTTGTAGGTGAAATGGAAGCTTATAGAGACTTTATGACTCATGGTACTATCCGTGATGTTGCCTCTGTACTAATGTCTGTTAAATCTAGAACTCCAGAACAGAATGCTAAAATCCAAAGAGCCAGTAGTATTATTGAGAATTCTATTGTAGAATTAAATAACACAATGGCGGCGGCAGGTTTACATAAGTTAGCTGGAGAGATCTCTAATAATCTTGGGGTAGCCTATGAGACTGTTAGTGTACAGGATGCATATGAAATTCTTCAAGAAGCAGATACTAAGTACAATGGAGAGCCTTCATTCTTCTATCAGGGTAAAGTCTACTTTGTAAATGCAATCCTTAATAAGGACATGGTTCTGCATGAGTTTTCTCATCCATTGGTAAGAGCTATTAAGAATGATAATCCAGCTTTATTTGATAAGCTTTATCAAGAAGCTATGACTACTCCAGGAGTAGCAGATATTATTAGTGAGAAATATTCTGATCAATCTGTAGAAGCTCAGCAGGAAGAAGCTATTGTAAGAGCAATGGCTTTAGCTAAACCAGAGGGGGGCTTTTGGAAAAGAATTGCATACGCTTTAAAGCAGCTACTAAGAAAGGTATTTGGAAGACAGGTTAAGGTTAGTAATCTATCAAAGGATACTACACTTGCTGATCTATTTCAAATGATGCAGACTGAAGAGTTTAACATTGACTTTATAGATAGCAGCAATGATAATGTAGTAGGCTTTATTAGAGAGCAAAAGACCCTTAATGATTTTCTAGCTAATGAGGCTAGTTCACCTAAAATAGAAATCTTACTTCAAGATCTGCAGACATTAAATAATCATGCTGCAAGATTGGTAGAAGATCCTCAAGTTGAAAAAGCTATTGGTGAGTTTTTAGAAACAGAAGGAGGACGTTATATTTTTGATGAGATAGCAAGAGAACTGGGTAAGTCTAAACAGTTTAATAAAGAAGCTGAAAAGTATATTAAAAATGAAAGACCAATGCCTGCTGATTTAGCATCATTGGTATTAACTAGAAACCTAAATGTACTCTCTAATAGTATTGCTCAGCTTGATGTACTATTAAAAAATCTTGGTGAAGCTAGTGTGAAGCTTAGTAGTGATCCAAGTCAAGCAGAACTTATAGAGACTCAAGCTATTTATAAAATAGTACAGGGTATTCAAGTATGGGCTGGTAGTCTAGAATCATTGATGAGAGAAAATAAAGTTCCTCCGGGTAATGAAGTTAGACAAGAGGTTGGACGTATTGGTCTAACAGCTCAAGAAATTGAAGCAGAGGTTAGAGATATATTCAAAGAGTTTGCTATTGACTTCTTGTATGAAGAAAATTCAGATATAAGAGAACAGTTAGAAGCTTACTATGATGAGAAGTTAGCTCAGCTCAAAAAGGAAAAAGCCGCAGGTAATAATGTAGATTCTAGAATTAAAAGACTTCAAAAGCAGAGATCAGAAAAGCTTTTGACTAGAGAGAATCTAAGAAAGATTTTATCAGGGGAACTTGGTGATATTAATATTGCTGGAGCAATGCTTGAGAACTTCTTGCAAAGTCCAGATCCAGTAATTGGTGGTTTTGCATCTTGGTATAGAAGACAAGCTTACAAGGCTCAAACAAAAATGCAAGCTCAAACTAATGAGTTTATACAAAAGGTTTTACCTGTATTAAAGGAGGCTGGTTATAATCCAAACAATCCTCAATCATTCTTCAGACAGATTTTGTTCCTTGATAAAACTGTGAGGATGAAAGCTACTGAGGATGAAATTATTGGAGAAGAAACTTATCAATTAGAAGAGTATGAGGTATACACTCTTTTAAATCCTTACAAGAATTACTTAGCTGACAGAAAGATTCTTCAGGAGAAAATTGAAAGAGCTCAGATTATTGATGATGTAAAAGCTCTGCAGGATCTCTATCAACAAAGAGAGGAGATGGATAAGAACTTCCATAGAAGATACACTAAAACTTATTACGATGCCTTTGAAGAGTACAATACTCCTGTAGGTAAAATTGCCCGTCAAAAACTGGATGACCTTTATAATGAGTTAACTCAGATAGATGATGAGATTAATGGATATGATGATATAGACATTACGGATGAAGACTTTACAAGAAAGAAGTTGGTGCTTAGAGAAATCCGTCAGCTTTATTCTGAAGTAGATATCTATGGTAATAAGAAGAAAGGGGAAGATCTTGAGATTGCTCAGCTACTTAAAAGAGTTAGAGAAAAGAGTCAAGACTTTTATGAGTATAATGAGATTCCGGGTTTATTTGATGTTGCATATAATAACTTTTTAGAAAGTATTCAGGATGTAGAGTTTGGCTCTGAAGAGTATGATACTCTTATTAATGACTGGTTGGAAAGTAACACAGAGGTTGCAGTAACAGATGATTACTTTGCGTTGGTAGATCAAATCCTTACAGAAATAGAAGACCTACAAAAACAACTAGGTATGGAAAGTGAGTCTGTTAAAAAGACTTACGATACCATTAGGGACATCAGTAAAGGTTTCCGTGATTCTAGTAATGAGGTAGAGGCTACAGCTATTACTCCAGAAGCACAGAAGAAAGTAAAAGATCTTCAGCAGAAGTTGCTAAACTTTAGAGCTGAGATGGTTAAACTTAATGGACTTACTCAGGCAGAGAGTGATAGGTTAACGGAACTTTTAGAAAAGAAAAACAAAGAAGGAAGAATAGATAGAGATGAAATGCTAGAGATCCGTTCTTTGTTTGACAAGAAAAAAGCACAGGGTAAAGATCCTGCGTTACTTAAAAGATTGTTTGCACTATATGCTACACTATCAGAGTTAAGACAAACAGAACCTACTCAATACTACGCAGATGCTATTAGTGCACACCTTTCTAGAATTAAATCAGAAGGTACAGTGCCTGGATTATTTGGTGGAGCTTTTGCATTAGCAGACAAACTAGTGCTTACCAAGTCAGATGTTACAGAGCTAATGGAGGATTCTATCTTTGTTAATACTATCATGCAAGATAGAGAGTTTGCTAAGTGGTATAACCGCAATCATATTGTTAACAAGAAGAAAGGTACTGTTGAACGTACAGCTCTGTGGAATGTAAAACGTCCTGCAGATAGTCAATTCTATAAGACAATGGTTCTTCCTACTGGAGAAGAAATCATGAGGGTTCCTAATAGAACTTTCCAAGAGAGAGTTATAAAGGAGGAATATATTAATGATAGAGTAATAGGTGAAACTGTTGATGTATGGGGTAACTATTTACCTGATCTTTCTGTTAAGAATAATCCTTATAGAAACGATGAATACTTTAAGTTGAAGAAAGAAAATCCTTCAATGTTTAAAGCACTGAAAGCACTTTCTGATTGGCATTTATCTAAACAAGAAGGCCTTAATGTAACAGCTAGATTAGGATACCAGATTCCTAGATTTAGACCGGATAGATTAGAAAGACTTCAAGAGCTTAGTAAAGCGGGAGCTCTAGGTAAAGCTATTGATGATGCTAAAGAAAAAGTTTTAGAGAGTGTAGATGATATACAAGAAGGTTACAACTTTGACCAAAGACAGTTAGCAACATTTGGTATTATTGATGATAGCTTATCTGAAATTCCTATTTATGGTGTAGCTAAGTTAGATAGCCCTAACGTTTCTCTTAATGTTATGGATAGCATTCTTAGATATAATAGTTCTGCTATTATGCAAGAGATGCATATTGAAACAAGCCCTATTGCTCAAATGCTAATGAGTGTTGTAGAAGGTGTAGATGAGAGTACTAGCTTAAAAGATCTTACTAAGATAGATAGACAAATGCTTAAGAGAACTGGTCAGGTTGTAAACAGATCTTATAAAAAGATTTCTAAGTATGACTCAATCAGATCTATGGCTCTTACAGCATTCTACGAGAGAGAATATTTGGGTAAGCGTCATGCTGAAACACCAATAGATAGAGCTGCTCCAGGTTTTAGAAAAGGTTATAGGTCTGCCCAAAAGCTTACAGGTATGGCAATGAGGTTAGCTTCTACATCTTTCTTTGCTGTAAACATTCCGTCCGCATTAAAGAACCGTTTTGCAGCTGTATTACAGAATAATGTTGAAGCGGTAGCTGGTGAAGTAATGACACCAGAAGGATTCTTGAAAGGTAAAGTAATGGCTAAAAAAGCTATTGCTCAAATTAGTTCTACAATTACTTCAGATAAAGTAAGAGGTAAGCACGTTCAGATTGCGCAGATCTTTGATATTGATGGGCAGTTGGATAAGCAGAGAGGCGCTGTATCAAGAACGTTTGCAAGAGATGCAGTATCACTAAGCTGGTTGTTCTCTCCACGTAAGTTATTACAGATGGATGGTACTCTAGAGCTATTGTATGGAATGCTACATAGTAAAACTATAGAGCTTAAAGATGGATCTAGAGTTACATTGGGGGATGCACTAGAACTTAAAGATGGTCAACTACAAGTAAGACCTGATACTAAAGAAGACTGGTCACTAACTAGTGATAACTTTATTAAGTTCCGTATTCTATACCAAGGTAAAATGAATAGGCTTCAGGGTACTTACGATGCTATTGATCAACCTTTATTTGCTAGATATCTTGTAGGTAGAATGATGTTGTTCCTTAGAAAGTATTTTATTTCTATGTTCATGCACAGATTTGCAAGTGCAAGAATTCAGTATGATACTAGACAGATGGAAGAAGGATACTACAGATCTGGTCTAAGATTTGTAAGCAATCTTGTAAAAGCTTTTATTAATCAGTCTAGACATGGAGGTCCCTTTGCAGAGTTTGATAGAAACACTGCTTTAGAAAGACAAGGTGCTAAAAGAATGGGAGCAGATATGTTACAACAGATAGTTCTTTTAACTGCTTATAAAGCATTGATGAAAGTTCTATTTGGATATGATCCTGAATCAGATGATGATGATGAAAGAAAAACGGCATTGTTACGTAGAGGATCAGGGGCCCTGCCGTTACCTTTAACGAGTTCTAAATATGATTACAATCCTGTTGGCTGGTTCCAGCTGCATGCTATTAATCAAATGATGCAGGTACATCAAGAAGCTGCTACATTTACACCCCTAGCTTTAGATGGAAGCTCTCCATTAGCAGGATCTATATTAGAAATGTTTACGTCTCCATATAGCGCTATTGCAGCACCAACAGTTAGTAGAGGTATGGATATATATAGTTTAGGAAGAAAGACTATGAGAGGTGATAGAGGAGCTTATTATACTCGTGATGTAGGTCCATGGATGTGGCAAAAGCAGGGGTCAAGTAAGATGGCTGCAGAAACTTTAAAATTTATTGGATTAAATGGTAAGACTGTAGATCCCGCAAATGCTATTGTTCAGTGGCAACAAGGTCAAAAGCTACGCAAGAGATAAGATTAATATCTTACATTTTAACAAGAGGGGTTTTTATAAGCCCCTCTTTTTTTGTATTTTATATATATAGAACCAACAATTCATATGATGTTTAATAAATTAAAAACCAAGATCATGGCGTTTGCTGATATCTTTAAAGATGAGAATGATTACAATGAGAAAACAATCATTGGGTTTATGTCATTTGCTGTTATGGTAATCTTTGCCGTAGCAGATTTGGTTACCGGATATGTTGGTAAGGATTTAGTTATTAACGAAGGGATCTACAACTCTTTTGTATTTATCACTTTAGGTAGTTTTGGAATTGCAGGTCTTGAAAAATTTGCAAAGAAATGAAATTAGAAGTATTAAGATTCAGCAGTCAGGACGACAGCACAAACGGAATTTTATTTGATGTCACAGAAGGAAGAAAGTTTTTATGCTACACTCTTGAAGATGAGTATAGGGAGACAAAAGTTATGTCTGAAACACGAATTCCTGCTGGCACATATAAGATCACTCTTAGAACGGTAGGCGGTCACCATGAAAGATACACTAAGAAATATGGTGAAATGCACAAAGGCATGCTATGGGTACGTGATGTGCCTAATTTTAAGTGGATCCTTATTCATACTGGTAATACTGATGAACACACTGCTGGGTGCCTCCTTGTTGGTGATAGTCAACAAAGCAATCTTATCAAGAGTGATGGTTTCACAGGTTCAAGCACTCAAGCGTATAAAAGAATCTACCCTCCAATTGCTGCAGCGTTGGAAGCAGGGGAAGAAGTAACAATCACTTACATAGATTACGATACTGTATAACAATCAATTAAATCAACATGGCAAAACACATCAACAGTTCATACCGGGCAAACACAAAGAAGAGTAGACCGGGGGTTCATTCAAAGAATGGAACGAGCAAGAACAAGTCATCAGTAAACTACAAGAAAAAGTACAGAGGGCAAGGAAGATGACAAAGAAAAGTTTACTTGATAGGGACAACATTGAGTTGTGGATCTTAACTCCAGAAGAGGAAGCTGAGATTGCAGAAGTACTGGCTTGGGATGAGACAATCACCGAGGCAGAAGACTTGTTTAGAACTGAACAATTTAAAAAGCTTTCACTATGGAAAAGATTTTATCTAAGATTAAGAGTAGCGTTGCTATCCTTCTTACAAATGTTGTAACCTGGACGAGTGTACGTATGGTATACTTGCTGATGTCCTTGGTGTTATTCACTGGATGGGTGACACGTACTTGGGACATTGTAGGTTTTGTTATTGTAATGTTACAGGTTGGTGTATGGACGAAGTTCTGTCCAAGCAAGTGGGTGTTTGAAAAGTTAGGTTGGAAAAAGACTGAGCTATAATGTCTGTACTTGATGGAATATCAATAAGGAGTAGGATCTGCCTACTGTGCTCCACTATAATCATGTTGACATTCTTTGTCTTCAAGACTATGGTGGTGTTCCGTTTTATACATCATAGTACGTTTACCCATTACTTTGAGTGGCTGAGTGTAATAGCGTTTATGCCTCCGTTCTTTGTAGTTGTTAGAGAATTCCTTCAGAACAAAGAGAGAATCAAAGGTGATCTGAACCAAAAGAATATATATCTAGAGCATGCTGCTAAGATTATTAGACATGACATGCACAGTGGAATCAACACTTATTTACCCAGGGGTATCAAATCATTAAAGCGCAGGTTAACTGATGAGGATATTGCTGAGCTAAAGATTGGAAGTCCTTTGAAATTGATACAGGATGGACTACATCACGCACAGAAGGTATACAGTGGGGTATATGAGTTCACTAATCTTGTTAAAGAGGGTGCACAGCTAAACAAAGAAGTTAAAAATGTAAAGGAGATCTTGGGTGATTATCTCAAGCTTACTGCATATAAGAATCAGGTTGTACTAGATGATAGTCTAGATACACCGTTAGAAGTAAATGAGGCGCTGTTCTGTACAGCGGTAGATAACTTTATAAGAAACGGCCTAAAGTATAATGATTCTGGTACCAAGTATGTAAAGATATACTTCCAGAATAACTACAATAAGGCATTACTATTGATCATAGAAGATAACGGGCGTGGTATAACTGCTGAGGAATTTGTTGAGCTCAGTAAACCATATGTCCGTAAAGAAGGACAGAAAGAAACTGGTACGGGATTGGGACTGAACATCTCAATTTCTATTTTAAAAGAACATGGATATATGGTACGGGCTGAGAAAACAGAAACCGGTACTAAAATAATTATTGAGATATGATTGATACGTTGATGCTTATAGATGATGAGAATCTATTCCACTTGGTATTTGAGGATGCATGCAGCATGTTAGATATAGCACTTTCTATAGAGGCACTGGATAGCAGCGATGAAGCTGATAGAAAATTTAAAGGTTGGTTTCCTGACAATGGGGAAGAAAGACCACAATGTGTATTTGTAGACTTGAATATAATTGGATCTTCATATGACGGTATTGAGATGATCCGTAAAATAAATGAAGATTATGGTAATGGATGTGTTATTGGTATTATTTCTAGTAGCAGTGATCAGGCAGAGATTGAGAAAGCCAAAAAAGTAGGTGCACAGTTTTGGATCATTAAGTCAGATGACATTGAGCCAAGACTAGAAGAGTTTAAAAAAGATTATAACGGGTATGTTGATAAGACTGCTCCGTTTAAAGTATATAGATGATAAGTTCTAAGGATACAGTAAAGGACGCACTATTAAAAGCCAAGTCTAAAAAGGTTTATATAGAAGGTAACTTTGTCAAACTATTGTCTGACACAACCGATGATGACGTCAGGTTATACCTTGATGAATGTAAACGTAAAGATCAGGAGAATAGAAAGAAACGTCTTGCTGTAACCAAACAGATTCAAAAACAAAACAAAGAACTTGAGGAGGCTGCTGTAATAAACAAAGATCTACTTAGCGATCTTGAAAATAAGATGGAAGAGCTTGAAGCTTCTAAAAAAGAAGCTGAAGGTTTACGGGATGAAGCCTTGAATGATCTAGAAGTAATGCAAAAAAAGACTCAGTTTGAGTTGATTAGTATTATAGTTAAACTTGCTTTGGGCGTTATTGCGGGTGTTGGTATACTCACTACGGTGTTGTACTTATATATTTTAAGTAGTGGTTTAGATTCTAAGATAATTGAAACCACCTGGTCCAATTTATTTGGTATATTGTTAACTAACTCATTTAGTATAGTTGGTACCATCATGGGTGTCAAGTATGCTACAGAAAAAGATTAATTATGGCAGTAGCTAGATCTCACGATGATGAGGTCTTCAAAGCAAAGAGAAGACCTAAGAGGCCTATTAAGTTTAACGTTACCCTAAATGAAGAACAAAAGCATGCAAAAGCAGAAATCCTTGATAACCCCGTCACTGTACTACAAGGTATGGCAGGAAGTGGAAAAACTTTGGTGGCAGTTCAAACTGGGTTGGATCTCTTATTTACAAAGCAGATTGAAAAGATTATTATTACCAGGCCAACCGTTGCCAAAGAAGACATTGGTTTCCTTCCTGGAGATATCAAAGAGAAGATGGATCCTTGGCTTGCTCCTATATACCACAACTTGTACTTACTATATGACAAAGTTAAGATTGACAAGTGTGTTGAAGAAGGACTGATAGAGATTGTACCGTTTGCATTTATGCGGGGTAGAACCTTTACTGATGCTGTAATCATTTTAGATGAAGCTCAGAATGTTACAATGAACCAAATGGAGATGATGCTTGGACGTCTTGGTAAAGGAAGTACCATGATCATCTGTGGTGATAAAGCTCAGATTGATTTACGTAATAAGAAAGATTCTGGTTTTGGTTTCTTGTACACACTAGAAGCACAGGTTAAAGGGTTTAAAGTGATTACCCTTAAAACAAATCACAGACATGAAATTGTAGAACCTATACTTAAGGTATACGAAGATTATAGATAATGAACTGGACCCTCACCTTAGTTGCCCATTGGCCTCATGATAGATTTGCATTAGGCTTTGAGTCTTTACCTTCTACTGAAGAAGTACCCTTTCATACTATTCAGTTGTTTTTGCTGATATTTACTATCAGGCTGGACATGTGGCATGAGGATGAGTATTAACGGTAAGTGAGGGAGAACTTAATCTCCCTCTCTCTTATCCCTTACCGGCTTGTTGCTAACCATAGTGGTATGAATATTACGTGTGGCCAGTTTGACCAAGTATAAGAAGACAAATCAAGCGGGATACTTCTTACGTTGGCTGGTTAACCTTCACTCCCTGTAAGCAGCAGAGAGGTTATTATCACACACAACCCGTTGTTAATCTGTGATTTTGAGTAAAATAAGGAAGAGGATGAAGTAAAGCATATCTATGAGGTTTACTTCAAATATAAATAAACTTTTGAAGTTTATCCAATCACCTCTAAAATTTTTGTTTCCGTAACAGCAGTTACTTGGAAATCAGAAGGCATCAAGTGAGCCGTAATCTTTTGCTCAGCATCTGTTACAGATACAGCCATTACTAGATACAGTTCACTGGTTGCCTTTTCATCTTGGTGTTGAACCTTCACACGCACTTGATAGTACTTCTCCATGTTTAAGAATATTTAATTGTTAATAGGGTACAATCATATGCATAACTATCTGAAAATCAAATATTGAAGGTTAAATAAGTTTGTCGTAACTTATGGTTCCATAGAGCATTCCTTAAACAATGCTTCTATTAAAATGAGATAGTTGATTGCGTCTCCAAACTTCTCATCAATCATGGCCTGGTCTGGCTTCTTACCCTCTAGCTCATACTCACGTATAATTCTACGGACACTGTAGAGATGCTTTACCATAAGCTCCCATCCTACACTCATTGGTGTATTATGCATGCTTAGTTCTGCTTGTTCTTTAAAGCTTTCAAGTGTGTCATGGTCTGTGCCATACTCCTTACCTTTTGAGATTAGGGTATTCTTACACTTGTAATATCTGGTGGTTAGTAGTTGGTTAAGTTCTTCAGTATTCATAATTATCAATTTCTTTTATTACTGCTTCCCAATAAGGAAAGTTATTAGACATATACAGGATCTGTTTTGCCTGAATTAGTGCTTGGCTTTTACCTTCATATTTAGCAATCATAGACTTAGCCTTGCTTGCAGGATTTGGATTTCTCATGAATTAACATTAACTTAACATTGAACCCATAAAACTTATAGGCATGAGAAAGATAGCAATAATATTTGTATTAGGAGTATTGGCTAGCTGCTCAACTAGTCAGTCTACAGTTGCAGAAGCAACTGATCCTGACGTAGTTTCACGAGCTAGCTACAATTGTAATGATAAGAACTGTGACTATTATGCAACAGTTCATCATCACGCAATTATTAGATAAAAAAAGAGGGAGTAGACTGGCAGCCTAACTCCCCCTTTACTTTGGGCACGAATTATAGTAACTCTATAGCAAACATAATCAAAAAAGATTTAGCTGCCTAGCTTTTTGTATGATTGAATTGATTTCTTTATCTATAAGGGTCTTATAGTATTGAGTATCAACATCATAGTCTTCCCAAGTTTTATCATCATTGAGAACATTATGCATAGTCTGCAGATATTTACCTGCTACTAGCTGTTGTTCTCTTCCATCTGGGTTAGTCTTAAAGATCTTACCTCCCTTTTTACTTACATAATATCTTATAGTCTTTTGCAAAGGGTCTGTAACTAACTCCCCGTCCTGTACAGAACGTATCTCAAGTTTCCAGTTGCCCTTAGCTTTAGTGCCTATGCAGTAATCAAGAATGTTTCTGTTCTCAGCAAGATATTCTTCTGGCAATTTTCCATGTATGAAGTACTGGTATATGGCTTTTGGTACTATGAGTTTGGACTTATTCTTATGTAAGGCCAAACCACTATACTCAAATCTACCTTTACACTTAGCACTTGCATGTAGAAATTTACCATTGAGAACCTTGTAAAGATCATCCGGTCTTTTCTTCTTTAATGACATCCAGTCTGCAGGATCCATCTCTTTCCAATCATATACTGCTATGTAGTTATTTACATCAGCAAATACAATCTTCTGATACTTATCATGCTCTAGGTTTAACTGAGTCATATCCTCCCAGCGTTTACATATCTCCATGTACTTGTCTTCATACTTTCTAGGGATCATAGTTTCAAGACCATCTGTGTTCTGCATAATAGGAATACAGTCAGGTATCTCTTCACATATCATCTCATAAAGCATGGTTAGACTAAGCTGTCCGTTGATAGTAATACGCATGGTAAACTCTGGGTCATACAAGAAACTATTAGCATCATTACTCAAACCATAAGTTGAATTAAGGATAATCTTATAAACATAATTCATAGGATTACTCTTTGGGATTTTCTTTCTCTCATCAAAGAACCATTCATATAGTGTACAGAATTTGTCTTTGTCAAGATGAGCTGGTGCCCACTTATTTCTAATTGCTAGGTTTGGGTAATAAGACGTAACATCAGAAGACATAATTACCATATCTTCGTCACTCTTGTATATACCTCTAGTGTTTGCACCATGTACACCACCAAGTCCATAGTCTGTTTTTACATCCTTGTACTTGACAGAATAACTAAGTGCACCCTTTGTACCAGACTTAGGATCATTAGAATCTGTAATTAATATTTTACCCTGAAAGAATTCAAGCAGGTCTTGAAACTCTTTAGTTTGAAACTTGATATAGGGTAAGATTAAGTTCTTGATTTTAATAAAGGGTCTGGGAGTTCTCAGTTGTTTTAGTTCCTTCTTATCAATGCCCAGTTCTTTACTTAAGTAGTAAGCAAATAACTCTTTACTAATGCGTGGTTCACTAGCACTATATAGATCTATACCATACTGTTCTGTTAGTGTACCTCTTAGACGGATTTGTTCCGTGCTTAGATGCATTATCTTCTTGGTACTGGATACATCATTAATACAGTACTCAATAACCATGTCTAAGTCCTTAGTATTAGTTATGGGTTCTGTGTGGTGTATTGGCATATCCAACACATTCCACCAGTCCATACTATACTGTATCCACTTTAGAGAGGAAGATTTAGCAGGGTTATCCCAGTGATTCAGTTTGAATACGTCTATCTGTTTAATACGCATTCTATAAGGGCTGTACTTAGGGAACAGTTTGTTTCTCATGAGGTCAATTGTCTCTTGAGCAAACTGATATATAGCAGCAGCTATCTGATCACCATCTAGAAGTTTAAGTTGATCTTGCTTATCAAGAATAAATTCTGTGACCTGGGCATCAAAGGCTAAACCATTATATGAAATATGCCATTCTTGTTTAGCAGCATTAGTTTGAAGGAATTTAAGAAGAGCAGAGAAATCATTTCTTAAACTGCAGACAGCAAATACTTTGATTTCACTCTCCTTATAATGTTCAAATACAGCTACAAAACAGTTGGACAATGTTTCATAATCCATTACCCAGTGTCTATCCATTATTCTACGATTAGACTACTACCAGGTAAAGAAGTTAAACCACCTGTCTTCTGATTAATATTATCTTCTGCAGGCTTCATGTACTTTTCAAAGTCGTAAGTGTTTGCATTAACAGCAAACTGTTTAACAAACTCACGTGTTGAATCAAGACCAGTAATAACAATCTCATGGAATGTTTCTACTAGACGTCTCTCTTCTTTGTAAGCTTGACCATTGTTACGCTTTTGAAGTTTCAATTCTTGAGGATCTCCGTTATCATCAAGCTTAGGTAGCATTTTGTAGGTTTGCTTCTTCTCTTTAGAGATAGCAATCAAGGTACCACCTGTTGGTTCAAAGATTACTTCTACCCATGGACACTCACTATATAGTGGTACAAGAGCAAAAGTTTTGTAAGGACCCATATATGAGTCTACTAACATCATGTTTTGTGGAGCTGTCCAGTTTTCTGGTAGCTCGTACTTTGGTGTTTCTTCTGACATTGATTTTAATTTTTAGAGTTAAGTTGTAAAGTTAGCGTTTCTTTTTTAAGATCTGGTTTATCACAGAGTTCTATTGCTTGTTCTAAAGCTTTCTCACTGACACCCAGTATCTTAGAGTACTCATCATAGTATATTTCAGGATATAAGTAGCTCTCTATGTACTCTGTTACAGCATCTCCTTGAGAAAAGAAATCAAGGATTTTCTGTTTAAAGTCTTCTGAGAACCTAGAATACCTACCATCTAGAAAGTGTAGGAAGTTTCTTTCCATGCTTGCAAATGAAAATACTATGTAGATATAGTCATCAGTCTCTAACTCATCAAAGTATAGATCATGATCTCTAAGCCTCATAATATGTTTTTCAAATGCACTACTATCAAACTTAGCATACTCACACACAAGTGCACAGGTAGCCGGATGAATATAGTTTTTAATAGATATATAGGTTTCTGAAGGCCTATACCTGATACCTCTTTTAAATCCTAACTGAGGATATAGAAAGAAGTTACTCTTCTGTACATACTTAGGGAATATTTTATCTATCATAGCATTATACGATCAGGTTTACAAAAATCATAAGGCACATCATACCTCACATTCTCTATGTGATATGTGGCTTTATTGTAAGCTTCATCAAATCTATTTAACCATTCAGCTATAGTATCTTTTGAAACTCCAAAGTTGTAAACCTGTTCATACTTGTCTATGACCCAGAAGCTGTAAGATATTTTATCTATAGGTATGTTATAGATTCTGTTTACTAAGGTAATATAAATAGCGGCTTGCAACCAGTAGTTGTAAAATTCTATTGTATCTGGAAAGTCACTGATAGTTTTACCAGTTGTCTTTACATCAATTACCTCAGCATTACCAAACTCATCTATAACAAGTCTATCTATAATACCTTTTAACCCAAACATTCCTGAGTATTCTTTGAGTTCCAAAGGGATCTCATTCATTACCTTATATCCATTAGAAGTTGTTAGCTCAAGATGTGCTGCTATACTTGGTTCATCTCTCATAACCTGAGCATATGCTTTACATCTTTCTACCATGTCTTCATCTACAAGATCTTTACCTTGTCTATTAAACAGGAATGTAAAATAGTTTTGGTTATCTTCTGTGCAGATTTTTTCAAGACGCTTTTCATCTTCTTTAAATGATTGATATAAGTTCTGAGATTGTAACTCACTGAGTATCAAGTCATGATGGTCTTCTAAATTAGAAGAACCACCATTAACTTGAGCGTGTAGCGAGTGTAAAATCTTCAGTACATTACTTGTTGGAACTTTGCCTGGTGCTACAGTAAAGAGATTATCAAACTCTTCTGGTTGTAGTATAAAGCAGTGTACCAACTTACCTTCTACAAGATATGATTCAATCTTCTCTTCTCTCTCATTTAGTATGTAATGAGAGTAGAATAGTTTGGGACTGAATAGCATCTTGTTTATAGAGCTATAGCTGAGATCTAATTTCATCATATTCTTTTGGTAAGTTAATGGAGTCAATTGTAAAACTAAAGAACTGGTTGCTTACATAGTAAGTATTATTCAAGTCTTTAGCTTTATCTTCTAAGAATTCTTTAAGACCTACAGACGTAAGCTTACCACTTTCAAACAACTTTTTAATCAACGTTGCATGAGAAGATGTGCTATGTCTGTAGTCCTTATAAAGAGCCTTGATAGCTTTAAATGATGCTCCATTATAAGCCTTGGAATATCTTAGCCAGTCTATATGCTTGAATAACAAGAACATAAGCAGATCTTCATTATCACTCCAGCTGAAGTTTGATAACAGAGTTGCACCCATTTCTTTATCTGGATCACTAGTAGATGTAAGCATCTGTTGGATACGGGTAAAGTCTTCATAGGTTGCTTTGTTATCATCATTAACTAGACTAATAAAAGCATCTTCAGTAAATACTTTGTTACGGGTTTTCCATAGAGACTGCAGCTCAGTATTATTTTCTTCAGTGATATAAGAAAGAATATTCTTATCTGGTGAATCTAAAAACTGTCTGTACTGATGCTCTACAGGGTTGCTTGTATCTAAGAAATAATCTAGATTACTTCCATGGTTTAAAGCAATAACTGTATCCTTTTCATCACTGAATGTTTCAATTGCATTTCTCCAATCTATGATAGTTGCTTTTGCTGGCCTCCACATAAAAGATAAATTTTTTGCAAGTATGTCCCAGTTGTTAAGTACATAGTCATAGATTTCAAGAAGCTTAGCTCTATCATATTTAGATACTCTAGGATAATGATCAAATACAAATAGATTTTCTATGTGTTTAGTACTTAAGACAAGCTTGTCAGCTGAATCTTTCTTTCTGGTTTGAGTAATACTAAACCGGTCCTTAGCTTTATTTATTTGATCTCTGGTTACCAAAGACTTAGGATATACATATACGCTATCTAAATAGTTGAGTTTTGTTTTAGCTTTATCCATACCTGAGTATAGATTTTCTAAAACTTCTTCTCTTCTTTTATTGCTACCGTATATGTATTCTCCTGCATCTAAGTACACCATTCTAATTTTTTGCATAGTGGTGTTCTTTTAAAAGTTGTTTGTACTTATCTTTCATTTCAAACTTAACAGACCAGACGCCTGGATTCTGCGATACATAAACTCTTCTTTGCAAATCTTTATAGATGTAAGCAAAGATCTCTGGAGTAAGAGCATTCTTCTTTTCACAGTACTGAAAGAACTCAGTCTCATTAAGATGACCGTATACTTCATACACATCTGTAATGAATTCTCTTACAGCTTTCATTCTTCTGTTCAAGTACCAGACTCTACCTCCAGAATATAGTTCTCTACAAAACTTCCAAGTAAGTAACTCTGAAGCTTTGTAATCAAATGTTCCAAGCATGTGATTAGCAAGCTTAGTATCTTCATCATTACTTGAGCTAATCATTCTACATACAGACTTAATATTTTCTTCAGTTAATTCTGTAATAGAGCCTGTTGCTATACCCAAGTCATAAGGAGTAACCAGCTTGTTAGGATAAGCCGTAGCTGCTGCTATTGCAACTAATACGTTATCATCAAATACAATTTTAGAACCATAGTTCCACCAAGAACTTTCACTGACATGATCTTCTTTCATTAAAAGTTCATGTGTCTCATTCCAATTACTATTCGGAGAGTCTGAAGTTACAAGAACATCACAGTTAGCATCTTTAATTATAATAGCATTTTCAAAGTATACTGTAGAATCGTATACACTATTGTCTACTACAATATGATCAGCTTTATCTGCATCTTTAGTAATCTTACCACCTGCCATTTGAATATAGGCTTTGATATTAGAGTAAGGCGTCTTAGTATTACCAATAATAAAATATCTGTCTTTTGCTTTGTAAGTAAAAGTTTTAGACGGGACATTTACTTTGCTTTTAATAATTTCTGCAACACCATATCTAGTTCTTTTTAGTGATATTTCAGGAGCATAATAGCTTCCATTAGTAGTAAAATGTTTGAAAACTTTGGGGTCAGCTATTGCCAACCCCTCAGTTACTAAATCTTGAAACGTTTTCATTATTCAGTTATCATTTTAGAAATTTCTGGATTCATCACAAGCTTCTGGAACTTAGCACGGTTACCGTTGATAATAGTACGTGCAATCATGTACTTGTTATCCATAGTAAAGTACTCAGAAGTCAAAAGCATAGTCAATCTATCAATCAAGTTCTTGTCTACAGTGTTAGACTTAGAGTATAACAATGCATAGTTTGCAAGACGCGTTGATAGAATAGATGTAATTGCTGCAGATAGTTCACCATCACTGTCTTTAACAGAGCTAGATAGTTTAGACTTCATAGTCTTTTCTTCAGCGGTTAGCATCTCTTTTGGGTGGATGAGTTTATCCAGGTTATTATGTATAAACGTAGTGAATGTAGTAGAGAATGCCTCTCCTACAGAACCTTCACCAATCATCTGTACCATAGGTAGATTCTTAGCAAAGTCATCAAAGCTTGAGATAGCATTGAAGAATGTAGTAATAGATCTTGCATTACATTCTGGTGTTACCATTTCTGGATAACGCAGCATGAAGTTAATACAACGGGAATCTACTCCTGCTTCTTCTGCCCACTCAGCCCATGTATCTACATTAAACTCTAGATTAGCAGAAATGAAACGTGTCTTCTGTGCTGCATCAATAGAGTTAACCATGTAGTTACCATCATCTGGGTTAGCTGTTAGAACAATGTGCCAGTCTTGTGGTAGTGACCAAGAGATATAAGTCTGACGGTCAACCAATTCCATAACTGCCTGAATAAATCTAGGATCTGCACGGTTCCAGTCATCTAGCAAAAGTATACCACCTTTAGTCTTACCTGCAATCCATTCTGGTGGTAAGTAAGCAGTACGCTTTTTCTTAGTCATTTGCCAACCGTTGTTAAGGAAAATCTTAACTGCTTCAGCATCTACCCATTGTCCTACTTTTTTAGAAGAACCGGTAGAAGCACTACTGATGGCATCTGCAGCATTAACTGAAGAGAAATTAAGTGTCTCACCTTGCTTTACTGCAACTTCTTTGATCATGTAGTACTCCTTAGTAGAGAAACCTACAAGGTCACCTAGCTCCTCAATCTGTGCAAGATTAAGTTTTACTAGATCTAAGTTGTGCTGTTCTGCAATTTGATAGATACTGGTGGTTTTACCAATACCTGATTCACCAATAACTTCAACAGCTACAGGATTCTTGCCCTCAGCCTGCAGTTGTCTGTTAGAGGTAATAATGTGGTCCATGAAGGACTTTAGTTCATTTGTGTTTAGAGTTACTTGTGCCATGTTTTCTTTTAATTTAATTTGATTTTATAACCTGGTAAGAGGTCATTAATTGTTGATACTGATGAGTGACACCACAGAGTTCTTTTAGGACAGTTCTTTGGGGGTCCTGCTTCACCATCTGTTAGATAAATGAGTGTTGTATATTTTCTTCTGTTCTCATTATAATAATCAATCACAGGTTGGAAGGATGTACCTCCTCTCCCATGTACTTTAAAATCCTTTTTAGGATCAAAGGGTTCAACACTTTGGATTCTTGTATCACACTGGATGATATCTACATAACTACCAGTCTTATTGATATGATGAATTTCATTAAGGAACTCCTTAACTTCAGCATCACTTACAGATCCTGATGTGTCAATAGCAACTAACACACTATTTCTGTATTTAATTTTAAGACCTGGGTTATCAGGATATCTTTTGTTAGGCTTGCGTCTAAGAATTCTTGTATAAGATTTAATAGATGCTCCAACAAATCTTCTGAGATAACCTTTCCAATCAAACTTTGCAGGCTCAACATATCTTAGTCTTTCAATAAGACCAGATAGCTCTCCCGGTATTTTACCAGAAGATTTTTCCATTTCCTCTGCAATAGATACTAGCTGATGTTCTACTTGTTTTTCAATAAGTTTCTTTTCAGCTTCACTGAGATTCTCAAATTCTCCCCACTGGTGATCAGTACCACCACCATTATCAAGCATATCTTGTAATGATTGGGATCCATCTTCTCCTTTTTCTTTCTCCTCCTGTAGCAAATTATAGTACACTTTAGTACCAGCTTTTGCAGGAAGTTTTAGATCAGGAAAAGAGGCCATGGTTATACCACCTTCTGGTAACCATGCGGGTGCAATGTGTTGATTAATTTCAAGATCTGCAGCTATATTAAATAGTTGTTTGTCTTGATAAGAATCACGCATTGTAAGGTGTCCAAAAGCAATATGAAGTAGCTCATGTTTAATCAAACCTTTTCTATGTAAGTCACTAAGACTCTCAAAGAAATCTGGATTAACCATTAGCTTAACTCCAATACCATCTTTAGCAACACCTGCTGTAGGTAAGTCACTGCTGAAGGATCTGTTCAGACTTGACATAAAATGCCCATAGTAGGGCTCATCAAATAACAAATCCTTACTTACGCGTGACAGCATTTTCATGTCTGCCATAGTATGTAATTAAAGTAATTAGTCTAGTATACGAATGTATACGCCTGGGTTTTCCTTATCATAACTGTAGGGTTTGAAATAAGGAATCATAATGGTACAGTTATCATCTTCTAGCCAACCATGATGTACCATTTCATCTTGGATTGTTTGTGCTGGATTGATATAATCAAATTTATGTCTGCTGCCCCGGATAAACTCCATCTCTATTTTTAGAGGTAGTTCTTTATCCTTTATAGCATCTACAAAGTCATTTTTATATTTCTTCCACAAAGGTTTAGTAAGAGCCTTCCATTTCTGTACCGTTTTACTTACAACAAAGTACTTGCCTGTCCATTGACGGCTGTTCTTTGAAGAAGGTACATTATATGGAATGAAGAACTCTTTCATTATGTCAAAGATAAGGCTTTCCTCAGAATGGGTGTAAGCTTATTTCTAACTTCTTCTAAACCATTGATAGCAACACTATCAGATATGTCTTTAAACATAGGTAGAAACGCTGCAGGAATGCCATACTCATCAGTATACTTCTGTGCAGAATTTTTACCAGCATTATCATTATCAAATAAAGTAACTACACCTTGGTATCTACTTAAGAATGTTTCTATGTACATAGGCTTAATCATAGTGTTCTCACTATCTGGTGCAACAACTTCTATGTTATTGTACTTAAGCTCTGTTATACACATGGCATCCTTTAGAGATGAGCATATTACTAAATAAGGTTTCTGATATGTCAATTGATCAAGACCTTGTAAGTGATCAGCAAGCTTCATGAACTTGTACTTTTTATTTAAAGGTTGGTAAATCTTATAGAGCTTACCATCTTTATTAAAGTACCCGTACATGTTTGAGTTACTGATTGTAGAATAACGTTTATTATCCCCCATCTTTGTGACAATAGTGACAGAATTTAGGGGTCTAACATTAAACTTGTTCAGAGTATAGCTGCTAATATGATATAAGTCTGACCAGTATTCTTCATCAAGTTTATTCCAGGGCCTGGTTTCATACTTATCAATGTCTACAGAAGAACTCTCCGTGTATTCTTTATTAATCCCTGCGCTACCATTCTTGGTAACATAGGTATTATAATCACGCATTATAATTCTTACTGCTTCACTAACAGATATACCTCTTTCTTTTGCTAATAGATCTATACCACTACCTTGGTTATTAGTTGAGAAACATTTAAATCTGTAATCATTTATGTCTTCCTTGTAATAGAAATACATAGACGGAGTTCTTTCCGTAGGATTAAAGAAGGATGTAACGCAAACTCTTTGACCATTTAAAGGTTCTGGTAAGTTCCAATAGTACTGAAAGATCCAGGCTGAAGGAATCTTTTTGATGTCATCTACTATGTTCTTGGTACTTATCATCTTGCATGAGTAAACTTATAAAAAATTATTACATAAAAAAAGGGGACCACTTGGATCCCCTTTAATTACATAACTCTAATTACAAATTAAACCCACTGTCAGCAGATTTATCACCACCAAAGTTAGAAACACTTTGAGATTCTTGTGCTTTCTCTGCAGCAAGATCTTTAGCTTTCTGAGTTACATAGATGTCTTTACTTTCATCATATGCAAACAACTCATCTGGGTTAGTACTGAATGACTTACCCTTTCTACCTTTAGGTGAAGCTAGGTCTAGATAATAGTTATAGTATCCATTCTTAGCAGACTTCTTGCCACCAACAACCATATGAATGTATTCATCATTACAAATAATTGGTTTAGCAGAGGCAACAAATTGTTCAATTGTCTCAGCTTCAATAAGATCAATCTCATTCTCTACACCTTTTGCTTTAGCCAAAGCTTTAAGCACGCGCAAGATAGATGTATCTCTATGAATAACTGTACCATCTGGTAATGTACGAGTAGAGAAACCATAAGGGTTCAAAGAAACAATACCAATTTGACCTTGTGCCAATGGGCTGTTAGGGTCATCATTGTAAAGTCTCCATGCTTGTAGTCCTTCAATAGGTTCTGTTTCTACACGGATATTAACTGATAGTTTATCAGGAGCATTTTGATCATGGTATCCTGGTGTTTCAGAATACAAATCATAAATTTTCACTTTGTGTACACCAGGTCTAACTAGTGGTCCTACATTGCTACTTCCTTCTCCTACTGTAATGTCTTTTGTACTTAACATTTTCTTTCTGGTTTTAATTATTCTTCTTCATTTTCGTATCTGATGATACATTCTTTAACATAGGCTAGATCATTTGGGATCTCATCATCAAACATACCTTCTGGGGATTTACATGTATTCTCACCGTTGTTCTTGGTTTCAAATATATGCTCTACACCTTCTTTAGTACGTTTAACTTTAGAGAATAAGACCATTGAGAACAAACCTTCTAGTGTTAGGGCGTTGTCAATCATCTTACCAATAGTCTTAGCTTTAATTTTTCTACGGCCATCCATGTCTACAGATTCCTCAGCATGAGATAGGAATACTACAAAGATATCATCTGGTAGCTCCGTTACTGTAAACTTAATAATATCATAGATTTGCTTAGCAAGCTTTACAAACTTGTCATAACCTTTTACATCAGCGTTATTCATATACTCAAATGCCATGAGATATTGAAAGTCATCAATGATGATGTTCTTGATGTTAGGTTTTGCTTCAAGTAATTGTGTAATACTTCTTGCTAAACCAAGAGGAGTGTTCTGCTTACTCATGTTCATACTCTCACCTTCATACTGGTATTTCTTTTTCCAGCCTCTAAAAGGTAAGGGCTTGTTTGCAACATTGTAAATAAATGTTTCCTCTGCAGGTAGAGTTCTGATTGCAGTAGACTTACCACTACCAGACTCACCAATTACTAAAACTGCTTGTGCCATTAGCCATTGTTTTCTTTATTAATAAACTCATTGATACCTGGAATACTACTTACCGGTTTTCTATGTGTAATAGCATAGAGATCTCTAGCAGTTAGTTTTAACAGGCTTGTATCAATACCATCTTCCTCAATAGCAGATAAGTCTAAACCTGCTTGAGGTTTCTCAAATGCTGTTGCTTGGTCAATAGGTTCATGCTTAGGTTTAACTCCTGAGATAGGGCTCATATCAAACAAAGGAAGTTCTTCTTGTTTGTTAAAGCTTTCCCAAAATTCTAAGCCTTCACCTACTACAGTAAATTCTTCAAAAGGTACAGCGTACTTATAGAAAGTACCTGATTGTGAGTTAACTACAATCTTTTCATAACCTTCTGAAAGATCATCCCAATATGGGTTAAAGGTCCACTTGTATAGTTTATAGTTTTCTTTAGAGAGTCTATCATAGTTTCTCCAGTCAATGTTCTCTACATAAACATGTCCTATCTTTCCAATGGTGGTTAACTCATTTTCAAAGAAGCTACATGCTAGATAAGTGTTACCTTCCGTGCCTTCATGCCTAATAGATTTAGGAATGTAATAGGGGTTATCTTCTCCAATACTATCAAAGTATGGATGGAATAACTTCCTAAGCTCTTTTCTTTTCTCTGCTCTTTCTTCTTTCGTCATAGCTTATCAATTATCATTACTTAATGGGGGATTTTGAATTATGGGTTTATCAATTTCTATAAACTCAAAGTTTTCATAGTTAGCTTCCATATGTATAATACCTTGCTGACCTTCTCTACTTTTTACCAGATGTGCACCAATATAGTTAGCATGTGGTACGGGTATTTTATGTACGCCATACTCTGTTATACCATATTCTGCAGGTCTGTTTAGAAGTAATACACTATCAGCATGTTGTAGCAAAGCATCTGCACCAAAGAGATCTGATGTCTTTGGAAAGTTATCTGCTCTACCATTTACCATACGGTGACTCTCTAAAATATTTCTGTTTAACTGTGATAGGGTAAAGAATATTACCTCATTATTTTTTCTAATGTCTGTAACCATTGCACCATATTCTTCCAGCATAGACTTTTGATCTTGTCCTTTAGCTCTTTTAATAATGATACTGTGGTCAACAGCAATAATGAATTTTGTTTTACCAGATTTGTTAAACTGTTTGATATAATAATTAATGACTTTATACATTTGAGTTACCGTAGGTTGTTGATCTATGATATCCCATGGTGTATTCTTTGCAGAATCAGTAATGATACTAATCTTCTTTAGAGTTGCCTTATCAATACTACTACCCTCTGCACTAAGCAGATGGTCCTTTGTACATTTAAGAATTGATTTAAAGTTCCTAATACCTGTTGCTCTGAGTGGCATCTCTAAGTTAAAGTCAAGTACCCTAATATCTTGACCGGGGTTTAATTCCCAAGCAGACTTAAGTATCTGATCTTTTATTAGAGTTTTACCTACACCAGATCTGGCTCCAATAACAAAGTTATGTTGCCAAGGTATACCATCTACACCTGCCTTGTTCAATTTAGAGAAAGGTGTTTTAAGTGAAGGAGCTCTTCCGTCTTTTCTTCTTACAATGTAGTCTTCAGCTTCTTGTAACGCTTCATATAAACTTTTAAATTGCATATTAGAGTTCTTTAAATCTGTGATCTACTACATTGTTAGTTTGAATAACAGGGTTATCCAAAACATCTTGACAGTAATCTGCAAGCTTACTTTCAGTACCTTTTAATATTAGATATCTCAGTTCTCTGAGGTATTTACCATTATCTGTACTGTTGATTTGCTCATCTAGATACCGGGTTACAGCTTCTATTACAGTTGTGTGACTATAACTATAAACCATAAAGAATCTTATAAGTCTATCCTTTACATCCTTTTTGTTAGATCTAATAGATCTTCCTTGTGGTGTTTTCTTAGGATATACTTGTTGTAACTTGTCTACTAGTGTGCTTAACGTGTTCTCATCATACTCTTTTTCTTTTATATCATTATTAAATAGTGAAGATGTAAACTTCAACATGTTCTTTGTCTTGTTAGTAGGGATCCACTTGCCATCTTTACGGCTGAGAAAGCCCTGGTTATAAAGATGATCACAGTCTACATTATACCCTTCACCAATACTAACGTTTTGCGTTAGTACATATAGTGCAGCATATTCTGTGGGTGTAATTCCTTTTTGGTTGAGGTAACTAAGGAATTTAATTTGACTCATATCATACCGGTTTTGATTAGTAGTTGTTTATTTACATTCTGATATCTTTCATTAACAATATTGAACTGCTCTACATGGAACTTAACTCTCTTTCTTAGAGCTGCATTGTCATCTCTAAGTTGGTTAACTTCATGCTCTAGTTTAGCAATGTGTTTACGATACACTCTTACTACAGCATGATAGTTCATTTCATCTGGATCAATATCAATATCATTGAAATTACGCAGGTCATAGTCATCTAACGCATCCTTTACAAGTTTTTCTATATTGTTATACACAACCTTATAAAGTCTGTCATACTGTATATCTTGCTTATGTCTTTTCATAGCGTTCAATACAGTGGCGTGGTCCTTACCAAATATCTTACCCACTGCAGCTAAAGAAAGATTTCCATAGGTTCTCATAGCAGTCATTGCTGCCTGTCTGTATCTGACATTAGATCTTTCCCTAGTATCTGTAAGATTATTATCCATATAGATGTTTAACCATAAGTCTTTCAATACCTTAATTTCAGTGGGAATCTGCAGGTTTAACTTGTGATTTCTTTTTTGCATTTTAAATCTGGTTTTAATTGGAATAAACTTTGATAGGTTGTATATTATATATGAGAGAGTTACTCTCCACCTATGTTGTTTTGTGTACAGGATAGCCTGTAAATATAATATTTTAAGAGAATGAGTGCAAATGATTCTCCTGTTATTGACCAAGTAAAGGCCTGGCTTTTACCTGGTGTAGTAGGTCTAGGGTTTATGATGTTTCAGTCAAATCTTACAGAGATGAAAGCTGACATCAAGCAACTCTTGGCTCAATCAGAAAGAGATCAAGTTAAAATTGAGTATCTTGAGCAGGAAGTACAACTACTCCGTGAGAAATTAGAAGATATAACTCATAATTCTCCAGCAAAAGACCAACACGATGAGATTCCTCCAACATACGCCATACTCCCTAGCAAAGAAGATCTTAACATTTTTGCTTCTGTTGATCATCCTACCGGCGTGTAATCCAGTAAAACAAGTTCTTAAAGACAAAAAGAAGTTAGACATTGTAGCTATTGAAGTTATACGTCAAGGCTATTGTGTTAATGATACTGTAGTAGAAACAAGAGTAGATACTCTTTATCAGTCTGATTCTTCTGCTGTTAACTCCATTACTTTATATAAAGAAATTGATACAATCTTTACAGATGGTACTACTTTACGTATAGATTCTGCAGGAATCTTATCAATAGGTTGTCCGGTTAAGGTTCAGTATAAAACTGTCACAAAAACAGAAACAATTCGTGACAAATCTTTAGAGAATATTCTTAAGAAGGATATTGCTAAGCTTGATAGCATTAAGCAAGACTTAGAGTTTACTGTAAGAGAGCGTAATCTTTTAATAGAAGAGACTCAGCAAAAACTTAAGCAGTCTGAACGTAAGTTTAAACTATTCTTGTTTGCTTTGTTTGCGGTGGTTGCAGCAGGAGCCTATCTTAAAGTAAGAAAGATCCTACCGTTTTAAAAGATAAGAGAGGGTTTCCCCTCTCCTACCAATTAATACTTGGCAACTCCTGTGAAGCCAAGATTTCATTCACTCTGTTAAAGCAATCATTACAATCCCACTCATGCTTAGCTGCATAAGCAGCACTTGCAGGGTGACTTGCCTTTACTACATTGCCGTTATCTATTAGATCTTCCCACTGTTCAGCCTTTTTACCTAGTAATAAGTAGGTTAGATCAGGCTTATTTAAAGATAATTCATTAAATAAGTGGGCCATAAAGTACTTCCAGTAGTCCTGGTGTGTACCAGGTTTACCTATTCTGGTAGTAAGAGCGGTGTTAAGTAATAGTACACCTTGATCTGCTAAGTATTGTAGATCTTGTACACTGGGTTGTGCATTTTCTACAGTGTTTTGTATAGCAGAGTGTATATACTGCAATGATTTTTCTGTTCTACCCATTCTACTGCAAGAGAATGCTAGTCCATCTGCAACATGCATTTGTGGGTAAGGATCTTGACCTACTATAACAACTCTTACATTATCATAGTGGCATTCTTCAAAGGCTTTAAACACATACTTAAATGTAGGTGTAAACCTGTGACCGTTACGGACCTCTTCTTGAAGTTTATCAAGCAGATCTGTAAAGTCATTAGATTTAATAAACATTCTAAGTACTGTGTTCCAACCAGTTGGTTCTAACTTTTTGTAAATTTTATCAGCAAACTCCCGTGAGTTTACTATATTAGCTGTAACATTACTCATACGCTATGATTGTTAGTACTATTAAAGAAGAAGATATCATTGATATCAAAGTTAACGGTAGCTTTTATGCCCGCATTCAAGCTCTTATGTTTTATCTACTTGAAGATAAAGAACCTCAGTACATTACTGAAGTCTTTGAGAAGATTAAAAACAATAACATTGATGACGTTTATGTAGCTCATCTACAGACTATTGTAGTCTTAATGCGTGAGATTGAAGAGCAGGCTAAGAAACAAGATAAGATTACTGAGAAGGATATTGAGGAATCTAACGAAGATTAATTCCTGTAAAGTCTCCTATCTCTATACATGCTTGTATAGCTAGATTCAACTCATCCTTACTGCAGTCTGCAAAAGATTTAAGAGAGCCAGGTCCTGAATAGAGCCCGGCTTTCTTTTTTACTTCTGATTTCATTTCTTCAAAGGTGTTACCTGTGAAGTTACATATGTCTCTAATAGACTTATGAACCTTAGCAAGTTGGGTATTAGTACCCTTACCAGTTGCATCTGTGCTCATAAATATATCAGCTTGGCTACCTTCAGGAAGGTTTGCTATGAAATCATTATAGCTCTTTTGTTCTATCTCACTTCTAAATAATAGCTTACCATTCTTTTTAATTAGAGTTACTTGAATATTATTCATAGTCCCGGTATTCAAATTTTAGATGATCATAATATTTAATCTTAGCTGAGTCAAAAGACTTGAGTGCACTACGCACCCACTGCTCATCTACAGTATTCTCATACATTAAGATATGGCAGGTGGCTTTATCATCAGGATTAAGACGTAATAATCTACCAATACGCTGAGCACTTTTAGTTTCATTACCGTATGCATGCATAATAATACCGGACTTTAGATGAGGTACACTAACGCCTTCATTAAGTTGTAGTACACAACTCAACTTATCTATTGTTCCGTTCTTAAACATCTGCAAATTGTCTTCACTATCTGGGTTACCAGAATGGTAACTATGCTGACATAATCTATCAGCTTGTGCTTGTGTGTTGGCAAAGATGATACACTTATTATTGATCTGTTGAGATAATACTTTAGCATATCTTTCTTTAGTAGGAAAGTCCATCATGGCTTTCATTCTCTGTACAGAGGTTATGGCTTTTGCTTTACCAGGCTGAGCATCAGTAACTCTACGAGTCCAGAACTCATACTGTTGTAACTCACTGGTTTTAAACTTTCTACCATCTTTAGTCTCCTTCCAATAGTTTCTTTCCTTACTAAGAGACATGGTGTGAATGATAATCTGGTAATCATTTAGAATATTATTCTCAGTAGCATCATCAACTCCAAACCTGTACATTACTGGACAGTACTTATTTACAAGTTCATACTTTTCACTACCTCTTCTTACTGGTGGTGTACCGGTTAGACCAAGTATTCCACCCTGATGAGACATTAAAAAGAAATCATGATTGTATTTAAGGCTATGGCATTCATCTAAATAGATGTACGTATAAGCCTCTTCATCATGCTTTGTAAGGGATAAGTAGGTTGTAAAGGTGATCTGCTCTAAGAGGTGCTCTAAATTGAATTTAACAGCATCATCTTTCCATGACTGGTGTATAGATAGCTTTGGTGCCACTACTAAGAACTTATCTTCTGTAGAGGTGGCGGCGGCAGCCATATGTTTTAATCCTATAAGAGTCTTACCAACTCCCATAGATATTGCAAGAGTACAACGGGAATTATTAAGAGCTATTTCTAGGGCTTCTTTTTGTATTTGATCCCGTGTCTTTTTCATTTAGCTTTTTCTTTAAAGTAAGATTACCGTGTGCATTTAAAGTCACACTTGGGTTAGTATTTAAAAATTTATTCAGGGTAATAGGTTTCAAATTGATCCAGGTGATTACTGATTTAGTTTCACCATCAATTGTTAGCTTATCATTTAAAGCATACTTAATTCTATCATCCGTTCTAAACATTATTATTTGCGTTTTAGGCCACGTTCAAGTAGTTCTTCACTAGATAACTTGTCGTGGATAAGGTTGTGGCAATTTCTACATACTGTTTTCCAGGTAGAAGTGATGAGATAATATTTCTCTCTATCATTTCCAAAGTATGTATGATGGATATCTGTGCCTATCTTAGTACACCCTGGTAGTGTGGCTTCACAAAACGGTTTCTGTAATAGGAAGTCTTTACGCAACTTACTATATACTCTATCCTGTGAAGCTTTCTTAACTGATACTGGATTTAGTTTAGGAGCATCAGGGTCTTTAGCTTTCACTTTACCCCAGCATGATCTACAGAATAGGTCACGCCCCTCTCTTTTCCAGATGAATTGTTCTGTATCACAACCAGAACAAAGCTTCTTTCTTTTTTGCATTAGAATAACGGTTCATCATCTTCCTGTTCTTCAATAGGTGAGTCTGGAAGATTCATTGGGTTTTCTACTATCTTCTTGATTTCATCCAACATATCTGGATAAGTGTCTGTAATAATATCAACTACTGGACTAAGTACCTCATTGATTTCTTTAAGCATTTCAACATGCTTATTATTTTTTAGGTCTTGTAGAGTTGGCTTAGTTTCAACACCTTCCTTGTTGAGTTCCTTAATAGACTCATATACTTCATCATGCACTTCCATGTATTTGATGTGTCTTAGATATAAGAATACAAGTTGTTCTGGAGATAAGTTATTAAGATTCATATGCTTAGATTAAGAGACTAAGATAAGAAAAATATGGGGAGGTGTTACCCTCCCCTATATTCTTAAAGTTCAAAGTCAGTATCTAAGTCTAGATCTTCTTCAACTTCATTGATAACTTCTTCTACTTCAACTTCTTCAGTTAAAGTGTTATCTACTTTTGATTCTACTTCTTCTTCTACTTCATTAGTAGTTTCTGTTTCTGTTTCAAAAGCTTCAGATAAATCTGCAGGTCCTACCATAGGACGTACATTATTACCTGCTAGTGCAGCTACAATTTCTTCTTTATTGTCATGTGCAATAAGAGTATCTTCCATTGTACCAGAAGCATCATATACTACACGAGAGTAAATAGGTTGACCATTTACTGTACATACAACACCACTGTCACCAGCTACTTTAGGTTGGCTATAAGAATCAAATGGTTCAAGAGATTCTTGGCGTACCAACTTACCAGGTAGCGTGTGACCTGCAGTCATACCAGAGTTTTGTAACTCATCTAGTTTACCTTTCAAAAGGAAATAACGGTTTTCAGATTGCAACCAACCATCTTGGTTAAATTTGCTTAGTGTTTGTCCCACACGGATGTATCCGTATTCAGGGTTGTTAGGATTTACATTAATTGCAGATCCATTGTTGCTTTCAATTACAGTTACCTTGTTCATAATAATTAAATTGATTGTTGTTAAAAAAAGAAACCCCGGCTATTGCCAGGGTTATAAGTTAAATGTCATCACGTATAAAATCCTCATCAGATAATTTATCATCAAGATTAATATCTGGTAGCTCTGCTTCTATATCAGGATCATCATCCATGTCATCATATGCCATGTACTTACCATCTAATGCAGAACCATGAAAAGGATTTTCTAAAGTATTACCTAAGTCTAAGCGTACAATCTCTCCCAGTTCCTCATCAGTTAATGAGAGGTACTGTTCTACAGAAAGTTCTATTACTTTACCACTAGGTAATTGGTATAACATTATTACAGGAGTTTAAACAAAAATAAACCGATTGTTTATTCTTGCAACCCCTGTTAAATATTACACATCAGAGTATAGCTAAGCCTCTAAAATTTTTCTAAGATCTGGCTTAAAATAAAGAGGGCCTTTCATAACCTTACCATCTTCACGGTATATAGGTTTACCATCAGCCCCAAGTTTACTCATATTACTAGAATGTACTTCATCAAAGAGTGCTTCAATCTTATCATCCAGGTTGTGTTTAGTTACAAAACCAAACGCAATATATAAGATATCAGTAATAGCATCAGCAATTTCAACAGTGTCATTGTCTTTTGCTGCAGCTACATACTCTTCTAGTTCTTCCAGTAGAAGATTAAACTTTGTAATTTCTGATTGGCTTTCAGGATTAATCCCAAAAGCATTTTCAAATTCTCTTATCTGCTCTACTTGTTTTTTCATGCGTCCCAATAAATAAAGATTTGATCATCACGGGTTTGTTCTGGACTAGTCTCTACAATACTAAATGCAATCTTAGGTTGCCAGCTGCGTTCACCATCATAGTCATAGTCAAAGATAGTACATAGTTCAAACTTCATGTTACCAATATGAAATGGAAACTTAGATTCTATAGCCTCTCTTTGTCTATCACCTAAGAATGCTTGCTGTCTAATAGGTATTGTAAAACAATCTTGTTGTATACCGGTAATGTCACTGCTTACAGTAGCAACATCAAAAACGTGATCATGTTCATCTTCCTTGTTTCTGGATACAATTTCTACAGTATCCTCTAAGGTATCTTTAAGGTGATCATGGAACTTAGCAAATACATTACGGTTAAGCACAATCATTCTTTCTGCACTACCGTATCTAGCCCATGGGGTCATTCTCATATATTTCATCTAATGTAAGGTTGGTTAGTTTTTCAAATCCTCTACCCAGTTTCATCATTACCTGCTCTGCCTCACCATCTATCATATACTGGTTAGGCATAGAGAGAAACCTTTCTAACTTCTTTTCTAGGTTGTTAGTTAGGTTCCTCACATCTTGCTTGTAATACTGAGTTGTCTTAATATCATCTAATGATTCCAAAAACAATTGGGCCATTAGTACACAGCGGGTTACTTTTAAATGGTGTTCTTTAGATCTATTTTCCATGGTTGTCTGGATTTTTGCCCATCTGCCATATTAAGTATGCAAACCAACCTGCTGTTATAATTGCTACGATACCAATTTCAAGTACCAATGTCCAGTCAATCTTGCTCAATTCCATAATCTTTTAAATCTTGTAAGCACAAATCTACTATGCTTTGGTTACTTGTCTTCATAACGTTTTAACTTTTCTCTTACTACTTTAGTACTCTTATACTCTCTTCTGATTATATAAAAGCATAGAACACTAATTAATACAATGTAAATGTATTCCATTAGTCATCTGCTTTACCGGTTAGATAAATGAATAGTGCACTCACCAGTATAGTAAGTATCACTACCATCCATTTGAATTCTATCATAACATTAAACTTTATTGAGCAGCTCTCATACCTGCTTTAAATCCTCTGTTGTATCCTCCTTTATAAGTATCTTGACCTACTGCAGGTATAGGACACACTGGTGTTACTGGACAAATAGCAAATTGTCCTTTTACATCTTTCCAACCTTCACAATAACCATCTTCCCAACCTTTACAGTAGTTAGAATCATTAGATATTGTAAAAGATAAACTGATAATAGCTAATAGAATTATTAGTGCTTTCATTTCTCTTTGATATTAAATAGATGTTGGTCTACCGCAATGAATCATTGCCTTTACTCTTTCTTGCTCTAACCAAGCAAGGTGTTTAAAGAATTGTTTTATTCTTTTCATCTCTCGGTTGTGTTAAAGAATTCAGATAAGTTATCATATAAAGATATAATTTCATTATCAGTTAGTTCACTAACTTGCTTTATTAAAGAAGCTCTTAACAACTCTGTTTCTTTATTTTTATCACTCATCTCTCTTTGGTGTTAAAGGTTAAAAAAAGACCCCATTAACTGCGTGTACTTTGCAGAGCCTACTTCGCCTTGTTCTTATGGGTAAGGGGTGGGGTCAGTTTTTTTTGTTTTAAAGGTTTTCTTCTTCTACTAATGGTGTGCAGTAACGCTCCACGCTATCTAAGTTTGGAAATCCGCTTCTTGTAACTGCATTACCCACCATACTTCCGTGAACCATGAGT